AATCAACTATAATCAAACACAAATATCCCCTCACCTCCTAGATAACTAGGGAGCGAATGCTGTTGTGAAGGGCGTAAGTATTGTTTCATAAAGGCAAATATATGTAAAAGGATTGACATTTCCAAATATGAATATGTAAAAGGTGGGATTTAGAATAGAGGTTTATTACAGAGGGGTTTTTAGGGGAATTAGGAAATAAAAAATTTTCCAAATTTTGGGGATTTTTTATGTTAAAGAGGGAATGGTGTACCTCCAACTTCCCACCCCTCCTAAGTTTGGGGAGTTGACATCACCCCCGTAGGTCGAAATTAACATAAAACAAAAATTAAAAACAAAATGGTAGAATTTAAGAAGTATGAGGCCAGTACAGCAGAGCTTACTGACCTTGGCACAGTTAAAGCCTTAGCTGGAAAAGGTGGAAAAATAGGGCTAATTCGCAAGAATTACAAAGACCTTACAAAGAGAGTGGTAGTTGTTGTTACCAAGAAAGATGGTACTTCTGCTACTGTTCCATGTAGCAAGCAGGTGAGTGATGCTTTCAGGGCAAAACAACTCTCTGTTGCACAACTTGTAGGGTTGAACATCATTGAAACAGAGGCTGAAGATGGTAGCTTGCGTCAATTTATTGCAATGCCAACAACTGGTGGATTGCATGAGATTGCTGTTGATAAGGTGAATGTTGAGGCCATTGAGGCTGAAGCTGTCACCAATCCTGAAGAATTGGCTTGGTAATTGGGGTTTAGGGGAAAGAGAGCTGTAATGGCTCTCTTTTTTATACACCTATATACTAACACCAAATAATATTTGGACAACATTAACTTTCCCTATATACAGAATTGTACTTTTAGGCAGTTGATACCAAATAATATTCTGTTTGTTCCATTATTAGGGTTATTTCCATACACCTATATATAAGGAGTAATATACTAAATAGGATAAATCTAGGAGATTGATGAGATATGACCTACAATAGCTCATTAATTACGACTAGCTCTTTAATATACTACTCTATTATATATGTTTCACGTAGAACATTCACTGTAATATACACTGTTTGATGTCAAAATAGTGCGAAATTAAAGAGATTTGTGTGTTTTTATGCGATGGTGTACTACCTCACTAATACACTTCTATTCATTATCAACTATCAAAATCATCATTGTTAATCATTATAATAGCATTAATCCATGAAAAAGCCTAAGAAATTATATCTCTCTAAGACTAAGAAGTTCTTATTATCCCTTCCTAAGAATAGGGTATTTTATACTTCCTTGAGATATAGAGATGACTATTATAGGCGTGGATTACATGAGCTTAAAGAACATGGTTATTTTGAGCAATTAGGTAGATTTACCTTTAAACGCACAAATAAACAATTGAATTAAACACACTAAACTCTACACTTATGGACTCATACGAATTAAAGAAATTGGAAGATTGTGAGGTGCTATTGGACAGTGTTAATGTTCATGGGAATAAATGTGTTGGTTGTAAAAAGACCAATACAAACATTATGCTAGTCCTTAAGCATGAACATCATCCAAATAGGGGAGAATTGGGCTTGGTTGAGGTATTTATGACTAAAGAGCAAGCTTTACAGATTATTCACCTTCTCAATGAGCAGCTTATTAAGAATGGGGATATTGCTGTTTCTGTCCTATAATTATTAAACAAACATTCTAAATTCCAACATTTATGAAAGCACAAGTGAAACAATTAGCAGCCTATTATGGCTGTCAATGTAGTTATTCTGGCAATAAGAGAATAATGTACATACATGGAGATAATAACAAAGAGGCTATTGTGGCCATTAAATCACAATTAAAGCCTGAATTTCAATTGATTGAAGATTGATATTAGGCAATAAGCTATTGGTTTAGCTTATTGTCTCTAAATAACTAGGTGTTCGATGAAGTATTATGGATTCGCATGTGTTGGTGAGGATTACATCCTACTATTACCTTGCGTTGTAATATGGAGAACACCTAGATTATTGTTTTTAAACACATTTATACACACATCTTTATAGCATTTAATATGAAAAACATACATAATCCTAATAATGTGAGAGTGGGAGACACTGTAATATTGGATAAGACATTCAATAATATGAGTAAAGTGGTGATATTAGGAATGACTGATAAAGAGGTGTATTCCACTGTATATGATGCTGAAGACCCAGAATTAAGTAAATCTCTTCCCAATTGGAATAATGTGCTTACATGGGATGTAATGACATACAGACTATCACAAATCAAATCATAATCACATTTTAAACCTCTAAATACAATGAAAATATATACAATGCCTGTAATATGCTCCATTTGTGGAGGAGAAGGTGCCGCAACTCCTAGAGATGCTGCTAGTGAATGGTTGGGAGTTGAATTAGTACATTCAGATCCAAGAGTTTGTAGAGATAATCTAAAAGCTCAAATAGAGAAAGAAAAAAGAGAAGAGTTAAATAAGGGTAAATTTAAGCTTTCTATATGAAACCAGAAGCTATTATTCGTATATATTGGCATAAATGTGACTATAATGTTACATGTGTCCAATTGAAGCCTATGAACATGCAGGCTTATTATCTCCTATTAAGGCATAGAGCTGATAGACTTATTCATCAACCTGTTTAAACACCAATAACATGAAAATTTTAACAATAGCTAGAATTGTGGTTGTTTGCTTGTTGCTATTCTGCATAGGAATGGCAATATATGCTTTTAATGTTCCTGTAGAGCAAGATTGGAGGATTGTTCCTGCTTTGATTGGAACAGTTATCATACTTATCATACCGTTAGGAGCATGTGTATACTTGTTCTTTATAATATGTGGAGCAATCGTGTGGTTTATAGAATGGTTGATAACAGGAAAATCTGAAATATTCTAATATGAGAAAATTAGCATTTATTATTGTAATAATGCTCCTAATGATGTCATGTGGAGCTATTAAGAATATGCCTCAAAGGGATAAAAATGCCTATAAAATATCATTTGTTGTAGGTTTTGGGCTAGAAAGAGAATATCACTTCATTAAACACTAATACTATGAAAAAGCATAAATTAGCTATTCTAAAGGAAATATACAAAGAAGTGGTGAAGCATGGAGATGTTTCCAAGGCTTTTACATTAAGGCAACAGTTAGTAGAACAGTTAAAATAAACATGGAATAGGGTTTTATTATCATCACTAAGACTATTCAATTAGACACTCCTGATGGTATTTATAAAGCTCTATTCCTATTCAAATCTTAAAAGTAAACATTTTATGACACTTAAAAGAATAACAGTAGTTATGCTTCCTACTAATGAAAAAACAAATTTGTTCATAGATAAAGGACAATTATTATATTTCCCAGATCATAAAAGAAGTTATGTTGAATGGAAAGATGTTCAATATCAACATCTTTATTTCCTTTCAGATGAAGAAATAAAAGAAGGAGATTGGTATATCTGGTGGACTATAGGTACTTCTGTTCAGTTTGGAACTGTAATACAAGCAAAAAACGGAATGTTAGCTAAAGCAGCTAGAGCTAAAATCATAGCTACAACAGATAGTTCATTACAAGACTTTAATTTTGATCCAGAAAAGAAATTGGGTAATTATTTACCTCAACCTTCTCAATCATTTCTTGAAGTATTTGTAAAAGAATACAATAAAGGAAATGTGATTAAAGAAGTGATGGTAGAGTATGAGGAAGTAAGAGAAATTAGAATTACAAACGACCATGATGGACAATATGATAATGATTGCTTAGTAGGATATTCCCCCAAAATCAATCTCAAAGACAATGCTATTACAATAAAGAGAGTAAAGGATAGTTAGACACGAGAGAAAGTGATTGAATTAATAAAGAGATGGAGTGAAGAGTCTAAAACTCCTTATTCTTTTGCCGATGTACACGGAATTGATGAATGGATTGAACAAAATCTTTAAAACAACAACAAAAACCAATAAAACAATGAAAACAACAAGAATAGTATTATTATTCCTTGTATTAGGACTAATAGCATTGCTTTCTTCATGTAGCGAACATACATGTCCTACATATTCAGGAAGCACTCCTCATCATAACAATGTGTGGAGATAGTTAATAAATAGAGAAAATAGATAGTGAGCGAAAACACTTGAGGTTGAGTAATATGAGGTAATACTTATACAACTAGTCGAGGAGACCTATTTTCCCTGTTTTACACATTTAAATCCTTAAATAATATGAAGACATATCCTCTAACAGAACTAATTAAATTCAGACCCAATCAGAAATTCCTCTATAATGAGAAAATATACACTATTTACACTCATGAAGGGAATATGGTGGAGGTATTTGATGGTGGTAAGTTCTGGGCTTGGCCTAATTGGGCTAAAGTGATTCCTGTAACATTTGATAACTAAACATTAAAATTATGTTTAAAATAGGAGAAAAAATAATTGCTTTAATATCTCAAACAGACGAAGAGCAGCAAATATTTGAATGTTATTGTGGACAAGAGCACCCTCATAGAGGAAAATGGTGGAGTCACAGTAAGAAATTTGCTAAAATAGACGAATCCTCACTAGAAGAAGCTATAGAACAAGAAAATTATGAATTAGCATCAATTTTAAGAGACAATTTAAAACAATTAAAATAATGGAAACTCATCCTTTTTACAAATACCGGAGAGAAGACTGCTCTGAAGCATATAGCTACAATCAGCTAATGGAAATGGTGACAAAAATTGATTTTGGCTCTATGAGGAGAAAAACTCCTCAAGAAAAGCTAGAATTGAAGAATAGGATGGTAAACTATCCTAATAAGAGACATTGTCCTGTTCCTCCTAACAACTAATCATTAAAATCATTAGAAAATGGGTATTAACACTACCCATTTTTCATTAAATTTAAAGAATAAACCCACCAAATTATGGATATTCGTGTAAAATGCGATAGACCTGGCTATCCTTTAGGAAGGAATATGAAGGGTGCTATGAAGACAATAGATGCTTATATAGCAGCTTTCAGTAAATTGGGGTATGACACACATAAAGGAATTAACTTATGGTGTAGAGGCTCTAGTGGGGCTATATTGGCTGGTATGTTTGCTGTTAAATGTCAATATGAATGTAAAATATGTCATATTAAGAAAGATAATGAAAGTTCTCATAGTGGTAATTGGCAATCTTATGATGATAGGAATATTAATGTTATAATAGATGATTTTGTATCATTCGGGCATACATTAATGGCTATTGTTGCTCATATTGAGAATATTAACAGGGAACATGCAGAACAACTTACATTTGATGTCTTAATGATATTAGATTGGGAAAATGCTCCTGAGACTACAGTAGACCAATTTACACACAGAATAGGAACTAGAATACATTAAACATTACAATTATGCAACAAGTATTATGTATAGAAACTGGCAGAGGACCAGCAAGAAAAAAGCCAATTAAAGGGAATATTTATAATTCTAAAGGGATATTCCAACAAAAAATATTCTACAAAGGAGTGGATGCATGGCACTCCTTAGAAGAAATGATTCCTGGAGATATGGCTCATGTGTGTTTATTTATTGATCTCCCTTCTCAGGAAGGACAATCATTCAAAAAAGAAGAAACTGTGGAAATACCACAAGAATTAAAACCATTTTACTCACAAAGATGAAAAGATATACTGTACAGCAAATAAGGAAATACATAGAATCATGTGATTCTTTAGGAGATGTTCTTTATCTTTGTGCCTTCAGAGCACATAAGATTTCTATTATTTACATTGTAAATTAACTTAAAATATATGAAAACATTCATTAAATGTGCTTCTGTATTAAGAATAGCTCTTACACGCTCCTCAAGAAAGGAGAGAAGGAGAAAAGTGTGCGAAACCTTGGAGGAATATGTTAGAATACATGAACCTTATGGTAATTTAGAATATTGTTTCGTTTAAAACATTCATGCTTAACGTGAATATCTGTGGAATTCAGAGCCTATATTTGAGTGAGGAACAAGATAGACCTAATATAGCAGACTAGGAGACCCTCCAGGCTATAATGGGTAGAAGTTCGACAGAGATGTCGATAGAATTAACTCTTAAGTCCTAATTGTGTATATAGTGAGTGAAAGTCTCTTTTTATTTAATTTTAACCCTCTAAATTAATGAAAATTCATACATTTGAAGAAATAAGTAGTTCCATATATCCTGTAGGGGAGAATATGGACATTGCTAAAGAATTTATAAGGAAAGCTATTCCTGTTTTAAAACCTCTCATTAAGAACAAATTAGTGAATATTTGGGTGAGAGGTAGTTCTGGAGCTATATTGGGAGGACTGTTAGTAGGAAAACTTACCAATGACTGTATTATATTCCATGTAAAGAAAGAGGGAGAAGATAGTCATCATGGTAATGATTTCTCTAATTGGTATAGTAGAAAACAAGGAATTAACATTATTTTAGATGATTTCATTCAAACAGGAAAGACAGTAAATGCTATTTGGGAAGAAATGAAAGCAAGAAAAGCTAAAGTACATATACTCTTAGTTGTAAACAATAAAAGAGATATATGGTTTGCTGATTTTGTGCCCACACATTTAATCTCTGAAAAAGGAGATGCTCAACCAGGATGGAATAAATTGGGTGTAAAGAAGAAAGAAACAATACAGGTAGATATAGACTTTTAAAACAATTGAATAAAACAATAAAAATTATGAAAACACAAACACATATACTATGTGGAATAATGTTCCTCATAGACCTTTTAATAATTGTAATTGGTAATTGATTAAAAAACATGGACATATTATGAAAACTATAATCATTTTAGTTATTGTATTGTGTTCATGTAATACTCCTCAGCCTATTGTTTATTATAAGGAACCTAGAATAAAAATTGTAGAGAGCGGTATTCACCGTCATGGTAGAATGCCCTCTCCACATTATATTCCTAATAGGGATGAGGAAATGAGTCATTATTTAATAACTAAATACGACTTGTTTTACAGAAATAAACACGCTGAAAAAGGTACAAAAGCTCATAATTCAGCATGGAGCTGGCTTATAACATATTTATTAACAGTTTTGATTATATCAATATGATAACATTAAAAGAAAAGAAGGAATTCCTTAATTTCTTAATAGGAATCAGCACTCTTACAACAGACGAAAAGAAGATTCTCAGAGCTATTAAAAAAGATGTTATAGCTTGGAATAAACCATTAAAACTTCCTAAACCAGATAAAATAACAAAATGAAAACACATGTAAAAGTAATATATTCTCTATGTATCTTAATGATGATAGCGGGGCTTTTATTAACATGGTTAGGAGCCATGTTCTCTAATAGTGAGCTATTAGGATGGGCAGGAGTATCCTTTCTATCATCAATAATTCTCTTTATAATAGGAGATATAGAACAATATAAAGAACCACCTAAAGACAATAATCCCTATAGTTTATGAGAATAGTAACGATTTTAGGATATATAATACTAATCATTAGTGGTATATCTTTATTTATATGTGCTTTTTGGGCTATTTGGGGAAATTCTCCAGAGCTAATGCTCAAATTTAGCATAACATTTCTTATATGCTCTGTAATAGGATTTATACTCTCACAACTTGAAGAACTACTATCATCATGAAAAAAATAATTAATTTCATCAATAGAACAAGAGAACAACTCTGTTTAGCCCTATATACTTTAAAAATGAGGTATAAGAAGGTACTCATACATTTCCATTATTACAATGGATGGTGGTGGGGATGGTTTGAAGTGGAAAAACGAATAAATAAACTAAAAACTATATAGAATGAGACTAAAATCTATAAGAAACAAGAAAACCTCTATGAAAAAGGGGAGTAAGAAGGTGTTAGCTAGGAAGCCTCATCGTTCGTATGAGAAGGTATTTAGGACAGATAAACCTCCTTTTAAAGAGGTCTATATTGTGGATGACTTTTGCTATCAACCGAGTTTTAAATCAGTTAAAACATAGAAATTATGGAAATAAAAGATTTAAAAGTGGGAATGTGGATTACTTTTAATTCATATCAGGTAGAAAGTAATCATAATCTCATTAAAATTGCCGAAATTAAGGCTGATGAAAGTGTCAAAGGCAGCAATTGGATATTTAAGGACTATAAACATAACACCGGTACATGGGGTAAGCAGTCAATGAGTAATATTCAACCTGCTTCTATGGAACTAGTGTACAAACATTTCCCTGAAGAACGTCCTAAAGAAGAATACAGATATCATTGTGTAGAATGTACCACAGAAGAACAATGGCTCTTTGTTAAAGGTAAAACTGGTAATAAATCAATTGGTGAATTTAATAGAGAAACTACAGAAGGTAAAGCCACTACAATATGCTTTGATGGAACAAATAAAGGTGATATAGGATGTTATTGCTCCAAAGAATGGTATTTAGCTAATAAAGCTAATATTATCTCATTTGATGAATATTGTCAGAAATTTGGCTTTAAATTAGAAACTATGACACCATCTACAGAACTTTCTTCTCTTCCTAAGAAATGGTTTATAGCTCTTAATAATGACAATAAAGAGACTGTTGGTAAATGGAGAACCAAATTAATGCCTGAAGGATTTGTTCCTCCTGTAGAACTGAAAGAGAAAGAATATATCATTGGAAAGTGGTACAAACAAGGAGGATATTATGGAAAGCTCACAGGACAGAAAAGAAGTAATGGAGAATTTCCTTCTACAGAGTACATTGGTAGTACTGGAAAGTATACCAACACCGGAAGTTTCTTCAGTGGATGGTATTCTCCTGAAGAAGCTATGTTAGAGGAAATCCAACAATATCTCCCAGAGGGGCATGTAGATAAAATTAAAACTATGGAAACATTCAAAGAAGGAGATTGGGTGGTGCTTCAAAAAATGACCCAGAATCATAATTCTAGCGGTATGGATTGTGATATTGGTAAATGTGTTCAATTAACAGATAAAAACTTTACTAATTCATATGATAGTCCCACTGTTAATGTACCTAATAAAAATGGAAGTTATTGGGTGTGGATATTAAAATATGGAGGTTTTAGAAGAGCACACCCTCATGAAATCCCTTCAATGGAACCTAAAGTAAATACACATGTATTTAAAGTGGGAGATGAAGTAATAGGTAATCATGACACTGCCTATGATATTACGAAGAAAGGTTGGATTGGGAAAGTAACAGAAGTAAAGGATTGGCAATTAGGTAATATATATGTGCAATCGCTTGATGGAAGACAAGGTCCCTATCCTGTGGAAAGTAAGTATTTTGACTTATATTCTCCTAAAGGAGTTATTTCAGAACAAACAGGTCTTCCTAAGATGTCAAAGGAAGAAGAGTTGTTGATCGAAGCCAAAAAACGTTACCCTGTAGGGACTATTGTTAAAAAAATGGGAGCAAATGTTGGTGGAAAGTTCGGATTTGAATGTAGATTTACAGATTGGAAATATTGGTCAGATAGTGGAAATTTCTTCATAGATAACAATCTGTTAATATATATGAATGGAAAATGGGCTGAAATTGTAGAAATGCCAAAAATCCATGTAGAAGAGCAGGAAAGCTACATTAAGAACATAGAACTAAAAGGAAGTAAAAAAGATGGGAGAATTGACACATCTGTAAATACTATTAATTCCGTAAGTGTACAATTAGTAAAACCAAAAAAAGTAGTGTATTTTTAATCAATTATTAACAATTTAAACAAAAACAAGTTATGAACACAGTAAAATCTTTCGTAAAACAATTCACAGCTTTCATTAAAGGTGACGATGCTGAAGCACAAGCTCAAAAAGTACTACGTCAAGCAGATAGTGCTCTGAAGTCCCAAATAGCCTCCTTAAATGGGGATACCATTACTTATGAGGATGCTGTAACAGCAGCAGAAGAGAAAGAAGGACTTGCTATCATCAATAATGGAAAACCCATTACAGATAGGAGTTATTATGTTTCTGGTCTTTTGAATGCTAAAAACCAAGTGACAAGTGCTCAAGAAGCCCTAAAAACCCATTTAGAGAAAATTGCTTTCTTACAAAGCAAATTGGATGGATTGGGTGAAGAGGAAGCAGCAGCTTAATTTATTATAAAAGGGAGAGAAATCTCCCTTTTTTCACTAAAATTTAAACAAAATGGCTAAAAAGACATATAGAAAAGCGGTGATGAAGAACAAAAAGAAAGAGATTCTCACACCAATACAAGCTAAGCGTGTAGCTATTGCTAAAGATGCTCTAAATCAAATAAAGCTTGAGAAATATAAAGTACTATCGGGGAACGGATATGTAGTGAATGACAAACTGGATAAAGAGGTGATTAAATTACACGAATCACTAGTAGCAGAAGGAAAAGATGTTGCTAAAGTGGAATTACGTACTCATTTGGATAAACTTTTAGGAAAAGTCAAAAAGTGCGAAGTTTGTGCAAAAGGTGCGCTGTTCCTCAGTGCTATTAGAAAGTTCAATAATTTCTCATTAAAAGATTCTGTTAACTTCAGTTTTGGAACTGAGTTTTGCGAAATTGATGATGCTGCTAGTGATGAAACTAGAAAAATATTTGGTAAAGCAAACGCAGATTTGATTGAGAGATATTTTGAAAAATCAGATCCTTACAAAGATTTGAAGGATAAAGATGGAGATCATGTTGGTTTTAAATGGTCACATGGATACGAAGATGACCAAGAACGTTTAATTGCCATTTTGAAGAATATTATTGCTAATAAAGGCACATTTGCTCCCAAAAAACTAGTATGGAAGTCCATAGAACAAATGGAGGCATCAGGTTGGTAAGATAATGAGATTGTTACTTCTCTCAAAGCTGAAGTAAATGGGCTAAATTAGCCTAAATTAAGAGAAAAAGGTCAAATATTCTGTAATTGTAACGGGAATTCTTAGTACAATTAGGTAAATTTGTATATTTCATATAAATTACCTACCTTTGTCTCTTTCTTATTAAATTGAAAAAACTATGAAGAAATTAGTCTTATGGATGATATTAATGTTTTTCTTGGCTATAGGGATAACATCTCCTAGTCCTGTTAACAAGTTCTCCTGTAAAATAGTGGAGAAAAAAAGGCTGGAAACAAAGAAATTACATATTGACACAACAATGGCTATAAACGATAGCCTTTTAATACAATATTTGACAATTAAGCAATTTAAGGATACATTAGGGAAATATGAATCCTGGAATACATATAATATTACAAATAAATGGGGATTTAAGGGTAAATATCAGTTTTCTGATTATATGATTAGGAGGTTTGCTAATGTAAAACCTTCATATTTCCTAAGAAATGCTCAAATTCAAGAGAAATCAATGGACAAAGTATGTAAATTTTATGTTGGATACATATATAGATATAATTACACAAAATATATAAATACCGAAGTTGATGGGGTAACAGTGACAATGGAGGCATTAATGTTAGGTTGTCATTTTAGTCCTTTATATCTAATGTGGTGGCTAGAATCCAATGGACAATTAAATCCCAGAGATGCTAACATTACAATAAAAGAATACATGAAAAGATTTGAAAACAAGGGAAATATCCTCATATACAAGGAATTACAGTGCAAAAATCTATAAATGTGGGAGAAATACTAGTGTATGGTCTCCGTGATCCTAGAACAGACGAATATAGATACATTGGTAAAAGTATGTCTGGTTTAAATAGACCAAAAGCTCATTTTACTTATTCACATAATGATAGTGTAAACATATGGGTATTAGAACTTAGAGAACAAGGACTTTGTCCAGTTATAGATGTATTAGAGGAATGTCTAGAAGAAGAACTAGTTTCAAAAGAAAAGTTCTGGATTAATTTTTATGAATCGACTGGCTGCAAATTATTCAATATTACTAAATATCGAGGATGGCAAAATGAAAAGCTTGCGGAAGAACTTAATAAAGAAAAGAAAAAATTACAAGAAGAACTTGATGGTATAAGAAAAGAGTCTATTGAAATATCCTCTATTGGAGGTTTTATTAAAAACAGAAGAAAAGAACTCAATATTACTCAAGAGAATTTGGCTGAAATAGCTGGAATCTCCGAAAATTCCTTATATAAAATCGAGAGAAATAAATCTAATCCTACTTTTGCAACATTAGTTGCTATCTTAGACATTCTTGGATTTGAACTAAAACCAGTATTTAAGTTAAAGAAATCGGATAAGTAGAAGCAGAATTTAACTCCCTCATGGTATAAATAAAACCAACAAAGAAGATGAATAATTTAGAAAAGAAGATTTTTGAGATTTTAACAGATGGTTTTGATTATAATTCTATACATCCAGATCATCTCAACGGATGGAGCGAAGATATTAACCTTTCTAAAGCCGTCTCTCAGTTCTTACTTGAGAAAATAAAAGAGGCTATGGTATATGCAAGATTGAAAGATTCAAAAAGTCTTGATGAGACTATTGATGATTACCTAAAATCAAAATATAACATCCAATGAGCAAACACGTTCAGTTCACCGAGATTAAAGAAAACCAAGAAATTTATTGGAGATGGAGAAAAGACTCCGGTAAGTCAATTAACAAATCAACAGTTCAATCAAAAATTATTACAGAACAAGGGCAAGAAATTTTAGAACTAAGTGATGGAAGTTTTTGGACAAACTATCCCAATAGAATCTTGTTTAAAGATATTGAAATTTTATAACCCTCACCTCCTAAAAATGGCAACTATGAAAACAGAATGGATAAGCGTTAAAGACAAACTACCAAGACAGGGTAAAGAAGTTTTGGTTCGTTGGAAAGAATATAAAGGTAATTATCGAACGGTAATCGGTAAGAAATGGAATGAGCCTCAGTATCCTGAAACTCCTTGGCATTTTAGTTATTATGACTGCGACGGCAATAACATGCTCGATCATTCACAAGTCACTCACTGGATGCCATTACCCGAACCACCAAAACAACGAACCTTAAACTCACAGACTCTAAATGGTTAGTAATATGAAAACAAAACTTACGGACGTTGGATTTAAGCGAGTTATCAATAAGAAAAATCCTCTATCTAAAGGACGTGAAAGAGCCTTTGTAAAATGTAGAAAATGCAAAACACAATCTTATTATGATTTCGTGCCATATTCTCTCAGTAATCCAATTATGACAACTCCCTGTGGTCACAGTTATTATCAATACTATAAATCATTTTAGACTATGAAAGTAAAATACACCTCTTCCAAATGGTTCTTAGAGAACAATGGAGAGTGGATTGAGATTGCAGAAGAAGATAAGGGGAGAGTTAATCAACTAGTCTGCTATACTCTTTTCAATGGCAATAGTCCAACTCCCGACACCGAGTATCAGTTACCGGACGATGTTGGGTTTGAGATTGAAACTACATGTATTAACAAAGGAGAAAGATTAAATTGTGCTAACGAAACTTGTTGGGATTTAAACGAGTGTCAGAGAAATCCCGAATTAAAAATTGCTCACTTAAAACTATAGTTTATGGAACCACATACTGAAGAATGGATTATGAAAATAAGTAGAGAAGCCGAAGATTATTTTTGGTTACAAACTGGATATAGAGATTTACCACGTTTTCACTATAAAGAAAATATTTGGTTCGTAGTGCATGATGATAAATCTGTAACCGTGATTCAAGTACATCAATCTCATAGTTATGCTAATGGAGAAAGAAGAGGAGTAATGGATGAATGGGAAATATTATGGAAAACTACTATTGATATTAATTCTTGGGAATCTATAATGAAATTTACAACTGAAAAGAAAGTTGCTCATTTGGAAGTAGAGCAAAAGCAAGAAGGTGTTAGTGCTTCTTATGATAAAATTCTACAACAGCAGGATTTGAAAATAGAGAAGAAAGAAGGACAATATTTCAATTCAAATTTCAAGAAACAGGAACAAAGCGAAGTTGAAAGACTGAGAGAGGAGAACGAGGAACTCAAAAAATGGAAAGAAGATGCTTTAAAGTTATGGCAAAATTGGTTTGTTGGAAAGGATGTTGACCCTATTAAAAAAATCCGCGAACTCGAAAGCAAATTAAGCCAGTTGGAGGGAAAGAAATCATGAAAATCACTAAGAAATGGGCAAAAAGGGCTATTTATACAGGAATAGCCTTTTTTATTGTCTATATGACTGTATATTTTTATTTCCTATATAGGATATTATCACCTTTTATACATTAAAATAATGGAAACTCCAGAGAAGAAGAATTGTATTTTTGCTTATTATAAGAATAATGAGTTTATGGGGATGAGGTGCGACTCTTTTGGCACTCTTAGAAAGGATTTTGCTAAGGTGTACACTTATTCTCCTGAACAAGTGGAAGTTATAAAAGATAACACAAAGCATGAATTAGGGATGTCAGGAACAGCTTTTATGAAACTTATTCTCTCAGATGAACCTGAAATTGTAGAAAAAGTGAATAAAGGAGAATTAGAGAAGAGAGAATGGGGTGAATTTGAACTCAGGGTATATAATTGGATGAATAGAGATGAATTCTATGAAATGTGTACACCTGGAGAAGAATGGAAAAGAAATAAGATTATAGAAGATTTCCTCAAAGAAACTCCTTTGGAAGTGCATAAATTTAAGACAGTATTAGGACAGGAAAATTAACCAATAGAATTATGTTTAAGAATATGATGAAACAAGCAGAAAAAGCAATTACTTCTGCTAGCAAACCTACAATAGCTGTAGTATCACAAAAAAAGGTGATAGAAGAGATTCATGAAACTTTCTTTACAGAAGTAGATAGACTGTTAGCAGAGGCTAAAATAAGCAAATCTACAGAAACTCAATATGAGGATTTGTTGAAAAAACAAGAAAGATTGAAGAATTTAGGCTTTTCTCAAACAAAAGAGATGATAGCCGCTCAAGCTGAAATAGCCAGATTAGAAGCTATTAATAAGGAAAATGCTAATAAAGAGACTTTAATTAAGGCTATTGAGTATTTCTCAATGAAATACCCTACATATAAGTTCATTACAGAGCAATCAGTAAAGAAAATATGTCAAAAATATGGCCTTATATATGGAGGAATTGATAAATACAAAGGTACAGTTCCTGATAGGGCTATTGAGGATATGGAGAGGTTTAAAATTGAAGAAGTTGACGAAGCTTGGATAAAATCTAGTGATTTTGTTGGATTTCGAGGAATAAGTAACGAGAGAACTTTTGTTTCTCATTACATAGGAACTAAGTCAACTTCAACAAGCGGTCATTATTATCATGAAATATTTTATAAAGCTTCTTTAGAAATAGCTGCTCCTTTAAGTGATTTTGATACAAGAGGAATGGAGACAAAAGACTTCCAATTATGTAGAATAGAAGTACCAGATCCTATTGTACTACAGCCTGTAATGTTCAATAATAACAAATATTATTTAATCGTTACAGCTTGGGGATTGGAAGCTAAAGATGAGCTTGTATTTAATCCTAAAATGAACTAATTTATGGAAATCAAAGAATTTTACACTTATGGCAACATTAATTATTACATCAGGACTACCTTTTTCCAAAAGGGACTCTTATGTCAGAAACTTAGACAAATCATACACCATTATATCCAGAGAAGTAAGTAGAGGGCACTTATTTGGGTATGATAGAGAAACCTCTACAGCTAGAGAGGTGGAAATCACCAGAGACATGAAATTTAGGCTAGGGAAAGCTTATTTAAGTGGTTTGGACATATGTTATAATTCAACTAATTGTATGGGATGCTTTATTGATAAACTTATAGCTGAATGTCCTGCCGAATATGAAATAAGGGTGAAATTCTTTGATTGTTCCATATATAGAGCTATAATAGGTAATATTCTCCAATGGCTTAAGAACAGTAAATGGATACCCATAGATGTCCTCTTAGCCTTAAAAGGAGGATATGACACTATCGATAAGGATAAATATAGGGTATTTAACAACGAACTTTCTATAGTTCAAAAACATTGGTGATATGGAAGAATTAGGAATCATTAAAGGAATTAATGTAGGCATGAGGGATGCTTATAGTCCTATCTGTTGGTTTTCTGTAGATACGCTATCTGGAGGGAGCTTACAAGTACTTTCTATTGAAGAAATGGCTAAATTAATAGAAAAACACAATATCTACAAACTCTCTGATTTGAATGATAAACCTTGTATAATGAAAAGAGAAGGTTCGATAATGACATTTATAGGTTTAAAAGTATAAATATGGACGAAATATATGAATTTATGGAAGATTGGGACCACCCTAATCTACATGGAGAATCTTGGGAATATCATATACTAGAAGCAGCTCATATTTACTATGAGAACCATCCTGAAAGGCGTGTAATGAAGGATAAGAACATTATTTCCAATTATAAGTCTTGGAAAAGAGAGAAATATGCACCAGAAATGTGAAATATTATGAAACCTTATGGAAGTTTAGCCAATAAAGCAAAACAATGGTATTATTGGGGAGACAAGATACCTAAGAAATTTAGAAGGTATTTCAATAAAGCTGCTCGTAAACTATTTAAGTTCAAAATATATAAAGAATCATCTATATGAATACATATTTGAATAAAATCAAGAAAACTCCTTCCATAGAACAGAAAACGTTTGTTAGAGACTATTTGGCTACATTTTTTAGTGGTTATAATGTTCTACATGGATTAGCAGGTCCTAACATAAATAGTTATATTAAATGGGCTATAGCACATAAATTTAAGGAAATTAACATTTATGAGAAGGATAGGAATATAATGATAAAACAATTAGGGGAAATTAGAGGGAAAGTTCCTATTTCCCTTAAATTGGGGGATATTAACAATGTAACGCCTGAAGAAGGCGTTTTTTATGACCTAGACTATTGTTGCACTGTAAATGCTGTAGAGGAGGCTGTTAGAAAGTTTGATAAAAACAACTTTATAATGACCTTCTCTAGGAGACTTGTAGGGAATAAGACAATAGACAGGTTTTTTGAAATAAGAAATGAAATAGTGAAGGTTAAAAAGGAATTATTATTCCCCATAGAGCATACAAGATATGCTACAAATAGAGGGGGATATATTTATGCTCCTTATTTCGATACTTCTGCAATGTGTTGTATAGCTAAAATAAACTAATTATGAATATATTTAAAAAGATAAATATTCCCACAGGAGACACTAAAGAGTTAGTTGCTTTAGAGAATTGGACAGTAAAATGGAGGTCTAGATATGGTGATTTCAGCCATGAGACTACTGAAGAATGTGAAGTATTTACATCAAGAGAAGATGCTAATCAATTTGCTGAAGCCTTAAGAGATGCATTTAAATTACTCAAATATTCTAATGGAACTGAAGTAAATGTTAAAAGAACGAAATAATATGAAACTAAAATTTTGGACACCTGAAGAAACTAACAGGCTTACAGAGCTTGTAAGAACATGTAAAACTAAACAAGAAGCTTTTAGAACTCTGTCTAAGGAGACAAAAAGGAGTACTGGATGTATTCTACAAAAATACTACTCTATATCTGGAGAAGGAAAAAGAAAACCAGCAAAGCAATCTATACAGCTTCCAGAGGGATTTGAATTTAATTTTGTCCCTAAGAGAGCAACAATGCAGAAAAATAGTGTAACTTTGTATTTTTAAAGAAATAAACTACGGGCGGCTCCCTTCCTCCCAAGAAAGTAGAGAGTAAATAGGAAGTAATTTTAAATACAACCTATAGAAGAGTTAAGGCTGACCTTAAAGCATCGTATTACAGGGGGCGAAAGTAGTTTTTTATTATCTTATTAGAAACCAATTAAACAAACAAAATTATGGGAAAATTTAGATTAAATAGAGAGCAATTCAATAAATGGATAAAAGCTCTTAACTCAGGGAGATATAAACAGACAACAGGACAATTACAAGATGAACATGGATATTGTTGTCTAGGAGTGGCATGTAAAGTGTTAATTCCTAAAAAGAAGCTTGTATTTGCGGAAGAAGGTGAATTTAACGATGAAGGAGAAGAAATATTCAAAAATACAGGATTGTTAGAAGGATATGAGCCAAAAGAACAACAATATGCTCCTAAATGGCTTGTAGATATAAACAAAGATTTTGAAAATAAATACAGGGACGAGGATGGACATTTAAAAAGTTTAATAAACTTAAATGATGATGAGGGATATTCTTTCAAACAAATAGCAGAAGCTTTACAATTTACTTATCCTGAAAGAAAGAAAGCTAAAATATCTACTAAAAAACTGGTTAAAAAGAAGAAATAATATGGATATAAAGGTTTTTTGCGGAGATGTGGAAACATTAAAAGAACAATTTCTAATAGAAATCTTTATTCCAAAAACACAGGAATGGAAGGAGTTTGGTGTAAATAAATATGAGAACACACTAGACTCCTTCCTTAAGTTTATAGAAGAATATAAAGAATACTATTTTGTTTCCTATAATGGACTTAGATTTGATAGTATTGTTGTAGAATACATAGTTAGAAATCATGATAAATGGATAGATTGTAGCAATTTAGAGATATGTGCTAAAATATGCCAAAAAGCTCAAGATGTCATAGATGATGCCAATTATGAACTATTTCCTGAATATAGAGAATTTGAGCTATGTTTGAAGCAAATAGATTTAATGCGTGTCTCACATTTTGACAATAAAAACAGACTCGTCAGTCTTAAAAGATTGGAATTTGAGCTGGATTTAGAGAATATTGAAGAAATGCCTATTCACTTTCTAAAAGAAGGACTTACTATTGAGGAGGTGAATACAGTGAAATCTTATTGTAAGTCAGATGTTTGGGCTACTTATCAATTTTGGTTAGTATGTATAGGAGAAACCTCACATCCCATGTATAAGGAGAATAACCAAATACAGCTTAGGATGGATATTGAAACTGAATTTGGCATAAAATGCATGAATTTCTCAAATGCTAAAATCGGTGATGAAATCATTAAAAAATACTATTGTGAGACAAAAGGAATAGAATATAGAAATCTGCCTAAAAAGGGGATGTTCAGAAAGTCTATATTTTTGAAGAATTGTGTTCCTAAGAGTATAATATTTGAAACCAATCAATTACAGCTCTTTTTAAAGGAAATTAAAGCTAAAGAGCTTAAAATGAATGAGGACTTTGAGCATACAATTGAATTTTATGGTCAAAAATACACATTTGCTAAAGGAGGACTTCATAATGTAATAGATGGTAAAACCTATGTTTCTGATGAAAATAATGATATTGTTGATATAGATGTAAGTGGATTCTATCCTGCTTCTATTATTAATGAAGCCTACTATCCATATCATCTAGGAAAAGAGTTTCTAGTAGGGTATTCTAAGGTGTATTACAAAAGAATAGAGCTTAAACCATTAGCCAAGAAAGATAAGCGAATTAAGGGCATTGTGTTGGGTTTAAAGGAAGCAGGAAATTGTCCCTATGGTAAGAGTAGTGATATGCAAAGTTGGCTGTATGACAAGCAAATGACTCTTAGTGTCTGTATAACTGGAGAGCTATCCCTTTTGATGCTAATAGAGAAATGTGAATTAAGCGGCATTAAATGCATAATGGCTAATACTGATGGATGCTCATTTATTGTTCCTAAGAACAAGTATGAAATATTCACTAATATTAAGAAAAAATGGCTTGAGAAAATATCAAATAGACTTTCCTATGAAACAGAGGAGGTGAAATATGAAAAAATGGTGTTTTCTAACGTCAATTCTTATTTAGCTATTAAAGCGAACGACACTTCTGAAGACAGAGTTAAACTAAAAGGGGAATTTTTAAAGGATTGCGAGCTTCATAAGAACAAATCCAACCGCATAATAGCAATAGCACTAGAAAAGTGGTATGTAGATGGTATAAACATTGAAGAAACCATAAGAAACCATAAGAATATATACGATTTTTCTGCTAGAGCCAAAAGTAGCAAAGATTTCCATTATGAAGGAATATCCTCCAAAGGAACTAATATTTATAGGAAGCTAATAAGATATTACATTTCTAATGAAGGGGAAAAACTCCTAAAAATAAAGAACCCTGAATGTTTAACAAATGCTGCTCCTGTTAGCCAAGTGAATGCAGGAGAATGGCTAGCTACCGTGTGTAATTTTCTTCCAAAAACAACAAAAATAGAAGATTGTAATTTAAATTACAGCTTCTACATTCAGAAAACACAAGAAATTTTAGATAAGATCAAATTAGAGGGCAAGAAAGCAGCTAAAAAACAACCAATTAACCAAACATCTCTATGGTGATAAGTAGTAAATTTGTAAGAATTAGAAAACCTCATAGATGTTGGGGTTGTGCTATAGAATTTCCCAAGAACACCTTTATGGAGGCTCTTAATTGGGTGGAGGATGGAATAACCACCTATTATTGGTGTGAAATATGTAATGAATATTGGAAGAAGTATATGGATGGAGAATCGGACGGCATTTCTATGGGAGATTTAGCTGGAGAAGACCATTATCGAAATTTCAAAAAAGAAAAACTAACTTTAACATGAAAGAAATAAAACCTCATCACATTGACACATTTAATAATGGAGCATTTATTCCTAATATGTTCCTATTGGATGGAAATCCTACAAAATGTATAACAGATGTGACAATTTCAGTAGATTATGACATAGACATTAAAAAGCTTGTAAAAGAGCTTGAAAAACTGTCTTTTTATATATTATTCAATAAGATAAATTATGTAAAAAGGGATATTGAGCAAACTTCAGAAAGAGGATGGGTTAATCCTATTGATTCTCTCCCTGAATATCTAGCAAATGAACAGGGAACATGTGTAATAGAATTCCATGCTTTTTATGAAGGAAGTAATGACAGTAACATTGTGATATGTTATATTGATAGTTATGATGCAAAGGATGTCACTAGTCTTCTATTGAAATATAAGAAGAAAAAAGGAGAAAATCGTCATAATATATCATTCATTATAAAGAACAATAGAGGCCTTAGTCTAATAGAGAAACCTATTAGAAAGGAAAATATCCCCTTGGAAAACTACGATTTTACATTTTCTTATGAAAAGCTATTAAAATCATGTAATTCTCCAGATGGAGGACTAATATTGTTTTCGGGCATACCAGGTACAGGAAAATCATGGTTTATTAGGCACTTAATAAGTGTTGTTAATAAGAAGTTTGTATATATTCCCACTAACACTGCTTCTATACTATCAGATGAGGGATTTCTTCCGTTTGCCATTGAAAATTTAAAGGATTGTATATTAGTAATAGAAGATGCTGAAACTGTACTCATAGACAGACAGAAGGATATGAATAGTGCGGCCTCTACAATACTAAATGTAACAGATGGTATATTAGGAGAAATATTGAATGCTAAAATATTAGCCACTATAAACGTAGCTGAAAATATAGACCATGCTTTATTGAGAAAAGGTAGGCTTTTAGCTAAAGTGAACTTTGACAAACTTCCAACAGACAAGGCTAACATTGTATTAAAAAGGCTGAAAAAGAAGAATGTGGTAGAAGAACCCACTATATTAGCTGATTTGTATACAATGGGAGAAGATAATGGAGGAGAGAATAGGAAAGAAAGAAAAATAGGATTTAGAGTAAAATAACTATGGCAACTGTAATATTTTTATTGTTATTTATGCTCCTTCTCACTATATTTACGCATAATAAACCTAAAGGAGGGCTTGAAACATGAAGGTGAGAAGGGAAAATTTAGCCAATCATCTTATTTCTTATCAACTAAAGATGATTGATAAGACTCCTAAAGATGCTTTTAAGGATAAGGAATGGTCATATAAATGGACCATTCCTGAAGCCAAATATAAAGAATTTAGGAAATATGCATTAAATACTATTATGAAGGTGCTTAAATGTTCTCCTAGGAAAGCTAGAGGTATATTTGGAGCATTATATTTTTGTTTTGGACTTAATATTGAAAAATCATGAAACTGACAAAAAAAGAAAGAAATAAGTATTATAAGAGAGCTATACGAAGAGTAAAGAAAGGCAAACATTATGAAAGATTTATATGTATAGCTCTTAGAAATATAGTTAATGATGATAAAGATGGATATTTTATATCATCAAGCGAAATTCCTGTAATATTTAAAGAGTTTGGTAAGAGAATAACTAAAATGGGGGAGTGTTGGATAAGTGGAAGATGGTGGCCTGAAGAAGATATTAAAAGCAGAGTTAAAGTACTTAATCAATGTATTAAAGAAACTAATCCTAAAACCAAATAACTATGAGAAATGAAGACTTTCTAGATCAAGAGGACGATTATTATAGAGAACAGGCATATTTGAATGCAGAAGCCGAATTTGAAGAATGGAAATGGGTTCAGGAGCAGATTAAATTCGATGCTGAAAGAAAACCTGCAAGAATTTTCGTAAAACGTGAAGAACAGATAACTATAGAAAATGATAAAACAACAATTGACTTTTAGCCAGTTTCGGGAATTGCATAAAAAAGGCTATTCTGCCGATATTGCACTTTTTCTGCAATATATAGAAGAAGGAGAAGATGTCAATGAAATAGCCAAAGATGTGCCTAAATTAGGGAATATTGTACAATCTCTTCGCAGAAAAGGTCTAATAACAGAAGACAATAAGGTTACGCTGGAGGGGAAGGAAATACTATCCTTCCTCTCTACAAAAGAGAGTAAAAAGATAGTTAAAAAGAAAAAGGGAGAAGATCATGATTTCCTTCTATGGTGGTCACATTATCCTTCTACAGATGATTTTACCCATAAAGGGAGACATTTTGCTGGTACAAGGGGACTTAGGAGTAAAAAGGATGATTGTAGGATAAAGCTCAATAAAATCCTTGGAGAAGGACAATTTACACTAGAGGAGATGATAAAAGCTCTAGATTTTGAAGTAGAGCAAAAGAAGGAGAATAGTGTAAAAACAGGTCAAAATAAGCTCTCCTATCTTCAAAACTCAATGACTTATCTAAACCAATACTCCTATGAGAACTATATTGATTTAATTAGAAAAGGTACTAAAATGGAGAAATCTCCACAAACGGATTATGATGGAGTCAATATTTGATAAACTTAATAAAGAAATTACAGAAGGTATAGAAGGGAAAAATCAATCTCTTCCTATAGGGCTTCCTAAACTAGGTAGATATGCTAATATAAGAAAAAGAATTTTGACTCTTATAATGTCCACCACAGGGGCAGGAAAAAGTAGTATGGTAGATCATATGATGTTAAGTGCTTGCGATAGTTATATGAATAGTCCTTCAGAGTTCAAATTAAAGCCTGATTTTCAGCTATTTTCAATGGAAAGGAATAAAACTATTAGAATAGCTAAATGGATATTATATTTCATATTTAAGAATGAGGGAGTGGAAATCGAACTTCCTAAGATGTTAGGTTGGTGGGACGAGAAACTATCTAAAGAGGAACATTCACTGATCATGAGTCAAAAAAAGTATATTGACTGCCTTTTAAATGATTACATTACTATTTATGAAGGAGCCAAAACACCCAATGAGATATATAGAATACTAAAAGATCATTTTGAAGAGATTGGAATATATGACGTTGTAAAAGTTAAAGGGAAAGATGAAAAGATATACATTCCGAATAATTCCAATATTGTAACTTCTCCTATATTTGATCATGGAAATCTAACTAAAACCACTCAAGCTCTACCTACTAAGAAACAATCTATAGATAAATTGGTAGAATACGCTCAAAATTTCAGAGATTTAGAACAGGCTGCTCCTATATGGGTGAGTCAAGTTAATAGATCTATATCAGGAATTAGCAGAATGAAAGATGGGGAACACGAACTAGTATTGGAGGATGCTAAAGAATCGGGAGATATAGGCGATGCATGTGATATTGCTATTTCTCTATTTGATGCAGCTAAATATTCTCAATCTTCCAAAACTGGCTATAATCCAACAGATTTTATAGATAAAAATAATGGAAAGAATTATTTTAGAAGTGCTCAAATCCTAAAAAGCAGCTACGGAGCCGATTCTTTGCGCATTCCGATAGCTTTTAATGGGTTTTGTGGGCAACTGAAAGAACTTCCTAAGAAGGCGGATTTGAACGATGGTCAATATCAAGATTTAATCACTTCTATACTAAATAAAACATATTTTTTATCTTAGTTTATTTGGATATTATGCTTTTATTATATATCTTTACATTATGATAAGAATAAATTATAATAAAGGAGATATAATAGGAAAATTAATCTTCTTGGAAGATGTAAATATTAAAAAAGGGTCTAGGAAGGCATTTTTTCAATGTCCTTTATGTCAAAATCAATTCAAAACAGAGATTTCTAGAGCCAAGTCCTTGAGAACCGTATCTTGTGGTTGCTACAGAAAGATAAACTCCTCAATTATCCATACAACTCATGGTCAGGTAAAAGGTGGTAAAATGTCTCCTGAATATGTATCTTGGCAAAGAGCTATTCAAAGATGTCAAAATCCTAATTATGGAGGATATAAAAATTATGGAGGGAAAGGGATAAAAGTGTGCGACAGGTGGAAATATTCATTTTCTGATTTTCTACAAGATATGGGTAAAAAACCATTTAAATCAGCTCAAATTGATAGAATAGACAGTAATGGAAACTACGAACCTTCAAACTGTAGATGGGTAAGTTGTAAAGAAAATGCTAGAAATAGATCAAATAATTTAGTAATATCATGGAATGGAGAAAATAAGACTCTTTCTGAATGGTCTGAAATTCTTAAATTGGACAAAAATACATTAAGAAATAGATTATATTCTAAGAATTGGACATTAGAAGAATCTATGACAACCCCTTTATTTAAAAAAGGACAAAAACGAAACTTATGAAAACAATAATTTTATCAATATGTTCCTAAGAAGTAAGATTAAACAAAAATTCTTGGTGATAAAATATATATTTCTCTCCTATATTAGGAAAGAATATTGTTTTAATAAATACACCAGACCTAATGCTAAATTGATAGATTTGTATAAAATGATAAAATTACACATATGACTCGTGAGCAATATATCGAAGCTAGAAAAACAAATTCTATAGAAATCATGTATGATTATTATAGGGAACATTGGACGGAAGAGATTCAAAAGAAACATAAAATACTCCTTGAATTTAAAGAATTTGTAGAATTCATACAAATGTATCCAGGTATACAGAATGCATTTAATGTTTCTTGTGAATATTATGATGCTAAATTTGCTATTCTCAAGGTATTTCTAAAAGACAATAAAATATTATTTATATGAGAAATTTAGACAAAGAATCAAAAAATGAACTAGATGTTAAGTTTAAACCTTATTTCGATAAGCTTATAACTTACACTAAAAAGAATGGTATAGATACTATATTTGGAGAATGGAATGTGACTTTTACTAAAGAAGGAAAAGGTTTATCTATTTCTTATAATTATCTTTATAGACAATCTGGAATATCAAAAGTTCACAAAGAACTTACAGAAAGTATGATTGAACTAGTAGATGTGACAGATGAAATGTTTTATAATAATTATATAAAGACAATTATTGACCTAAATTTTCTTAAAAAATGATAACATTTGCATGGATAGTGGTCTATTTAATAGGCTTTGGAATAGTATGGAAACTTGACGATGGATCATATACAGGTGCTCCTATATTGAAAAATAGTGTAGAAAACTTAAGAAAAAGGCTAATATTATCACTATTTTCGTGGGTGATAGCACTTCCTTTCTTCATAATCTACCTCATAGCAGGAATAATTGATAAAGATAATTTATGAAAAGAACTGATTTTTTGAAAATATTAGCAGTTCCTCTTATAGTTCCATTTATACCAGATGAGAAGAAAGAAGAGGATATTAAACCTGTTTATAAAATGAGAGCAGGGGATATAGCCTATTTTGATGGTAAAATATTTCATCCAGTAAATACAGCTTATTCAGAACAATAAATATATAAACTATGAAAATTTGGGCAATTAGCGATACACACGGAATGCATAGGAGAGCTATAGTTCCAGAGAACATAGATTGTGTTATACATAGTGGTGATAGTACAAATTACAAAGATTTATTAAGAAATGAGGTAGAATTTAGAGACTTTCTTGATTGGTACAGTAAAATAGATGTAAGACATAAAATTCTTATAGCTGGAAATCACGATGCTTGGGCTACTAAACTCTATTTGAAAGAAATGGTGGAGGAAGCAGATATTGTCTACCTAGAACACGAATCTCATAATGTAGAGGGAATATCCATATTTGGAAGTCCTTATACACCAAATTTCCGTGATTGGTATTTCATGAAAGATAGAGGAAAATTAGATAGGTGGTGGCAAGAAATCCCTGAAAATACTGATATTTTAGTAACACACGGTCCTCCACAGGGAATATTAGACCTATCTAGAGATAGATTTAACAATCTTGAATATCGCGGAGATAAGTCTCTTTTAAGACACGTTAATAGAGTAAAGCCAAAATATCACATATTTGGGCACTTACATGACTTTGAAGACTGTTTAAATTATGGAATCCGTAAAATAGATGATATTACATTTATGAATGTATCTTCTGTCGAAGACGGTCGTTTTGATAAAGGATTGATTCATAATGGTATTGTCTTTGAAATATGAAAAAAACTTGTAATAAATGTAATATAGAGTATAATGTAACTAACTTCTTTTGTAGAAACAAGAAGAAAAGATATTATTCTCCTTACTGTAAATTATGTTTTATGAGAATAAATAATGATTATAAGGAAAAGAATAAAGAAAAAATAAAAGCAATAAAAAAGAAAGAATATCTGAAAAATAAGAATAGGTATATAGATAGAGTGTTATATAGAAAATATGGTATATCTTTAGAAGAATATAATACAATGTTGAAAATTCAAAATTATAGATGTTTTATTTGTAATAAACATCAAGATGAATGTTCTAAAAATTTAGCTGTAGATCATAATCATAAAACTGGCAAAGTTAGAAAACTATTATGCAGAGAATGTAATTCCATACTCGGATACTCAAAAGAGGATATTAATATACTTGAAAATTGTATAAAATATATAAATATAAATATTTGAAATATGATAGAATATTTAATTACAGTTTGTGGAATAAACCGTATATCTGAAATAAAGGATGGATGGTTTAGATGGAAAGGGAAAATGATGACTAAAAATTGTCAATCTAAGCCTCTAACTAAGGTTAAAGTGAGACATAAAGAGGATAGTACAATTACAGGAGTAGCTCAAGAATATGGTTTATTAGAAACAGGCTACCTCTATGTTTATTGGGATAGAATACCCTCAAATAAACCTAGACCTTATACATTTGAACATATTGATAATTTAATATTTGAAGAATGAATCAAGATGAATTACAAGCTGATGTTATTAAGAAATCCTTAGAGTTCTATAAGGATTATAGGAAGGGATGGTTGGATTTAGCTATGAGGGCAGGAAAAACACGTATTTCTATTGAAATAATAAGAAATATGTTCCCTCATAGCTGCAAACTTCTTATAGCCTATCCAGATAATAAGCTAAAAGATACATGGAAAGAGGAGATGATTAAGTGGAAGTATGATAATATTGACATTACCTACACCAATTTCAGCTCTCTAAAGAAACATGTTAGTGGATGGTGGCAATTCTTCATTTGTGATGAATTTCACTCCTTAAGTGAAAATGAAGCTAGTTTAGTAGATCAAATATCTGCTGGATACACACTCTTCTTATCTGGAACTATAAGCAAGGAAACTAAGCAAAAATGGCCTAAATTTAGAGAAATATACAGATATACCACTTCTCAAGGAATTGATAATTCTATTCTGGCTAATTATACTATTACAGTACATTTAGTAGATTTAGATAACACTATCAAAACTCCTAATAAGAAAGGGAAAATGCTCTCAGAGAAACAGAAATATGACAATTATACATACGTTATTCAACAAATGAAATATAATGGTCAAAATTCTATGCATTTGGCTTTAGCCAGGAACAGATTATCCCTATCCTCCATTGGAAAAGTAGAATATACTAAAAAACTTCTAAATAAATTAAATGATAAAAGAGTATTAGTGTTCACAGGACTTGCCGATGTAGCTGACAGCTTGGATATATACTCCTATCATTCTAAAAGTACAGAAGATGGACATTTTAAGGCTTTCCTAGCTAGTAAGTTAAATCATTTAGCATTGGCTGAAATGGGAAAAATGGGTGTAACTTACCCTATGTTAGATAGTGTAATTCTTCTCAATTTCACATATAATGCTGAAATGAGCAGTCAACTATTAAATAGAGCTATTAATCTCGACTATAAGGGAAAAATAGCAGATTTACATGTAATATGTTTAAATGAATCTCCAGAGCTTAAAAAGGTAAAAGAATCATTGAGTATGCTAGATTCATCCAAAATAAAATATATATGAAATTTGAAGAATTACCTAAAGAAGACTTAGCTTTGGCTTTGATTCTAAAAAGAAATCAAATGAAGAGAGAAACTTGGATAAAAAATGTTCAGAAAGTGTATCCTGAAATGACATTAGAGGAAATAGAGAAATTACATGATAAAATCTTCAAAAAATGAATTACGAAGAAGAAATAAATAAACTAGTAAAGGAGAAAATACATGATCCTTTAGACGCAGAATTTGAAAGAAAGGTGAGAGATGAACTTTTACCAACTATGTTACTATCAGACTTTGTCACCACTGTAAGCGAAATTCGTTGTGATGAATGTAATAAGATAGATAAGAGTTATATGGATGAATGGGAGGCAGCAGAACATTTCCTTGATGAAGGATGGGAGATTGTTGGAAAAAAATGTTTGTGTAAAGATTGTATAAGTAAAAAAGATTAATTAAATTTGTAAAAATTATGAAAAAGTTTAATATACCTAAAAAGGAAAGAAAAGATTGGATAAATGCGTTATTGTCTGGAAATTATAAACAAACCACTAACACTTTAGCTCGAAGTGGAAAATATTGTTGTTTAGGTGTGTATGGAAAAGTAGTAGGAATAGATGATTATGAAATGACAAATCGTGGTGTACCTGCTGAATTAAATTCTGATAATAGAACTAAATATCCTAGATGTCTTTTAGCTGAAAGTAATCAGAAAAGATCATTTACAATGAAATTAGCTAATATGAATGATAACGGTAAAACATTTAAGCAAATAGCAACATATATTAAGAAAAACACTATAGGAGTATAAACAAAACCAATAAACTATGGCAGTACAAGTAACACTAGAAAGCAAAGAATCTATTCTTCCAGGGGTGGATGAAATTACTCCTGTGACATCTACCAATCCAAGGGATTTAGTAGTAATTTCTATTCCTAAGATGGGAAAAGGATCAATTTTGGGTGAATTTACCAAGAAATACAACGCTCTTGTATTAGATTTAGAGAAAGGAGGATATGAGTTTATAGAGGCTAGAAAGCTCTCCACATACACTTCCCAAGAGGATACTATATGGAATTCCTTTCAGAACTATGTCAAATATCGTAAAGCTCTATTAGAACAGAAAGGAAAATATGACTATCTTATTATAGATGGTCTTTCTGATTTAGATGAACTTTCTGTGATAGGAGGCACTATAGCTTATATGAACAGCATTATAGGAAAGAAGTTTAATAGAGAAGGAGGAAATGAAGCTGGAAGGAAATATGAATTCGGAGAACCAGAATGGAAATCTGTACTTACACTTCCAGATGGTGCTGGTTATTATCATACAAGACAATGGTTTTTACAGCAAATCGAATTTTTTAGGCAAATTAGCCCTTATAGAATATATGCTGCTCATATAGTTGATAAGCTCATTAAAGATAATGGGAAAGAGGAAATAATTGGTAGTGAAATAGCTCTTACAGGTCAATTAAAGCGTATATTTGCATCTAAAATGACCAGTTTAGCTAAATTAATAGCTGATGAGGATAGTAGATACTTAAATTTTGATGTATTAAATGACAGCATTATAGCTGGAAGTAGAGCACCTCATTTAAAAGGAAAAATTTTGATTTCTAAACAAGAGAAAGATGGTAAAATAACAACATTTTGGGAGAATATTTATAAACAAACTAAATAAACTATGAAAAAAGACAAGGAACAATTAATTAAGGATTTCAAGAAATCTAACAAAGAACGTAGGGAGAAAATTGCTAAAGCTGCTGGATATAGCACAAGTGCTGAATATTTAGCTTCTTTGGAGACTAAAATTAAAGTGAAGAAAACCACTAAGAAGGCTACAAAAACAGCTAAAAAAGAGATGTTGGATTATGTAGTAGCTTTTGATACCACAGGGAGTATGATGTCATACATTGATGATGTTAAAAAACACGTAGAAAAGCTCATTCCTGAAATGTTTTCACAGGATATTGATTTAAGGATGAAAATTGTGGCATTTGGTGACTATTGTGATATGCCAAGCAAAGATGTCTTTGGATATGCTTATCAGGAAATAGATCTTACAGATAATATTAGCGAACTTACAAATTTTGTAAAAGGTGCTAAAAACACCTCAGGTGGTGATAGTGAGGAATTCTATGAACTTGTAATTAAGAAAATTGTAGAAGAAACCCCTTGGAGGGAAGGTAGTAAAAAAGCTGTATTATTTATTGCTGATTATGATCCTCATAGAGTGGGGTATTCTTACAATCAAATAGTAAAAAATGCTCAAATTGACTGGAAAAAAGAGGCTCAAAAAGCTGCTGAAAAAGGTATTGCATTTGATACATTAGCTGTACTAGGGGATACCTTCCCTTGGTATAAGGAGCTTTCAGCTATTACCAAAGGTGTATGGTTGCCATTTCAAAGTAGTGGTAAAACTTCTCACATATTTGCAGCTTCTGCATATGCTAGAGGAGGAGAGAAATCAAGAGCTACATTTATGTCAATGTCAGCTACAGCTTCTATGTCAGGAGATGCAGAACTCATCGGAACCTATAAATCATTAAGTACATTAATGGATACTCCTGCAACAGCTACAAGTAGCACAGGAACATTTACTAGCAGTACATCAACAGGAACACGTAAAACTAAACTAAAATAATAACTATGAAGACAAAATTTGATAAGGTAAAGGTGGGAGATGTATTTTCCGAAGTACAACACTATAAAACAGTGAAAATTGCTGGCGGTAAGGTACAATTGAAGAATGGTTTAAATCAGGATATTGTAGTGGATAGCAAATATGTAGAAGATTGCCTAATTAGTGGTAACCAGTTTACTACAGAGGAGAAGGTTAATAAAACTGATCTCACTAAGCTATTTTTACAGAATCCTAACACTGTATTCACCGTTTCCTTTAATAAGCAAGTAAAGGAGGCTGATGTTGTGAAAGAAATCATGGAATCTTACGAAGGTTCTACACCTAAGACTATGGGAGATGCTATTAAGAAGGCTGTAAAACGTGGACTTACAGGTGAAGAAAGGGTGTTAGTGGGTTATCATACAGGATTGCAGGATGACTTCGGTAGGCTTCAAGTTTGGGATATGAATATCACAGATGGTAATCCAACTAGATTAGTTGATACGAGATCACTAAATTGGCTTATTTGTAAAGGAATCAAATATATTGTAAAATAAGAAATGATAGTAGATTCTGGTAAATACTTTCTATATCGTCATATTCGTTTAGATAAAAATGAACCTTTTTATATTGGTGTAGGAACTAAAAAATCCTACATAAAGAACTGGGAAGCACCTAGTGCATATTCAAGAGCTACAGAGAAAGGAGGTAGAAATAAAATATGGAGGAATATTGTTAAGAAAACTAAATATGAGGTCGAAGTTTTGTTAGAGAGCGATAATGAAGATTTTATCTTTGAAAAGGAGATAGAGTTTATTAAGTTATATGGTAGAATAAATCTAAAAACAGGTATTTTAGCTAATTTGACAGATGGAGGAAGAGGAACTAAATGTTTAATTCCATCTCTTAAATCTAAGATAGCTACTTCAATTAGAGCCAAAGGAAATACTTATAGAAGAGGAGTTAAACTCTCTAAAGAAACAAAGGCGATAATAAGTGCTTCGCAATTAGGTAGAAAACTATTACCAGAATCTATAGAAAAAAGAACTAAAACAAGACAATTAAAAGGAAATTGGCATACTAAAAATAGTAAAGATAAAATAGGAAAGAGTAATTCTAAAAAGTTGATGAGACAGAATCTAATTGACAATAATATCGAATATTATGATTCTTGTCATGCAGCATCAAATATTATAGGACTTTCTTATCAAAGAATATCCGAACTATGCAAAAATAATATGACTATGAAGGGATATAAATGGAGTTATGTAAAAAACTAGAAAAAATTAAACAAATAAATTATGAGTGAAACAAAAAGTGGAATTGGTGGTAAAGTTAGGGAACAAAGTGATTTCTCAAAAAAAGTTGGATTATTCTGTGCAAAAGTGATTGCAGTGAATCCTGATAGAGAATCCTTCAAGGAGCTTCTAGGCATAGAGCTTAAAGCAGAAAGTAAGGCAGATGAATATGCTGGAGAGAGTAAAGATGGTAATCCTACAATGAGGGTGAATTTCTGGCTGGAAGAAGCTAAATCTAAGCAAAAATTCAATGTTACATTCTTCTTAGAGAATAAAGTGAAAGAAAATAAGGATGCTACAAAGAAGCAATATATTAACAATATTGGTGTATGTTCTTGGGCAGATGATGAAAATAACCTTCCTGATTGGTTTAAAAAGAGAGAATATAGAGAAGCTTATGTAGGAGAAGAGGAATTGTATAGTTTTATGCGTACATGGCTTGGAAAACTGGATTATAAAGATGCAGAAGCCACATTACAGCTAGAGTGGAAACATCTCCTTAAAGGGAATATGAAGGACATTAGGAGTCAAATTAATGGAGAATTCTCTACAAATATTGTAGCTTTGGCTGTAGTTAAAAGCGTTGTAAAAGACGAAGAAACTAAAGAATACCAAGGAGTGTATAATAGAGCCTTTTTACCTGAATATTCATTAAAACAGTTCAGATTGGTGGATTATAATAAACCTGAAATTATTGCTGGTTTGAAAAAGAAGCAAAATAAGGACTTAAAACCACATGAACGATTTGCTGTACAGGTGAGTGATAGTGAATATGGCTGCAAAGATAGTTTTAAACTTAAGGATTTAGCAGATTATAACGCTGAAGACTTCCTTGTAGGAACAAATGCTCCTATTAGTGCTGATGGTAGTGATTATTGAAGTTTAAATTGTTTAACAAAAAAGAGGCTAGGGATAGAAATATTCCTAGCTTTTTTATTTATATTGCACTATGATAAAAGGGAAGATTAAGACAGATTTGACGATGGATAGTATACTAGGACTCATAAGTCCTTTTGACATCTATATGTATTATATGCCTAATAAGGATTGGAAACTTAATGATGTCACCTATAGCCCATTTAAAGTAGAAAATCACCCTAGCTTCCTAATAGGGAATAAGTACGGAAACCTTTCACATATTGCCTTTAATGATACTTCTAAAAGAGGAGATTGCTTTAGTTTTGTAAAACAACTTTACAATCTTACTAATTTAGATGAGGTGTTAAGGAAAATTGATGGGGATTTTCAATTAGGACTAGGAAATGGTGTAAAAGGAGACTATAAAGTTATTACTTCCCAATATAAACAACCAGAAATTACCAAGAGAAATAGTCTTATTCAAGTGATTACAAGGAAGTTTCTAAAAGAAGAATTAGCTTATTGGAATGAATATCACCAAGATTTACAGGATTTACGTGATAATAATGTTTATTCCATAAAAACGCTATATTTTAATAAACAGAAGTTTCCCTTAAAGGATACAGACTTAAGGTTTGGATATTATTATCCTAAAGGAGGATTCTGGAAATTATATATTCCTTTTGCTAAAAATAAGAAGAATAAATGGTTAGGTAATGTGCCCTTACAGACGTCTTGGGGACTAGAAAATCTAAATAAGGAGTATAATACTCTAATCGTAAAAAGTCTGAAAGATTATCTAGTATGTAAAAAGGTATGCCCTTATATATTTGGGGTGCAAAATGAATCATTAGCTGCTTTTTCTGGAGAGACTATAGATTATACAAAAGAACACTCTAAAGAAGTTTTTTATGGTGGAGATAGCGATGAACCAGGGAAAAAAGCTAGTTATTTAATAACTTCCACTTTAGGATATAGACATATAAACCCTCCAGATCATCTAAAAAATGAATGTTGTAAAGATTTTGCTGATATGGGTAAAATTAAAGGATTAGACAGTTTGAAACAACATTTTGTGTCTAAGAACTTATTATCTTTGTAATATGAAGATTTGTAAAATTTGCAATTTGGATGAAACTAAAATAACTTTTGAAAAAGTTAGAAAAATTTGTACTAAATGTAGAAGCAAGCAATTATTCATTTCTAAACAGAAATGGAAACAAATTAATAAAGAAAAAGTAATAAATACTTCCAAACTTTATTATATAAATAATAAAGAAAGATTAGATAGAAGGAATACAGATTATTATTTCAATAATAAGGACAAAGTCAAAATAGCAAGAAATAAATATAGATCTAAAAATAGAGAAAAATTCAAATTAATAAAAAAGAATAGGTTAATTAATGATATTAATTATAAACTTTCTTTGAATTTAAGATCCAGAGTAAATTCGGCTATAAAAAGGACAAATTCTAGAAAAATAAGTAATACTACTAAGTTAATAGGCTGTTCAATAGATAAGTTAAAATTGCATTTACAGTCCAAGTTTCTTCCTACAATGAGTTGGGATAATTACGGGAAATATTGGCATATTGACCACATTATTCCTTGTTCTAATTATGATTTAACAAAAGGAGAAGAACAGAAAAAATGCTTTAATTACACAAATTTACAACCCTTATTTGCTATTACACAGATAATTAATGAAATTACTTATATAGGCAATTTAAACAAAAATGATAAAATATTATAAATTATGAAAATACAAACATATGAAACAACAAAACAACAGCTTATAAATACTACAATTCCTAGTGAAAGTAGGACATATAAGCCATTTTCACATGAAAATGTGATAGATTTAACTTTAGAAGCTATTAATAAAGCAGGATTTCAACTAGATAGAGAAAGTTATAGTGCTGCAAGAGGAAATAATATAGCTACAGGTAAATATACTATCAAAAATGTAGCAGATAGCGAAATGCAATTACAGATTTCTTGGCTTAATAGTTATGATAAGTCTAAAAGGCTTACTTGGGGCATCGGAAATCAGGTCAGAATCTGTATGAACGGAATGATAAGTGCTGATTTAGGAGCTTTTAAGAAGAAACATCAAGGAGAAATCCAAGATTTTACTCCTAAAGCTATTTCTGAATATGTAAAAAGAGCAGGAGATACATTCAAGGAAATGCAGAAAGAAAGAGAAGATATGAAGAAGGTTATTCTTTCAGATAGAGATAAATCTATCCTTATAGGACGATTGTTCTTAGAGGAGGAACTTCTTACTACTACACAACTTAATATTATAGCTAGAGAGGTTAAAATGTCCTCTTTTGATTATAAATCCAAGGATAGTGTATGGGAGTTCTATAATCATGTAACTCTATCATTAAAAGAATTACACCCCTCTCTATATATGGAAACATTAATGGGGGCACATAAGTTTTTTGTGAAGGAAACTGGTATTTCTGTACCCAATTCTCCTATATTTACAGACATATCTCCCAATCAACAAGTGATAGAATTTACTCCTGGTATAGTATGACAAATTTAGATTGGGATAAATTCTCACCGTTATTTGGTACATGGGCTTCAAAAATCAAACCCTTCTTTGATAGAGGAGGGTTTGATCCTATTTATACATTTCTTAAAAAAGAGAGTCTTCGTGGAAAATTACTCACTCCATTGAGTAATTTGGTATTCAGATGTTTCCAAGAGACAGATATAGATAATACTCATGTAGCGCTATTATCAATGTGTCCTTATCATACCTACTATAATGGTTCTCCAGTGGCCGATGGTTTGGCTTTTAGCTGTGGTATAACTAATAAATTACAACCAAGTTTGGAGAAGGTGTATGAAGGATGGGAGAATGAGTTATATGAAGGAATGAACCTAGATTATTATAAAAGTCCAGATTTAACATACCTTGCGAAAAGTGGTGTATTATTATGGAATTGCAGTCTTACTTGTGAAAAAGACAAGGCTGGTTCACACATAGAAATTTGGAGTGAATTTACCAAATTTATACTAGAGGAAGCATTAGCTTACACAGGAATACCTATTGTGTTTATCGGGAAGGATGCCCAGAAATTCAATAAATATGTTACTCCTCTAACTCATGGGCAAATATTTAATATTGAACATCCTAGTTTTGCAGCAAGAAGTCAGTCTATTTGGTCTACAAATGGTGTTTTTACTAAAATTAACAAAATAGTAAAGGACAATAATCATGTAACAATACCTTGGTTAGCTTCTAAGGAAGATATAGAATTAATAACAGCAGATTTACCATTTTAATTATGACAAAAGAAGAATTAGTTAAAGAAGCTTTCAAATTCGCCAATGAAGAAGCAGACAAAAGAGGAACATTTAATACAAATGACTTAATTATATATGCATATAACCAAGCTATAGAAGATGCTGCAAATAATGCAATAGCCGACTGTAATATCCTAGCAGGAGATGCTAATTATAATAATATAGAAGTATATGTAATAAAAGGTTCAATTTTACAACTTAAGAAAACATGATACTAGAGTGGAGATTTAAGCTATTAGAGAAATATAAGAGAATAGTGTGCGATGATGGGGATTTTTACACAACTAAGGGTAAAAAGCTTAATTTGAAGCCCTCTAGAGGAGGATATTTAAGAGTGAGAATATATAATAAAGGAAAAGAAATCTATAAATGGGCACATAGGCTTGTATATACAGCTTTTATAGGTGATTGTACAAGCTTACATGTCCATCATATAGATAAAATTCAAACAAATAACTATTATTTAAACCTTTTAGGTCTTCCTCCTGAGAAGCATAGATATTGTCATAAGAAAAAAGTAAAACAATATACACCAGAGGAACTTAAAGAAGTTCCTTTTTAATTATAGAATATGGAAGAAAATGTAAAATATGAACTAGAAATAGTACAAGATGAATATGCAGAATCTCCTGATAGTTGGGGTGATGATAATTTGTTTTTGGTATATGATCATAGACAATTTACTATTAAAAGAAAAGGATTTGAACCTAAGGATATATTCAACCATTTAGATGCTAAAAGACATATTGAGAAACTAGTAGAAATCAATGGTCGACCATCTATAGAAGTGTATGGAGATGATTTAAATTCAGAATATGAGAATTATTGGATATATGTAGTAAATGCTTATATTCATTCAGGAGTGGCTCTATCTTTAGGAAAACAATATCCTTTCAATGATCAATGGGATACGTCTACAACAGGATATATATTAGTAAGTAAGAAAGAGTGGAAAGATGAGGATAAGGCTAAAGAAACTGCTGAAAATCTTATAGAAACCTGGAATATGTATCTATCAGGAGATGTATGGGGATATGTAATATCTAGAATTACCACTTGTAGTTGTTGTAATAAGGAAGATAAACAAGAGGTAGATAGTTGTTATGGATTCTATGGAGAAGAGGAATGTAGAAAAGAAGGAGAGGATATGTTAAAACATAAGACTAAATGAAAAAAGTATTCACAAATAGAGAACTTCCTCATATATGGGCTAATCAGCTACAAAATGAAGGAAGAGGAAGTAATATGTTTTTTGAAGGACCTATTATATATTCCTATGGAAAGCATTTTCCTATAGCTGAAATATTAGAAAAAGAAAAAGTTATATTAGTAAACTCTAGTAATTATAGTATTACAACAAGTAAGCATAAAGGATATGTATGGAGAGCTATAAATAGAGAGAAATATAAGAGTTTTAGTGTTCCTGGTTGTTCTAATAACCATTCAAAGAATATAAGTATTTGGATGGATACATTTAATAATTATGTAGAATCTGCTTCTACAGCAAGGAATAATAAAGAACTTTATCTAAATTCAGCTAAATACACCCTATCTACAATAGAAGAATATTTAGAGACTTTTAAACTTAATAAACTTAAGTTTAAAGGACTAAGTATTATGCTAAGAAGAAAAGAGAATATTCTTCCTATAGAACTTGAAAATAAGATAAAAGAGCAAAAGAAAAGGAATAGAAGGCTTCTTTTAGAGGAAAAGAAACAGGATATTAAGGAATGGATAGAGGGAAATAGATCAAATCTTCCTTATAAAATAGATGATGTATTTTTAAGAGTGGTGCATCCTGCTGCTTTTGAGGATGAAGATAGTCAAGTAGAAACATCTAAAGGAGCTAGAGTTGGATATAATAGTGCTAAATTGCTATATAGTATGATAAAAGCAGGAAAGGATGTAAAAGGTCATAAAATAGATGGATACACTGTAATAGGAATAAATGGTGTATTGAAGATAGGATGTCATCAAATAGAAAGAAAAGAAATAGATAGATTCGCAAAATCACAAAATTGGTAAAAGTTAATAAAGACTAAGTATATTAGAATAATAATTCGTATATTTAGCCTTTTAAATGAGTAAAAAATGAAATTTGAAGTAGATAAAGATCAACTAGTAAAGTTGAAAAAATGGCAAGAATCTATAAAAGAAGTATTTGGAGAATATGGAAATTATGATTATATTTTCACACCCACAGGTATAGGAGATGGTATAAAAGTAAGAAGTCACCTATCTAATACTATTATAGATTTAACAGATGTAAGTAAATGGTAAATAATGAATAAGAAAACAAAGAGAATTAAGGCTCCTAAGACAAGGAAAAGTAAGGTGGAGAAACCATTTAATAGTGGTACAATGAGTGTTAGTGCATTTTGGTCATTTATACGGTCTGCATTACGTCAGAAAAGTAGGTGGTGGAAACCCATCCTAGAATGTAAAAAGGCAGCTAGAAGGCCATACAAAGGTCCAATAAAGCGTCAAAAATGGGAGTACAAATGTAGTGTATGTGGTAATTATTTTCCAGAAAAACGTTGTTCTGTAGACCATATACATCCTTTAGGACAATTAAAAGATTATTCTGATTTACCGCATTTTGTAAAAACCTTATTTTGCGAGGTAGATAATTTACAAGTGTTACATGATGAATGTCATAATAAAAAAACTAAATTAGAAAAAGATGCAAGAAATAGTGGAAGTTGAGAATTTTAATTACTATACAACAGAGGAGTTGTTTTACTACCTACTGGATAATCTAGTAATACCTCCAGATGAGGAATTTAAACAATGGAAGTACTATAAACAGGATATGATTAGATTATGTGAAGAATATTATGATAAATATTATGGAGAAGGAAGAAAAGATTGATTTTGATGAAAATAATCCTTGTGATTTGCTAGAGGAGGCTCTATTTTACCTGAATATGATTCCTAGGAAAAATATAAAGAGTGAAAATACAAAAGATAGCTACGAATTAGCTAGTTTGATAGATAAATACCTTAAAAATACAGAATAATGATAAAAGGAAGCACAAAGACAGAAAAGGAATATAGGGCTACAGTAATGGATAGTAGTAGCAGTCTTAAGGAATTTTCCATAGACAGGAGAAAATACTATAAAAAGTATGTCTTGGGAGAAAGAGTAACAGATGAAGAAGATACAAAAGCATCAGTTATTGGGCGTTTAGTGGAGACACTTCTGTTTGAGAAAGACGAATTTGATAATAGGTTTTTCATGAGTAGTACGGCTAAAGCTCCTACAGGTAATATGTTAGCCTTCGTTGAAGCTCTTTATAAGCATTCCAGAGACAACAGTGATGAAGAGGGTAATATCACTATGGAATTTGGAGAAATAGTCAAATTAGCCCATAAAGACAGTGAGTATAAATGGAGTGTAGAAAAAGTGCTGGAAAAGTTTATTGGAACAGATAACGAGATATATTATAAGGAAATAAGAGAAGTGAGAAGTAAAGGACTTACGGTAGTTACAACAGATGATATTACTAACGCTGAGAGGATTGTAGAAGATCTCCAATCTAATGATATTACAGGTCCTATATTAAGTTTGGTTAATTCTGACAGATATACCATACTTAAACAGTTCCAGATAGAAGGATATGATATTGATGGGCTGCCATTGAAGTCCATGTTGGACTTGCTTATAATTGACCATAAGAAGAAAACTATACAATTCTATGATTTAAAATGTGTGTGGGCTGTAGAAAGTTTCTATGAAGAATATTATCTCTATCGTAGAGCATATATTCAAGCTTATTTGTATATGGAAGCTTGTAGAGAGTTAAAAGCAAGAGAAAATCTTGATTATTACACTGTTTTAGAGCCAAAATTCATTGTATGTGATAGTATCAACTATTACAGTCCATTGATTTATACACTAAATAGCGATGATTTACAGGATGCATATTTAGGGTTTGAACATAAAGGAAGGAAGTTTCCTGGTGTGAAGTCTATTATAGAGGACTTGGTTTGGGCTAAAAAGGAGAATAGATGGGCCATAAGCAAAACAAATTATCTAAATGGAGGATTAGTTCCTATAAAATAGAAATGGATATTTCTGGAATATATACTATCACTTGTTTAATTAATAACAAGATATATGTAGGTAAAAGTAAGAATCTTTTCACAAGAGAAGATGATCATTTTCAATCCTTAAAAAACAAATCTCATCATAATTATCATTTACAAAAAGCATTTGATAAATATGGTGAGAAATGCTTTATATATGAGATTTTGGTCGAATGTGATGAAAATTTATTATATTCAGAAGAGCACTACTGGTGCAACTTATTAAATGTCCATAATAGAAATTATGGATATAATATTAGACCAACCCATCCTGAAGGTAAATCTGGGGTTTCGGAAAATACTAAAAAGTTAATATCTAATGCTTTTAAGAAACCGATAATAATTTTGAATCCAAGAGGAGAATTCATAGATAGGTGTGAAAGTATAACAGAAACTCATAATAAATTTAAAATAGGAACTTCTACTATATCTAAAATATTACTAGGTAAATATAAAACTTATACTAAATATATTCTTCTTTACGAAAAGGATTATGAAAAAAATAAACAATACTCATTACCTACCAAACCTAAAGAAAGATATAGAAAAGGAGTAGAAGTTTTAATGTATGATTTGGAAGGAAATCTTATAAGAGAATGGAAAAGTTTAACTGAAGCTGCGAATTTTATTAGTTCTAAGGTATATAGTTTATTTAGAGTAATAAAAGGAAGAAGAGGTAAGAAAAGTAAAACAAACGAGTTCAAAAATTATGTATGGAAATATAAACAATAATGAATGGAATTAAAAAAATCAATTAACACTATATTCATAGTGCCGACGCTAGGAATAGATAGAGAAAAACTTAGAATTAACGGGTTTTTAAATGGATATTCGCGTGATATAGATAAAGAAATAAATTATGAAAATTCGGTATATTTGCTCTTTAGACCTCCGAATATGGATAGGTTTAAGGAGTTTACTGATGATGAGTATGATCGAACTTCATCATTAATAGATGATTATGATCCGTGTCCAAAATTCGTTGTTTTGGTATATTCTCTCAATCCTAAGTTTAAAGAGGATTTTGAGCTAATTAAGCAGGGAAAATATTCTAAGACTTCTCAGGAGTTTAAAGCTTTATTTCCTAAGATAGTGAAGGTGATTAAAAAAGGTGTCCCTAGAGAAGAAACATCCTTACAATATCAAATATTCAATAAATCTGATAGTTTGAGAGAATATTGGGAGAGTAGGATAGCTATGGATTTTAAGGATGATATGGAGGTATGGAATAACTTCGATTTGGAAAAAGAGACATTAAATATAGATAGAGTTAAAGAATTAATATGAAAATGGAATGGAAAGTATTAAAAGAATCTTCAAAAAATCCATTACCTACAAATAAGCAAATAATTGAATTTATGGAACAAGAGAAACAAAAAGAGGAAATGAAGGGGTTATTAGAAAAATACCCAAAAGCAGCTAAAATAGTGAATGAATACTATTTAGCTAAATTATTAGAGAGTTTGAACGATAAAGGGCTTCCTGATGATTTTAAAGAACATGTAAAACAGCAAGGACTCCCAGAGACACAAATAGTGAGTTTAATGGAGGTTAATCCTTATGCTCTAGTGGATGTATTTGATCAGAATAAGATACCCATACATATTGTAGTAAATAGTAAATTAGATGATGATAGGAATGTAAAAAGTGTTACTTTTGGTGTTATTATAGCTATGGGATCTAATGATATGAAAACTGTTACAGAATGGTTTCCTACCAGAAAAGAAGCAGAGAAAGTAGCAATTATTGAGGCATTTGGAATATTAGAAGAAAAATTAACCAAATAAACTATGGGATTTAGAGTGATAGAAGAAGAAAATGAGACAATAGTCAAAATGGCATCCACTAATGATATGTGGTATAATTTTGACAAAACTATTGAAGAATTATTTGAATTAGGAGAAGTGTTAATGAAAAAGAAGCTCAAAAAAGGAGCAGAGAAAGAACCTTCTGATCAAGCAATTATAGAAGAAATAGGAGACGTTTTCATTAGATTGGAAGTTCTTAAACTATTGTTTGGTTCTATAGAAGTGGAAAAGAGAATAGAAGAGAAATTAGCCAAATTTGAAGGGTTTTATAAAGAAGGTAAATATATAGGGAGTATATGAATGTAAAATTAGTAAGTGTAACAAAATCATTAATTGAAGGAAAAGAACTAACAGCAGAAGAACTTCTAGTGTATATAGCAAGAGTATCAAATCCTTCAAATCAGATGAATACTGAGACTTCTGATAAATTGATTGGTTATTTGATTAAGAATAAGCACTGGAGTCCTTTTGATATGATTAACCTAACAGTAGAAGTAACCACTAGTAAAGCTGTAGGTATTCAAATCTTGCGTCATTGGAGTATAAAACCACAAGAATTCAGTCAAAGGTATGCTGAAGTAGTGGATATTGAGCCAATTGAGCTTAGAAAACAAGGAGCTACAAATAGACAAGTAGGAGATGAAGTATTCGATCCTGTTCTTGAGTTAGCTGATGTAGAAACAAATGAGCCACAAAAAGCAAGTAATGTAATAAATGTTTATTTAAGTTATAGCAAAATGGTTTATCAATCTCTGTTAAAAGCAGGTGTGGCTAAAGAATGTGCTAGAATGATACTTCCTATGGCTACAAGTACAACATTATACTTGAATGGTAGTGTTAGAAGCTGGATACATTATTTAGAGCAACGCACTAGTCAACATGCTCAAAAGGAACATAGGGATGTGGCTAAATTAATAGAAAACATATTTAAACAACAGTTTCCAGCCACTGTAAAAGCTTTGAATTTATGAAAGAACAAGGACAGCGTTTTAATGAGGGGAAATTGAGGTATGATCTATTGGAACCATATGCTATTGAGCAATTAGTGAAAATATTCACTATGGGTAGTAAAAAGTATGCTCCCCACAATTGGATGAAAGGGCTTCCTTGGATGGATGTTATTTCCTCTTTAGAAAGACATTTGGCAGAATTCAAGAAAGGGGAAGACTTTGACAAAGAAAGTCAATTATTACACATGGCTCATTGTGCGTGGAATGCATTGGCTATTGTTAGCTATTATAAATATAGACCAGAATTTGATAATAGACAACATATGTATTTAAAAAGACCTAAAATAGGACTTGATATAGATGATGTTATCTGTGACTTTTTAGGAGGATATTGTGATAAATTTGGTGTAAATGAATGTAAACACTGGTATTCTCATTATGATACAGGAAAACATTTAGAAGAAGCTATTAAAAACAGTGATTTCTATTTAGGATTGAAACCTAGGATTAAACCAGAGGATATTCCTTTTGAGCCTCATTGCTATATCACCTCTCGTAGTATCCCTGTAGAATGGACAGAAAAATGGATACAGGATAATGGATTTGCTACTAAAAAGGTGTATACTATACCGTTTGGAGCTTCTAAAGTGGAAATAGCCAAACAAGCAGGAATTGATATATTTGTTGATGACAGATATGAAAATTTCGTAGAATTAAATAATGCTGGTATTTGTACCTTCTTAATGGATGCTCCTCATAACAAAAAATACGATGTCGGATATAAGAGGATTTATTCATTAAAAGAATTAGTATAACTGAGAATATTATGAGAATACATTTGGAAAAGAGGATAAGGATGCTTAAATTGTATCCCGTTTTTCTTTTAACAATTAAATTATATAAAATATGGTAGATGTAGAACAGCTTAGTAAAGAGGTGAGGACACCTTGGGGAGAACTTGGTTATATTGTATTAAAAAGAACATATAGCCGAAGACTCAAAGAAGATGATCCTAATAGTAAAACTGAGGAATTTTGGCAAATTATTCAAAGGGAGTTAGAAGCATGTAGAAAACAACTAAAAGTGGGATTTACTCCTGAAGAAGAGGAGAAGTATGCCAGATATAGACTAGGGTTGAAATTTAGTACTGCTGGAAGATTTATGTGGCAATTAGGCACTAAAACAGTAGATAAATTAGGACTGCCAAGTTTGCAAAATTGCTCATTTGTCACTATCAATCAGCCAATTAGACCTTTTACATGGGCTTTTGAAATGTTAATGTTAGGAAGTGGTGTAGGATTTAATATTCAGAAAGAAAATGTCTATCAATTGCCCAAATTAAAAGGAAAGGTGAAAGTTGAAAGAGAAGACACTAATGATGCTGATTTTATAGTTCCAGATAGTAGGGAAGGATGGGTGAAGTTGTTAGGGAAGCTTTTAAAGGCTCATTTCTATAACGGTGAAGGATTTACATTCTCCACTGTTTGTGTGAGAGGAAAAGGTGCTCCTATTAAGGGATTTGGGGGTACAGCTAGTGGTCCAGAAGAACTTTGTTGGGGAATCTTGGAAATTAATAAGCTTTTGAACGCCAGAGCTAATAAAAAACTCAGACCTATAGATTGCCTTGATATAATGAATATCATAGGATATATTGTGGTAAGCGGAAATGTGCGAAGAAGTGCAGAAATAGCTATTGGAGACTATGATGATGTTGAATTTTTAAAGGCTAAACGATGGGATTTGGGAACTATTCCTAATTGGAGAAGTATGAGTAATAACTCTATATATGCTCCTAGGGATATAGACGACCTTCCTCAAGAGTATTGGGATACCTATGAACAAGGTGAGCCTTATGGGCTTATAAACCTTGAATTAGCCAAGGCTTGTGGTAGAACAGGAGAAACTAAATATCCAGATATGGGTGTAGAAGGATTTAATCCTTGTGCAGAACAGAGTTTGAATAATTTTGAGACTTGTTGTCTATCTGAGATATATCTTCCTAATATAGAGAGTTTTGAGGAGCTTTTAGATGTTTTACAGTATACTTACAGAGTGAATAAACATTCTTTAGCTTTACATTGCTCTATGAAGGAAACTGAGGACATTGTACACAAGAATATGAGGATGGGTATAGGAATGACAGGTATTCTACAAGCTACTCCAGAACAAAGAGAATGGCTTAAAGATGCTTATCAGGAACTTAGATATTACGATCAATATTATTCAAATTTAAAAGGATTTCCTACGTCTATAAAGCTCACAACAGTGAAGCCTTCAGGAACTTTAAGTTTGTTAGCTGGAGTAACTCCAGGTGTACATCCTAATCCTGCTGGACCTCACTATTTTAGAAGAGTGAGAATGAGCACTAATAGTCCTTTAGTGGATTTATGTAAGAAACACGGTTATCACACAGAGCCTGCTATAGAATTTGATGGTAGTATGAGTAAAACCACTATGGTAGTGACATTCCCTTGTAAAATAGGAGAAAATGTCCCTGTAGAGAGTAATTTTACATATACACAGCAATTGAATATGGTGAGGAGGATGCAAAAAGAATGGAGTGATAATTCTGTTAGTTGCACTGTATATTATAAAAAGGAAGATATTGATGGTATTAAGGAATATTTGAAGAAATATTTCTCAAATGAGCTTAAAACTGTATCTTTCCTACTAAGTCAGACACATGGATTTAAACAAGCTCCTTATGAAACTATTACAGAAGAACAATATAATGAAGCCATAAAAGGTGTCATTCCTATTACTTCTGGTAATATTTCAGAAGATAGTTTTGAAATTCAAGAATGCTTGGGTGCTTGCCCAATTAAGTAAAAATTTGTTTTTGTTTTTAGGAGGGGAATGCTTGCATTCTTCTCCTTTTTTATTTACATTTGTAAAAAATTAAACTATGGCAAAAAAAATAGAGAAACTAGAAGGTAAAAGTAAATTACAAGAAGTATTGGATTCTTTAAATAAGAAATACGGGGAGAATAGTGTACTAACTTTTGATAATAAATCAGTGGGAAATTATGATATTATCTCTTCTGGTAGCATAGGATTAGACTACATAACCCTAGGTATCGGAGGTTTTGCTAAAGGTAAAATGTATGAATTAATGGGGTGGGAAGGATCTGGTAAATCAACAATATGTGGTCATGTTGTAGCCGAATGTCAAAAGCAAGGAGGTAAGGTACTCTATATAGATGGCGAACACGCAGTTGATAAGGATTATTTTAAAGCTCTTGGAGTAGATACAGAGAAAATGTTAATCTCTCAACCCTCTTCAGGAGAAGAAGGTTTTAATATTGCTTTAGAGGTAATAAATAGTGGAGAAATAGACTTAATTGTGATTGATAGTGATAGTTCATTAATCCCTAAAGCAGTGCTTGATGGCGATGTTGGAGATTCTTCAATTGGTAAAAAAGCTCGCCTGAATAGTAATGCTTATCCTAAATTGAAAAGTGCATTATCTGAGAAAAATGTATGTTTGATTATTGTATCTCAATATAGAGAAAAAATTGGAATAATGTTCGGTAATCCTACAACGACTCAGGGGGGACATGCGTTAAAATATTATACAGATTGTAGAATAGAAGTAAGTAAGTCTTTAGCTAAAGAGGGGGATGTGGCTTATGGTAATACAACCAAGTTAAAATCTACAAAAAATAAAATGTGTGCTCCTTACAGATTAACATCCTTTGAGGTGAAATTTGGACAAGGAATAGATAGAATGAAAGAAATTATAGAATTAGCCTCTGAGTTTGAAATTATCAAAAAATGGGGAAAATCTATCACTGTATCAGAATATAAAGGATTTCCAGAAGCAAAATATACAGAGGTTGAATTTATGGAAAAACTCCAAAATTATGAAACTTTCAACGATTTACGTCAAAGAATTATAGAGAAAATCCAACAATCGGATTTAAAAGTAGAAGAACCAATAGAAACAGAATAATGAGAAAGATATGTAGGGAGGAGAAGTGTAATAACTATGTATGGGGAAGTGGTTATTGTATATGTCATCAACCTAAGAAACCATTAAAAAGATCTCCTCTTCCTAAAATAGGAAAATCCATATATAAAGCAAAGGAAGAGGAAACGTTTGAAGAAACACTTACAAAAGCAATAAATACTATTTCTGAAAGAAACCTATTCTTTTTGTCTATATGGCAACAGAGACCTCATAAATCTGAGATTTCTGGAGAATGGTTATCACAAGACTTGGATGGATTACCCTCCTCCTCTGCTTACTTCCATCATATAATTCCTAAAAGTAAGCTAAAAGAGGCAGAATATGATCCAGACAATATAATATTATTAACTATAAATGAGCATTCGAATGTTGAAATGGATGTCTATAGATATGAAGAAATTAGCAAAAGACGAGAACAATTAAAAATTAAATACAAATTATGAACAAAAACCAATTTTTCTACACAAGAAAAGAAACAATTAAAATGCCCACAGGAGAACTTTCTCTTAGCTCCACACCTCCTTATGCGGAAAAGATTGTAGAATTCAAAGATAGCTTTAATTACAACAAGGTTATTAGAACTAGGGAGCTAGAAGATCATACAATATTAGTAGTGTTAGACGATTTTCATGAGGAAATGAGGGAAGTACCAGGATTTCATCCTAAAACAAGGAAACCCACAGGTGTATATGTAAAAGAGCGCAATACATATCAAAGTGAGATAGTGCTTTCAAAAGAAGACGGAGATAGACTTTCTAAAATTATATCAATTGATTAACATGAAAATACTAGGAAATAGGGTGTATTTAAATCTTCCTAAGATAGAGGAGAGTAAATTTAGCATATCTGATGAGCTTAAAAAGGAGCTGCGAGAAAAAGAGATTCAGAAATTTGATAAACTTACAGTGTATGCTGTGGGAGAAGGTATTCCTGGAATTACAATAAGTGTAAAAGTAGGGGATAAAGTATTTGCAGATCCAGTTGCTATACGTAGAGGAACCATCTTAAAAATAGAGGATAAGGAATTAATTTGTGTTAATTCTCAAGATATAATGCATGTATGGTAAGTTGGAAATGTACAACAATGGGAAGAGTGTCAACATTAGAGGAGACACTCTTCTCTTTTTTAAATCAGAGTGATTTAAATGACTGTGAAATGGTGATAGTTAATGACTATCCCTTACAAAACCTTATATTCAATCATCCCCAAGTAAGGATATTCAATATTAAGGAGCCGTTTAAAACTATTGGTGAAAAGGAGAATTTTGCTATAGAACAGTGTAAAGGGGATATTATAGCTGTTACAGATGACGATGATGTGTATTTATCCAATCACAATACTAATATAAGGAAGTATTTTACTCCAGAGAGCAGTGTATTACATTGGGATGGAGTATACTATAATGAGCCTGAAATCACATCTCTTGTATTTATAGGGAATTCAGGTATGGTGTATAGTAAAAGAGCTTGGGAAGAGGTGGGAAAATGTCCCATAATGAATGCTGGAGGAGATACAACATTTGCTGACAGTATTCATAAATTACACAAATGGACACACGGAAAACCTCCTAGAGGAGAAGAGAGTGCATTTTACAGATGGAGTCTTCCAGGTGGGGGCGGTATATATCATCAATCAGGGGCTGGTTTTGATGTAGAGGGAAAGCCTAATATCATCCAGAGACACAGTGCTCATGTAGAACATCTTAGAAGACTAGGACTTATTCCTACAGGGGATATTGTTCTAAAACCAAATTGGAAGTATGATTATGAACAATTATTAAAAGACTATGTTTCTAGAGATATTGCTACCAACGTATAATCGCATAAATGAGCTTAAAATGAGCCTTTCCTCATTAATGTGTCAATCTGATGAAGATTGGAAAGCTACTGTTATATTAGACCATCCCGAACAAGGAGATAGGGCTAAACTACTCAATGTTATACATTCCTTTTATGACGATAGAATTAATTATTTTATCACTCATAGACGATTTAATGATTGGGGTCACTCTTTAAGAGAGGCTGGAAAACAAGCAAGTGAAGCAGAATATCTTATAATGACAGGAGACGACAATTATTACACTCCTCATCTTGTAAAAGAGCTTAAATTAGCTACTACTTCTAAGCCTGGAATGGTATATTGGGATATGGTGCATAGTCATTTTAACTATTCCTATTTTAAATGTTCTCCTGCACATGGATATATAGATATGGGAGCCTTTGCTACAAGAACTGATTTAGCCAAACAAATACCTCTAACTACTAATTATGCAGCAGATGGAGATTTTATAGAAGATTTCAAGAAAAAGTTCCCTAATGAACAAATAATTAAGATAAATAAGGTTTTATTTGTTCACAACTAGCCCTTTTTTGAAATATTCTCTATCCATTGTCCTATTTTGAATAGAACAGAGACAATAACAATACTCAATATAGCAGCTATTATTATCATTTAGACATAAAAAAAGCTCTGTAGAAATACAGAGCTTTTAGTTTGCAAGGAGGTTATTTAGATGTTCTTTTTGACTTCATTGGCCACATAGGACTTTTAAGTCGTAATTTTGTATCAGCTTCCTTCATATAATTGTCCTTTGGATGAGGATTCTTTACTTTGGGAGCTTTTTTTGGTTTTCCTGATTTCATATTCCTTTTTTATATTTCTTTATTGGTGTTACTTGTCCTAATACACGTTTTTGATAATCAATCCAATTATCGTAGTTTCCAGCTTTACTCACCTTTCTCCAAGCATTTGTTGTAACACTTGTAGAAAGTGGACTGAATGCTTTTGGTGTCTGATTTCCATGAAATTTGGACTGTTTCTTTGCCATATTATTTTTTAACTTCTTCTTTTGATTCTACCGCTATTCCTGCTTCTACAGCCCTAGCTAGAGTGGTTTCCATAATATCATTGGCCCTTTCTGCTAACATTATTACACGGGCTTCAGGAGTGCTTAAAACACTTCTAAGAGAATGTAGCAATATACCAAAATCATTTCCTGGAATATAGAAAACATCTGTAGGTTTCCATTTATATTGCTTACTAGGATCATATTCTATCCTAGTTTCTGCTTTTCCTACCAAAGGTTCTTTTTTTACCTCTTTATCATCTCTTACAATTTCCATATTAATTGGTTTAAATTTCTACAAAGATAAAAGGAGTTTTTTATAAATGCAAGTTATTCTGTAGAAATTTCGAATGAAATGGTTCCTCCACTAGATTTAATCGACTTAGAGAGATCTAAATGTATATGAAAACGATTATTAAGCTTTAATATTTCCTCTAGAAGGAGATTTGTATATTGAGGGGTTGATGGGGCTATTCTAAAGTTATAAGCTTTCGGAAGCCTTTTTACCTCTAAAGAACATAATTCATCCACTGATTCTAATACTCCCGATAAGAGGGTGAGATAAAGCTCTTCGTTATCTGGAATTATTGGGAAATCTCCTACTATCTGAACTTCCATTTACTCCTGTGTTAATAAATACAAAGTGAGAGCACATTTAGCACTCAGTTTTTGACTATTTAGTTCTACACCACAATACATCTTATCTTCTCCAAATTCATATACAGCATGGCTATATTCTTCTAATGCTTTCACTGTTTCTATAGCTGTTGCTTTTGAGGAAGGGGATTCTGTTTTAAATCCCTCTATAGTTTTCCCTTCATATCCCATTAATTGCTCTATAATTACATCAGTTTTTCCTACTAAATAATCATATAAATTTCCTAATGCAATATGCTGCGAATTATTCTTAGTTTTCCAATGAATGAGCTTAATCTGGGCCTGAAAAGTGTGCAATTTACTTGCAATAGACTCCAATGTAAAATTTTCTTCTTTGGGTTTAACCATTCTTTCTGGAAATATAGCCATATCAATCAATTATTTCAAATTTTGGCAAACATACAATAAATTTCCCTTCATATCCTACATCTTTGGCTCTTTTTATAAGTTCTTCCTTGAAGTTTTCAGCAAGTATTACTAGATAATCAGGAGGAGTTTTTTGTAAATATCTCTTATGTACAATAGGAATTCCTGTACCAGGACTAAATTTCCCTATTTTTTCACTTGTTTCATCTATAATGACATCCATTATATCTGTTGTAACATTACAAGCATTTAGAAGAGTGTTGCCTTTAGCACTTGCACCAAAACCGGACAGTTTATATCCCTTTTTCTTTAAGTTTAAAAGGTTTTCCCCTATAGAGGATATGCTGTCCTTTACCTTAGATTGCCATTTAGAATATAGTTCTAAGGAGGTATATCCTTTTTCATCCTCATTTTTTATGAATTCATGAACAGAAGGAGAAACATCGTATCTGGATTCCTGTTTAGCTATTGTAATTCTTATTGTTCCTCCGTGTATATTATGCTTACTCACATCTATAATTTTCATTCCTAAAGTATCACATAGACTATTAATTGGAGAAATGGAAATATGAGATAAATGTTCGAAATAACATTGGTTCCATTCATTCTCCTCTATAAAGTCTCTAAGATAAGGACATTCTATTATTAATATTCCATTAGGAGACAGAACATTTTTAGCTGTCTGTATAAACTCATTAATATTATCAATGTGAGCGAAGACATTGGTTGCAGAAATTAATTGAGCATTTCCGTATTTGCTAATAATTTCTATTCCTGTTTTTCTACTCCAAAAATCAGCAATTGTAGGAACTCCTATAGATTCTGCAATAGCAGCTAGATTCTCAGCAGGATCTACCCCTAACACTTTAATTCCTATTTCTTCCTTAAACTCTTTTAAAAGAGATCCGTCATTAGAGGCTATATCTATATGGAAACTAGAAGATGACAGATGGTATTTTTCCCTTAAATCTTTAGCCATCTTTCTACAATGCTGTAAATATGGTTTATTTACAGAAGATCTATATGTATAATAACTATACATCTCCTTAGGATCAATTACTACAGAAAGTTGTGTCAGAAAACACTGCTCACAAACCATCACTTGTAAAGGAAATCTTTGCTTATTTCTAGCTAATTTAGAAGAAGTTTCCAAGTTGTTGGACAGGGGCATGAGACCTAAATCTAAATATTTAGTTAGTTTTGTAGAATTACATGCTCTACAATGTGTATGAGATTTGGCTATTGGGGAATTTGACTTATAATCTATCCATTTCTGGAGATTGAGAGAGGTATCGTAAGGAGTATTAAAACTTGTTTCTGATAGTTTTATAGGAGAAACATCAGGATTGCGCTCTTTAGCATAAGAAAATAAAGTTTTTCTCTCTGTACCTAGATTTAATATCCCTATTAATGGACTTATTGAAGCTTCGTATATTAATGGGGCTATTTTGTCCACATAATCCTTAGAAGCCCATTTATCAATAAATGCTACAGAATAAGAAAATTCATTCTTTCCAAAGGATGTACGTATAATTAAATGGTTTTTTACAGCATTTACAGAGGCTTCTCCTCCCACTTTAGTCCAAGTATAGAGATTGAAAGGTAGAATAGGATCAGATTCCTTACAGTTTCCGTGATTTCCTTGATAAACATAGTCAGTGGATAAATATACAAGCCTAATGTCATATTTGGAGCATATAATAGACAGGTTTGCAGCCCCTATTATATTAGTTTCAATGGCTTCTCTAGGATTGGTTTCAATAGCTCTATTATCGATTATAGCAGCACTATTTATAATTATATCTGGAGTATGTAGTTTAATAAACTCTTCAACCTGGCTTAAATTTCGTATATCCACATCATTTTTAGAAGGACATATTAAATTTCCATCAATTTTCTGTAATTCCTTCCCTAATGTCCCATTTCCTCCAAAAACTACTATTTTCATATTGGTTTAATTATGATTTACAAGGCATCCATTTACCTTCTTCCATCTATCCTCTCCATATTTGTCTATTATTCTTTTAAAATAAGTCCAATCACTACTATGTGACATATCTCCCCATCCACTACCTACAGCCACATCTTTTCTAATAATAACACAGGCAGAGTCTATATATCCTAATTTAAGCCTTGTATCAATGATTCCGTATTTATATACTTCCCAATTTATACCATTACAAGTTCTTTGATTATTTTCAATTATTGTAGTTTTCTGCCAACTATCATAAGAATGGACAAATTGGCTGCAATAGGAGGCCAAAATATAAGGATTTTCAAACCCTTTTAATAAAAACTCACAAAAATGAGGAGAATGAAAATTGTCCCCGTTCGTTATACATACAAAGGATGTATTAGGAGAGAGAATTTCTAGATTATCTAAAGCAAACTGACGAATAGGATGGCCCCATTGTTGCTTCCTTTCCTCTGTTTCTATAAATTTAATTCTTTTGTCATTAATAACATCTATCACTTTTCTTAACCCTGTAGAATTTGGACCATCATGTATTAATAAAAGTTCCCAATTCTTATAAGTTTGATTAATTAAACTACTTACAATTTCTGGAAAAGTGTCAAAAATAGGGCAAATAAATGTAATTTTGTTCTCTTCTGAAGGGGGATTTAGGTCTATAACAATAGGAAGTTCTGGAAATATTTCTTTATGTTCTTTTTCCCTTCTTTTAAATCTTAATTTTCCATATATACCATCATGTCCTGAGTCCCATAGAGGGGAGGTTTCTATATTATCTACCTGAGCTATTCTACCTATCTTGACTATTTGCTCAAATAATGTAACTGTCTTACTCTTCCTTTTATGCTCAAATTCATAACATTCTTCTTTATTTGTTATAATAGGAACAGCAAATGTAATATTAACTAAATCTCTTTTTCTAAGCATAAATCCTGTAGTACGTATATGTTGAGTTACTTCTTGACTCAATTCATAACATACACAGGATACATCTTCCTTAAAGGGATATAGAAACCTTTGTATAAACTCCTTATTCATAGGGAGTAAATCGTCTGTACACCATAAGAGATAGTCAAATTCTGTAGGAAACCCATCCAATCTTCCTCTACATACATCTTGAAAAGCCCCTATATCAAATCCTATATTAACTCTGGGAACATATGTGATATTATTCTTTTTGCACAATTTTTCATATTCATTCTTATCGTTAATATTAACATAATTATGAATAATAACTAATTGGGCATCTGTAGTGTTACATTGATTCCAACATCTTATCCATTCCTGAACATTATTAAGTCTATTATGTACAATAACAGAAACAACCACCATAAAATGTAGTTAGATTGGTTTAGAACAAAGAAATATTAAGGATGGGAGGTAGTTGTAGTCAAAGGATCACAACAAGTGTATCCTTGTATCTGTCTCCATTTACCCACCTTGGGCATCTTTAATCTTCCAATTAAGGAACCAGCTACATCTCTGCCACTACCATCGATTCTCACATAGAAATTAAGTACTCTCTTGTCTACGCTATTTGCCATTTTAATTTAAATTTATATTATTTATAATCGAATTATCTTTCTTTACATAAGACCACATATATCCGTTTCTAGGTTTTCTTATATTATTACACCATTTACCTATCGCCTCATGACTGTATCCTTCAATTCTTTCGGCCTCCATCGCAGATGAATAGGTTTTAATAAGGTTGTAATCATTATCATATTTATATACTTTCTTACTATTAGGATTCTCATATCCTTTTTTGTATTTTTCTTTCTGAACCTTACTTAAATATTCTTTTCTGATTTCTGAAAATTTAACACCTTTTCTTGTTGTAAATCTTTTAACGTTGCCTTGAATATTTAATACATTATATCCATTTTTCAGATATTCAAGAATCAGTTCTTTTTCTCTAATTCTAGCTTCTTCTATATTCTTATATTTTTCTTTTTCCAACACTCTAAACAATACCTTTTTCTTTTGAATTTTGATTACATCATTCATCCATACATATATTGGGTAATGACTCATTTTTCCTTTTCTTGTATCCCTAGAGTGAGTCCATGCTCTCCCCATAAAATCTTCTGTTATCCCTATATACACAGATTTATCTTTTATATCTTCTGAATACAGTATATATGTGCTATAGGGGTTTTCGGGGTAATCTAAATTTACTAATCCATTATATTCCTTCATAGGTTATATTTCTGTTTTAATTCAATCATTTTCGATACATAGTACCAATTACAGAGAGTTTTAGACTGTTCATTATTATACACCAGTTCTAAATGAGAGTCCTCAAAAGGATTAGCTCCCATGTGATATTTTCCTTTATAAAAAACAGGAATTTCTCCTTGTTTCTCTCCTACAATTCCTGCATTATGAAATATAGGACATGTTTCTAATTTAGAAATAGGATCACTGCTCCATGCAAAGTTAAGTTCTTCTACTATTCTAGTTTCCTGATTTCTGTCCCATAATCCCCATAGCACAGCCCACATATCAGCACACCAGCTTTGAAACCCTTTATTTTCATTTTCAAAGAAGTATTTATTTATTTCCTGGAGATATTGTCTGATTTTGATAGAATCTGTTATTATTTTGTCCCAAAATTGCCAATCTATATTTTTTAACAGATATTGTGCCCCTCCCGAATTCAAATTATTCTTTTCTGCTATTTCTCTGGAAACTCCTACTAGTTTACAAGCCTCATTTAATATATCCCTAGTTTTATATTGCTCTAGTTTCTCCGGAATAACATCCTTTATTTTACTATCAAAATAAGAAGCATTTATATAACTTAATGTATTTGAGAGATAACAGACATCATCATTTAAGAACTTATCAATATTAAATTTTTCTGTGAAAAGAACATCACAATCACTATAAAATACAGCTTTTTCCTTTAATTCTGGATGTAATTTGAAATATTTCATAAGAATATACGGTCTTATAAGAGGTATGTATATTCCTAAGAGTTTAGTTATATTGTCTGTATCTTTGTAAAAGAAAAATTCAGATTCTGGGTATAATTCTTTTAATTTATCCCATTTAGGGTTTCTATCTCTATAATTAGGGGTAAATATTAGAGAGACAGCTTTATTTGACTTTCCTATTGATTTTAGGCTTTCCAACCATAAATGGGTTTGCCACCAGTAGTAATCATCACAAGGGGCACATTGCATAAATACTAAATCTCTCATGTAATTATTGGTTTTTACTTAAATTTGCTATTTTGTAGAAAGAATCTTTGTCAAAGTCTCAATTTGCATTGATATTCTCTGTAACCATTTCACTTTTCTACTAGATCCTATTTGTTGATTTTGTGTAGCCATAATTAATCGTTTGTTGTTTTAGCAGTTAAGAAATATGTAGTTCCTCCTATATTTACAGTGATGGTTCTATTTTGCGCTGTTGGAGAAACAACATTTACAGCACTTTCTGTTATAACTCCTTCTCTAGTGGTTCCTGTTCTTGTAAAGAATAAATTAGTTCCATCATATTCCATACATCCAGCCACTGCTGTTGTTAAATTGGTTCCGGAAGTAAACTTTAAAGGAGCTAATATTGTTGTTCCTGCTCCTATTACAGCTAGTGCATTTGCTGGCGTTGCTCCTGCTCCTAAACTTGTGATTCCTCGTCTAACTAAAAGACCGTACTCAATACCAACAACTGCTATAATAGCAGGATTAATATCTAAATATGTGATAGATCCATTTGATCCACCTGTTTGATTTATTGCGGTTGTTATTGATACAGCAGTAAATGCTGCAGTACCAGAAGCAGGGCTAAAAAATCCAGCGAAAGATGAACCTGTGATTGCTCCAGAAGTTGGAGTTACTGTATTTCCTGGGTTAATAGTAATACCGATCCCACTAGTAGCATTCCATGTACTGGGTTGATTAATAATAAACCCTGTATTTACTTGTATTTGATTTGCTACAGCGCTAGATCCGTTTAGAGTTATACCCCCAACATTACCTAATCCGGCAGCATCATTTATTTTTAATCCGTGAGCTTGAGTTAGTAATATTGCTCCATCTGATGCCAGTGTCAATCCTCCATTTGTAGAACTACCAGCAACCTTAGATTGAAATATTAAATTAGTAGTAGGGTTTGCAGATCCTTGAACCGGAAGATTATAAATTTGCCATAATGTTTGAACACTTGCTGTTCCTGTTGTTTTCCACCCCTGACCCTCAAATGTTATTATAGGAGAAATCTGTTGAGCACCTGCTGCTGCTGCTGTGGAATTTGAAAACCATAAGCCAGCACCATCTACTACAGTAGTTCCTAAAGAAGCAAAGGAATATTTTATAATATTAGTTGTTGTACCTACTATTGTATTTGGTCCAGATAATGTTCCTCCAGAAGCTAAAAGCCAAGAAAGTCCTGTAGATTGTTTACCATTAAATGTATTCCAATCGGCAGAGGATAAATATCCATTAGTTGATGTAGTAGCTTGAATAACTTGAATAGTAGTATTTGCTAATAAAGTACTAGATCCTGTTATAGTAAGAACTGCTGAAGTAGCCTCTGTCAAATTACCAGCAGCAGTGTATGAAGGAGCAGCAGATCCTCCTGTATTATTACCAAACCATGTGTGTGCTCCAGCATTAGACAATGAGAAAGATAGAGATGGAGTAGTGGTGGGAGTGCCTACAGAAGTAGTAAATAAAGGAGATAGATTTCCACTAGAAAAAGAAGAAACTGTACCTCCTCCACCACCACCTGATATATTAGAAGCTACTTGTGTCAACCTTTCCATCTGTTTAGAGATGAAAGATAACCAATATTCTTCTGGTGCTGATTCTGCTCCTATTTGTCTATTAGGTACGGACATTATATTTTTTATTTAAATTTTCTTAAACATTTTCTATTGTTGCTATCGGTAATCTGGAACTGTTAGTTATACCTGACTGTGTAATCCTCCACTTATAAACTGTAGGATTGCCTATGAAATCGGTATTATAAATAATATCCCCCTTTTTATAACCAATTGAGTTTGCATTACTCGCCACAAATACCCCTTGTTCTATTCCTTGCCAATCTACCCCAGTAACCTCAACAAGACCATTATCTATTGCATTATTGCTTACAGTTATTGTTGTACTTGTCACAGATATAATATGAGTGCCTTCTGGAAAATAAGGACTGAATATCGTCATTCTTGGAGCAGCAGAACTAATAGGAGCTTCTCCTACACAATTTGTTATTACATTACTACCACTTATAGCATCTCCTATTACAAAAAATGGATAAACATTTGGTATTCTACCTATATAAAAATTGTAATTAGTTACAGCATCAATCCCCTTCCCTATATAGGAGAGGGTTATAGTGGATGTTGCGTCGTTTTTAGCTGTAACTACACCACAACACAAGTACCTATTCGCAATTCCGTATTCATCAAGAATATTAGTTGTTCCATTAAGGAAGATAGTGTCCTGAATATATACTTTGTTGTAATCATCCCCTGCACTCATCACTATATCTGCTGTAAGATTTATAGCATCTATATTGCTAAAACTTAATGTCCCTGACTTTAAAGGGAAAAAATACCATTCTTCAGGAGTTCTTGTTGTAGAAGTGGGATTTGTTATATTTGTATTTCTTTTCCTTTTGCGTATCAAAGAACTTGTATTACCAAGTGGAGTAGATCCATTTCTCCTATTATAACTAATAATCATATCTGATAGTAATAGATATGGAGTATTTTCTGATAATTCTTGTGGTTTAGATACTGTTATAATATCAGAACTTCCAAACGGTAAAGTACTTTGAGCACTTGAACAATTAACAAATTCTAATTGTCCTTGTAAATAATAATTAATTGGAAGTTGATTGAAATAACATTTATCGAAATAAGCACTTTGACAATCAACTGCTAAAGGTGTATAATAAATAGCTCCGTAAGTAAAGAACATCGAATCAACAACTTTGAGGTAGCCCCCTTTAAATATTGTATATGCATTATGTATTGCCGGACTTCCGTATACAGGAGCTTGAAAATTGATTCTACAACCCTCTAATGTCATATGACCAAAAACAGTAGAACCATTGAGCATATAAAAGCTCTCCAAATGTCCTCTTTTTATAATTATTCCTTTATTTGCAAAAGATGTTAGTTTAGCTATATATCTAACACTCCCTGCCACATTAAGCCCATCTACTTCAGGATGATCCCCCGTACCGTTACCATAATCAAAAGAATTAAAGATGGTTTCGGTGTGCCCCCAACACTTAAAATTATTTATCTGGCATGACCTATTCTGTGATTGTCCAATAGATACTGCACTTCTACAACTATCTCCCCAACAATTATTGATACAGATAGCATCTCCGTTTTGAGGAGTGATGTGGGGACTTAAGCAATATCCAACAACTAAATTAGCTACTCTACAACTATCGAAAATAATATCTGTAGAGCCTCCATTACCGTCTGCTGAATTATAATATGAAGCAAAATCAGGATATATATCAGTTGCTGAAGAATCATTAATAAAAGGATCAACTACAAATCCTGCATGAGGAGAATAAGGAGTATCTCTACATCCTCCTGAAAAATTAGTTGCTGGATTTTCTAAAACATCATAAACCGATAAGTTAGCAATAGCTGAATTAGCACCATTTAAAAAAATACCATAAACCCTCACCCCTTTACATTTATGTAATCCTACCATAAAAGTATTTTTATTGGTTGTAGTTAATTTTGTTTGTCCGGCAGTCCCATCATATACATTCGTCTCTCCTTCTAATCTAAAACTATTACAGAATTGATTCAGTCCTTGTCTAACCAGTATGCCAATCCCTATTTTATAATTACCAAATGGTAAATAAACATATTTTAACTTAGAAACAATAGCACTATCTATTGTCTTTTGAATTGCGGGTTGGTCATCTTGAATACCGTCCCCTAATGCTCCAAACCATCTTACTGACCATTTTCCTAAAGATAACGCCTCTGGAACAATTGTTAAAGTGGTGTCGAATATTTTACTTCTAAAAGGACCATCAATAATACCACCATTAATAGTTCCTATTCCTGTTAAATATGTTCCATTTTCAAAAATTAAATATTTTCCAGAAGGAACTGTCACTGTACCACTTATTGTTATTGCTCCTCCTCCTTTTATATCAAATTTAACCCCTTTTACATTTGAACTTGATAAAATTGTATTTAATTTAGTGGTCATATCAGAGCCATTAGCATAAATACCGGCATTTCTACATGGCACTATACCATTTAATTCTAATGCAATCCATTTATTAGTACCGTCATCATAACCAAATACTCCATCATTAGAGTATCCGGCAGGAAATGCAGCCACTTGCATCATTATATTTCCTCTATCTTGAATAAATGCTCCAGAAGCTACTGACATAGATTAATTTAAATTAAATACTGTGAAAGCACTTCCTCCTGAAAATCCTACAACATTTATAGTGAGATCAGGATAAATCCCTGTGATAGATATATTTGCTCCAGGAAGAATATTAGGAAGAGGACCTATAGTAGATGTAATAAGCCTATCTAAATCAAGATAATCATTATATTTCTTCGCAGAAGTTATCCAAAAACCCGTTTTTATATAATGAGGCATATTTTATTTTTTACCCACTTTTAACTCTAATATTTGAGGAATATGTACATGAGGATTAGAAGAGGTCATTTCTGAGAAATATTTCTTCTTTCCTAAAAACCATTTCCTTTTCCAATATAATACTCCATCTATAGGAGCATCTACTTCGTACTTTAGTACTGCACTGTCTGGAGAAACTTGTTTATAATCGAATTTTGACCATTTGTCTTGTTTTTTCCAATCTTTAGCTACAAATTTGATAGTGTCTCCTTTTTTATCTATATATGTGATAGTTGTGTCTTTTGGATGGATACGTAAACTATCTATAGATTGAGATTGGACTTGGAAAGCATACTCTAGATTTTTATAACTTTTCTTTAATCCTTGGAATTCCTTTAGAAAGGAGAGATTTCCATCTTTTACAAGTTGTTTGATTGTGTTATTTTCAAGAACAACAGCTTGGTTTTTAGCTACTTCTTCCCCTGACTTATTTTTATAATATTGAGTTTTCATTTGCTCTTTACTAAAAAGCTGTTCTACACCCTGTTTTTGAGCCTTTTCTTCTCTATATTTGTTGTAAAATGTATAAAGTAGAACACCAGTTATGATTAGCAATAATACTAACCCTGCTTCTATTTTAAGTCTTAAAGATAACATAATTACTCGTCTATTTTTTCTCCTGATTGTAATTTGAAATATAGAGCTGTTTCATGCCCCACCCATGTAAGAAATAATGATAGAAATACCCACCATTTGTTATCTTGGAATAGTAATACAGCACTCATAGCTGATCCCAGTCTACTAACACTGGCTCCTAGGAAAGAATATTCTTTAGGTGTATCAGGAAGATATTTCATTACTTTACTATAAACTTATCTATTATATATATAATAAGTCCCAATGTCATTACAATACCTTGCCAATTACCTTTTAAAGTGTTCATGAAGGATTTATTTTCTTCTACTTTTGGAGAAATGTCGTCCAAATCTCTATCCAATACTCTAATTTTCTCTCCTACAGTGGCTCTAAGGACAGCTAAGTCTGTTTTTAGGTCATTGTGACTGGTTTCCAACCCTGTAACTCTACCATTGGTTTTTCTACATTCTGTTAGAGTGTTTTCTCCTGTAATTTTTATTACAGCCAACTGTTCTCTTATTGTTGATAATTCTTCAGCAATATCTGCCATTATTATAATAATTAAGGGATTTATACAAAAGTATGACTAAAAAAGCAAATTTCCAAGGATTTACTTGGAAATTAATGCTATAGAGAAATTGAATTATATGGAATTAAACTAATCCATCCCAAGTGGGATCTGTGGATTTAACTATTGAAAATTTATCTAAATTTGGGAGATATTGCCAATGCCATCTCTCTGATAGTACTGTTCTTACAAAACCGTAAGTTTTAGCATTATGAAACATCCATTTATAGACATCTGGAGGAACATTGAAATCATAAGCATCTCCGTTTTGATGATTGGAATATCCAGGTTTAGCTGTTCTAGGACTAAATAGTCCATTATCTGCATTTATTAGATATGTCCTATCGTTTATTTTAGTCTTATCTATTACATTCCTTTGACGAAATCCATATTGCTCTTCCCAAGTTCTGAATCCTTCATTTAAATGGAGAGTGATATTGTCCTTTTTAGCACCGTTAATGATTGATTGTACAAAAGAAAGATAAGAATTAACGACCTTTTTACCATCAATTAAGGAAATCCCCTCATATCTTAGGAGTTTTCCATTGTCATATAAGGCATATTCTCCTTTTCCGTTTTGAGATTCTATCATTAATAATTTAAAAATAATCGTTCAAATAGATAGATATAATTATAACTTAAGTTTTGTTTGGTTTCTTCTAATCTTTTATTCATTATTTCCCAATCTGGGAGTTCTTCAAAAACAATAGTCACTTCACTATCTAACAATTCTTTAGTTTTAGATTGCTTTAAAATACCTAATTTTAGATTGTCTTCATCATTTTCCTTATAATCTTCAGGAAGAGTTCCATTATATAATTCAGCAAACCCCAGAAGATTAATAGCTTGAAATTGTTCCCTAGACACATTCTCTCCAACTTTCTTAAGGGTTTTATTGGCTATTCTCCTCACTCCTTCACTTATAGATTTTTCATTACAAAACCCTAAAATCTTAACATCTTCCTTACCATTATTGAAAGATACTCCAGCTAGGAGATTTAAGCATTCATATAATTCTTCTACCTTTAACTTTTTTTCCATATTTAATTGGTTTAATTTTCGCAAATATAGTAAAATAATTCAATAATACAAATAGTTAGCTCCAATTTCCCACATTTGTTACAGAATTAGTACCTACAGGCCAAATTCTGAAATAAGAATTCACTCCCACTATGGCTGCTGAGGCTACACCTAAGCTAACTTGAGGAATTAGTGTTCCTCCTGCATTGATTCTCACAATTCCCCATATTCTAGCATGACCTGTAGTAGTGGTATTAGCTGCACTTATAGCAACATTGGCTGCCGTATTAAATGATATTAAAGGAGCACTAGCTGTAGCTAAAGTACTTTTAGTAGCTGAAGATTGCCAAGTTTGTGAGGTAAATGTAGCCGTTCCTCCAAAAGAAAAACCAAAAGCCCCTGACGTAGAGGACATGGAAGTTAAGGAGAAAAAACACTCAAAATAGTAAGATTTTGAACTTGATACTGTTAAAGCCCCATTAGTGGAAGAATTAAACAGTTTTTGTGCTGCTGTTTGAGATGTAAGAGTATATGCTCCTGTTAAGGATATGAATTGTTCACTGTCTACTACAGATCTTTCACTGGTAGCATGAGTCCAATATCGGATACCGTTAGCATCCACTTCTCCTACACCTGCTATTGCTGATGTTAATAAAGCAGCACTTGTTAATATAAAAGTTTCTGCTCCAAAAGAAGCAGTTCCAGCAGCATGTATTAATACACCAGGATTAAATGTCTTATTTCCTGTAACTGTTTGTACAGAGGCTAATACCATATCTCCACTACCACTAGGAGACCCCCAACTTACATTAGATCCATCTGTAGTGAGATATTTTCCTGTATTTCCTATTTGAGAAGGTAGAAGATTGGTTATAGCTCCTGCACCGAAAGATGTAAGAGAAGAAGCAGTGACTCCTGATGCTAATGTGATTCCTGTTAATGTTCCTGCTGCTGCTGCGATAGTAATATTTCCACTACCATCAAAACTTACACCATTAATAGTTCTTGCAGTCTGTAACACTGTAGCACTACCAGCGTTTCCTGTAATTGTAGTGATTGTTATATTTGATGATAGAGCACTTCCATTAATAGTCCTGGAAGAAGGAACAGCATCTGTAATACCATATCCTCCTAATGTAGTTGGAATAGAAGTTAAACTACCAAAAGCTAGTGAACTTATAGTTGCGAAAGTTCCAAGTCCTAAATTGCTTCTAGCTGTTGTATAATTACTGAGTCCTGATAAATTATCAGTTTTCATCATATCTCCATATGTAGGAGTTGATACAAAAACTGACCCATTCCAATATCTTACAGCATTTAAATCTGTATTATATATCACTACATCATGAGAATCTAGAAGCAATTGTTGGGCAAAAGCATCCTCTTGAGATTGTGTATAATCTGTTATTAATTGTAACGCTTTTGTTAATCTTACAGACATTGTTATGGATGTGTCGTAGTAGTGGTAGTTGTGGAAATAATATCTACAATTCCCCAATCTGGAGAGGTAATAGAAAGTCCTACATAAAGTATAGGAATACAAGTATCTAGGTAGAATTCCCCTACATAGGTTGGTACAAATGTGGGAGCACCGCAACCCGTATCTGGGGGGATAGCATTATTAATCTTCCCCAAAATTACATCTAAGGCATCTAAAGGAGCTACTCCTAAGTTAGTCAGGTAGTCTCCATCATATATAATGCATTTAGCATTAATATATGTAGCACATGTGTCACAAATAGCAGCAGTTCTCATAATGTACAAAAATAGGTTAAATTAATGAAATTTCAAGGATTATTTTTACTTTTTGGTTATAATATAGCAATTGTTCTTACTTTCTACTACTACTCTTACTTACAGTCACATCGAAATCCTTAGCAAATTGAGAATTTAGTATTGAGGCATAAGTTAAAGCTGACTTAGTAATCGGAAACATTTTCATTCCATATTTAATAGGTTGAGCCTTCTTTCTAACATCTTCATAGGAAGTATTAGGATCAAAATCCAATCCTGTAGTTTCTTTGAAGAAATGAACAACAAATTTCTGCATATCTTCAATTATACCTACAGCAGGGAATATTCCTCCAGATAAGAGAGATTCCCAATCAGCAGGATTATAGAAGAACGAAAGTTCATTTACGAACTTATCTAGCACTTTTTGACTATATCTGAAGAAATTCTTTGTAGCCTTATCTTCATCATCATCTGGAGCCATATATCCTAAGCTTATAGCTGATGCTATTAATCCTACAAAAATGGCTAATTCTCGCATTTGATTGGATAGATTAGTTCTTATAAGGTCTATGAAGTCTTCCCTAGTCATATTTAAGGTTTCTCCTGTCTCAGATTCATATTTTTGCTTGAAATGCTCAAAAGCTTCATCTAGTCTAGCAATTCCTTGCTGATTCAAATAAAGAATATTTTTGAGGTTTGCTACCCCCTTAAATATACCATCTGATAGAATATAAGCTAAAAGCCTAATTCTACCAATATCATACTTTTGACCTTCAGCAATACCATCTTCGTTCACTCGTACAGAGAAATCATCGCTCACTTTTCTGAATTCAGAGAACCTAGTATCTGCCAGTTTAGGTATCCATCCCTTGAATATCATCATAGATTTAGTCCAAATAGACATAGACATTCTATTAATATCTCCATCTGTCATACCTCCAGTGGCATTTCTAGATAGTCTTCTGGATAGGTTTGTTAGCCTTTGGAGTTCGTTTCTATCCTGTAAGTTTAATCCAGGTATGACCAATTTACCATCTTCTAGCTTTTTAGTAGTGTCTATAGAGGAGGATTTCTTCAATTGTTCTGTTTCTGCATCAATTTTAGCCTTTATATCTCTATATGAGGAAGCATCGTTATATCTATCTTTATACTTGTTTTTAACGAATTCTTTAATATTCACTATCTTTCCATCCACCACCATTGTATTCTGTAATAGGGATAAGAATACGGATTTTTCAATGAGTTGTTCAGGCTTACGCATAAACACCATTAAATCATCTCCTATGTTTCTCCTTGTAAGAGATGTCATTCCTGCTTCCTTATACAATTCATAAGAAGGATCATCCTTTAAAGGCATGAAAGTGTTTATAAGCTGAATGAATATTTCCTTATCTTCTTGATTAGCGAAGTTATGGAGCATCAATTTATTCTCATTCTTCCAGAATTCTCCAGCATTGAAGTAATTTCCTGCTTGTGTAATAGCCTGTAGATTTCCACCAAACATGTTTACAGCCCCAGATATAAACTCAAGTCCAAGGGTTTTCAATTGAAACCCTCTATTAGCTGCATCTATGGTCTTTATTAGAGATGTAGCTGTAGGATTTTCATTCTCTTTCCATATTTCCCTTCCAGCTACAGAATTAACTCCTTTTTTAACAAAATTCAATACTTTACCTACATTAAGAGGAGTGTCACTATCGGAAAGAACATATCTCTGATCATAAAGCAACACCCTAAGAAAATCATCAAACATTTTAGTGTTTTCTGCATTACCTGGAAGCTCTTCAGGTTTACCATCTTTTACTATTACATCCCCTGTTCTACCTGTATTTAAGTGGTTTTTGAACTCTTCTATAGTTTTAACAAGTTTTAATTGTCCTTCTATTTCGGACATATACTTGTATTTCTCCACTTGTTGGATGTATAAAATGAGGTTTTTAAACAAATCTTCACTCACTTGAGAATAGTCATTTACACCATCAGTTTTAGTAAAATCATGGGTGTAGTATTTAGGAATGCTATTTTCAAGCTCTCCTGTCACCTCATTTATATTACCATATCCTACATCATCTATGTTGATTTGTACACTCTTCTGGAAATTGGCTATGGGAGAGAATTCTCCATCAAAAGAGAGTTGTTCAGCCATAGATTTCCTTACAAAAGGAAGGAAGCTACTAGCCACTTTATTATCCAGATAACCTATATCTTTGGCCTTTTCATTGAAATTTACAACAAAGTTGTATAATTCCAATAAATCATTGTCTTTTAAAATGTTCTTATATTCATCAGAATACCACTTTTCAAGAGGATGTCTTTTAAGAATATAGTTGTTCCAACCATTAAAATCTTCTCTATCTATATCATAGAGTTTCTTCACCCTAGCTTTTTCAGCATCTCTTATAAGCTCTTCTTCCTCTTCAGATCCATTATATCTGGTTTTATTGATATTTTCTATCTGCCTGTCTATGGCTTTTTGAGCTTCTTTCTTGTATTCTTCTACATTAATATTCTCTTTGAGCCATTGTAAATCCCCCCCTTCATTGGCTTTTTTGTCTATTTCTTTAAAGAATTCAGGACTGTATTTGAATATTAAATTATTTACTATTTTTCCTTCTTTGTCTTTTTGGTAGATTTGAGAAACAAGTGCTCTTAAATCCCCCCCTTTAACAGAGAGTTTCTTTCTAATGTCTGTAAGAGTGGTTATTTCTTTTAAAGCATCTGTAGAGGCTTTTCCTTGAGCTGCTCTAGTGAGTTTGTGTAATATCTCCAGAGAGCGTAGGGGTAATTCACTCACTCCTCTGAATAAGCTTCCTAGTCCTTTTACTATTTTCTCTGGTTTTAATAGCCCAGTTACAAGATTACGTTCTCCTATATGTTTATCTGCAAAAGCTAAAGCAGCTTTTTTTATCTCTTTTTGAGACTTTCTAATAAGTCTAGATTCTGTCTCTAAAAGATCTAAATATTGTTTTCTAATAAGCACCTCTTCAGAAGGAGCTTCTTCTTTCATCTCCTCTGTATATATCAAACTACCTAAATCATCCCCTATATCAGTGAATATTTCTGATAATTTGATGTAATCTCTCATCTCCTCTGCAAAATCTGAAAGTTCCTCATTAGTACTATCAGCTAATGTAGCAGGTCTATTCTTGTAAGAAAGAGAATAATCATCCAATATTCTATCTCCTTCTTTCCTCATCACCTCAATTACACTAATAAGAGGAACTACATTATGTGTAATGTGAGCTTGTCTAATGGCTTTATTAAGGGTATTTAACCTTTCTAATTTGAATTGTCTATCTTCTTCTGTAGTGGTTTTTTCTTTCCCTACTTGTCTTAAATGAGCATTCAGTTTCTTTATAATGTTGTCCAAAGCCTCATATCCTGTAGATTCTGATTCTTCTGCTATAGGAAGCAATGTAAGAGGTTCTAATGCTGAGGGACTAACACTCCCTATACCAATAGACTTTAGAATTAAAGGGGATTTTCTATCCTTTACATTCTTATTCTCAAAGTTCATTGTAATAGGAATAGCCCTCAACATACCAAATTCCTTGATATTATATTGTTTTTGGAGGATTTCTTTATATCTCCCTATTTGGACATTATAAGCTCCTTGTTTATACCATGCTACATCATCTTGATTTTTACCAAAATTCATGAATTTCCAATCAAAAATAGAGGTTTTACCAGAAGGTTCTACAGCTAAAAAGTCTATAGTGCCAGCTTCTTTTTGTTTATCATCATAAATAATCACCTCTGAAAATATAAGAGTGTCCTTAGGAAAACTATCTACAAGTCCTACATAATACTTCTCTAGTTTGTTATACATCTCCTGAGAAGGGAGATTAAATTTAGATGGTCTTTCTTTGGGGGTTTCTCTTTTTGTTCCATCCTCATTGTAGTATCTGGAGTGAATTTCTTCAAAATCCTTATGTCCCTCCACTCCATATTTCCTCTTAAGTTCATTGAATTCCTTTTCTTGTTCTGTAAATACCTTATTGCCAAATCTTTCTTTATACCAACGTTTCACTCTATCTGTCACTCTTTTGGTGATTTTTTCCCATGTGCCATCTTCTTTCTGAATTCTGTAGAAATTATTGGCTTCTTCACTATCTAATAATAAAGGATCAGTTTTTCCTTCCTCCACTACCTTTTCCACTTTATTCCTTGTTTCAGCCAGCTTATCCTGTATACTCTTCTGTTTATCAGATAGTTGGAAGAAGGTTCCTTCTGTCTTAATATCTCCCACTGTTCCAATATCTTTGTTAAGAATATCAGAAGCAGCTTCTTTAAATATATCAATATTAGCCTTTTTATACAGTCCTCTTATCCAATCAAGGATAGAATTCCACCATCCTTTTACTAAGGATTGATTGATCTCTTCTCTCAATTCAGGATTTTGCTCTAAATTCTCATTGTTATTTACAATGATTTCTGCTATAAGCTTATCTACAGCTTCTTTCTTAATCTTACGTATATCAGGCTTACCACTAGGAAGCTGATAATTCCTATCAGTTTTATAAGCATCAAATGTTTGTTTATAGATTTTGAACCTATCTATTTTGGCAATCATTTCTGTCACCATTTTAGGATTGGTTTGCTCTAAAATGGCTGTAGCCATGTGTACAGTTTCCTCTGTAATAGCTTCAGATTCCTTTCCTTCAGCAATAGATATAATACCAGCTAATAAATCAGCCTTCCCATTTACTCCTTCTGCTCCCTCAAGTGATTGAATATCTATTCCCATCCTTTTAGCTGCTTCCTTCACCTTTTTAACAGTGTCTTCTGTAGCTAATGATTTAGGAGTTTTTTGTTTAGAAAGAATGATGTTAGCTGTCTCAAGTGTTCTAGGAAGAGGGGAGGGGATAAGTTTACTTATCTTAATAGAAGAGAGGTCATTAGCTAAGTCTTCTGCTTGTTTTCTGCCTTTTTCTGTTAATTCTGTGTTCTTTCCTCTAAACTTCTTATCTACATTGTCTTGAGTTTCCCCATGTCTAGCAATGATAATATCACCATTATCTCCTTTTATGACAAAGTGTTCCCCTGTATCAAATGTGTTATCTTGTTCTGTATACTTAATTCTCTGCTCCCTATCAAATTCATTAGGTCTACCTTCCTTATCCCAAAGCTTTATAACTCCAAATACGGAGTTATGGGTCACCACTACAGTGTTATTTGGGGTTGTTTTTACTATTTCTTTGATTTCATTAATAACACGTTTTTCAGCTTGTTGAAAGGTTTCTCCTTCTTCTGACATTAACTCATCAGGAGTGTTAATAATGTTATTATGAATAGCTTTGTTTTTAGCTTCTGTTTGTGGTTGTCCTTCTAAGGAACCAAAATCAAATGTTCTAAATGCTGGTGTAGGAATTATAGGAGCATTAGATTTCTGAAATAACACTTCTTGTTTTATGTTTGCCAACGGTAACACGTTCACAGATAAGTAGTGCTGACCAGGAGACTTAGTGTTAATTCTTGCTATAGGGAGAGAATGTTCTTTATTTATACTAGCTACAAATTGTACACCTTTATTATACTCGTTTTTTAGAGTGTAGAGCTTTCCTTCAAATTGTCTGAAATCTCCACTTTCCTTAGCTTTAGTGAAAACTTGGACATGAATATTTTCCAACCTAGATTTCTCAGAGTCTGATAATTGTGCTTGTTGAATGTAAGAAATTTTACAAATAGACATTTATTAATTGGTTACAACTGGAAAAATAATATAAATCATGAAATTATAGAGAAAATGAGCACTTACAGCAGACCAATAGGACATACCATTCTTAACATACACCCAACCAAAAGCAAAACCTGCCACTCCTTGTATGAGAATATTGTAAAATCCTCCATGTATTGCTCCAAATAATATGGCTAATATGGCTACAAAATACATGGATTTTTCTTTAAACAATTGTGTATCTTTCAATAGTGTTAGAGGGATAAATCGGAATACTAATTCTTCAAAAATCGGAGCTACAGTAAGCCCCCTAAGAATTTGATACCAAGGAATTGTTTTAAGCCCTAGTTTCATATCATACCCTGGAATTAATGTATTTAATATAGATGAGTTTATAATTATGATAAGTAATGATAACCCTACGGCTACTAGAATATTAAGTCCTTTTGATGTTAATGATTGGTTTGTTTCCATGTTTTAACTGCAATTTGGCAGGTTTGAATTTGAGTCATCTTCATCCTCTACTACTTCCTTTGTGGGACTTTCAAAATATGAAAGAATAGACTCATCAGAAGCCTCTTTTTCCACCTTTATAAATCCATTATCAATTATAGAAGGTTTTGCTACATTGTAGAACTCATTAGCAGAGAAATATACACCATCAGAAGAATGAGAGTCCCCCCATGCATTTATGGCCTTGTATACATAATCACTTATAAGTGTGTCTCCTATAGAGAAATCTATTGTGTAAGGGGTTCCATATTGTTTAACTTTTTTAAACAATCCTCTCTTAATATAAGAATAATCCCCTTGTTTTTTAAGTTTATCTTTTTCTGCTTTAGTACCAGTTTCCCATGTATAGACAATAACATCATTTTCAGCTTCCCTAGACTTAGTGTTAATTTTCACTAATTGAGGAATTTCCTTTTTAGCTATGGCTGCACTCACTCTCTTATATCCAATAAACTTCATGTTATTGTTGTATTTCCATTCACCATTCTTATTTTGCTTCCATTTAGCCTTTCTTTGTGGCACTAAATCATCATTATTCCAGTTGTTTCTCTGGAATACATCTAGAACTTTAAAGTCTGCTAAGTTAGGATATTCTTCTAATATAGACAAGGTTTTATTGTAAATATTTTTGAAATCCTCATAAGGCAGTAAGGAAGTGAAAGAAATAGGGGAATTTGACAGTCCTGATTGTAATACTGCCAATCTAACTAATGATCCATATAAAGGACTATCTTGAACTTTAAGATATTGTCTCAGCTCAGAGAATGCATATATCATCTGATTTTGATCATACACCTTATTATCCTTATTCTTGATTTTAAGATTATTCACACCTTCATTCTTTTCAGAGAAATGAGGGGTTACTAGTTTTACAATCTGATTGTTATACAAAGGATGATTTTCATCTTTTCTTACCTTAGTAACAAAATCTGACACTTCTTTAGCTGTATTATCGTCAGAAAGTAATATTTTCTGTATCTGGTTGTTCAGTTTTCTATCATTTTGCACAGCCCAATCAAACAAATCATTTACTGCTTTTTGAGCTAATTTCACAAAATCCCTATCATTCATGTCCACATAAGGACGTAGAACATCTTCTATCACCTCTCTTACATTAGGTTTATCAGAGGTAAGAATAGTGGAGAAAGCATCTCTTACATCATATATTTTCTCACTTAATTTCCCTATAAACGATCCTTTAACTAAATCGTTCACTGAGGAAATAATAGTAGATTGAGCTTTTTTAAATTGCTCATTCTTTTTAAATACTAGATAAGGATCATTAAAATTGGCAGTATCCCAGTTAGCTCCTTGGGTTACAAGGAATTGGTGGTTGGCCATTTTAGCATATTTCAAGAATTCATTAAGTATGAACTGTTGTTGAGCTTTCTCTTGAGGAGATAGTTTTTCCTTTCCTACAGTTTCTCCAAGATTTGAAGGAATTTCTTTGATTTTATTGAATTCTGAAGGAGCCACTTTATATTTAGGAGAATCTTTTATATCTTCTACAAAATCCTCTATGAAAAGCCATACATATCCTGCATTCTCAATACTATCTAGATAATCCCTAATAATAGGTTGATTCATGAAATAGGCTACATCTTTAATAGGTACACCTAATTTAACTAAAAATAACCATGTAGAGGCTACATTAGGAGAAGCTCCAAGTTCCATAATCCAAGGACCTTTGGAAATATCTACATATCCATCAATAAACTGTCCTATAATATCAGATATATTTTCTCCTTTAGCATTCTTTATCATGGAAAGCGTAGGGACAGATTTATCATTTACATCTATCTTGTTGTAGTTTTTGAACTTTATAGCTACATCTTCTTTCTTGAAAGTTCCTCCAGATAGCCAGAACTTATCCTCCTCTGATACCAATCCCCATCTTTCTTGATCTATGTATATAGGTTGTCTTTGGTTTAAAGAGTGATTTGTTTGATTAACAGCAGCTATACCAATGGCATATTTACCAGACACAAACGCCTGTCTAAGCCTAGACATAAAATGCCTGTTAAGCATGTTTTTAGGATCATCATATGTAAATTCTGCAAACCCAAGCTTTTTAGTAATATCCTTAGCTAGAGCTTTTAATTGATCAGCAGAGTTAGGTTTTACAAGATTCTCAAAATTATCAGGATGTGATATAAGATTCTGTAGAGATTGAATATATTCATTCTCCAGGGACTTCTTATATATCTGATTGACAATTCTCTCTTTAAGATTTTCATCTGAATTTGCTTCTAAAAAGTCATCTATCACCTCTTGATCAAAAGCTCCTTGTCCGAATATAGCTGTAGCTAGTTTATTTACTACATCCTGTCTTTCATCTAAAGCTCTTGTTTTTATCCAATTATTAACCCTGTTTCTATCTTCTTTCTTTAAGAATTCTCCTTGGTCATATAATTCACCAAGTTTAGCTTTAGCTGCTTCCCCATATCCATAGAATGGAATTTGTTTAATATTGCCTTTTAAGCTAGTGTATGTGTTTTTGAAATAGATGAAGAGTTTATCAATATCAAAGTCAGACCCCACCTTTCTTACAAGTTCTGAAGGAATGACTACAGAATCTCCAAATTCTTTAGGAAGGAACTGCTTTATTACAAAACTATCAATAGAGTTCTGTTTCTGTGTAGGAATTCTATACGCTACACCAGATAATAAAGATTGCCCTTCTTTGGTTTTATTCAAATAGTTCAATAATTCACTGTCAGAAAGAGGGCTATTAAACCATCTTCCCACCATTATTTCACATGTTCTCTTACCATCTTCATCTTTATAAAATCTGAGAAAATCAGAAGTATAAGCCCCTTTTTCTTTCTTAGCTTTTACAGATTCCAATAATGTAGAAGGAATTTGTACCTTTTGTCCTCCTGAAATCTTAGGAGAAATAACATTCCTATCAGCTATAGAATATAGGATATTTCTTATTTGTTGATAAGCAGGGGTAGCTTCTAATACAACATCACCGTTCTTAAATCCTTCAAAAGCATCTACGATATTGTCATTCACCTCTCTTTTCAACACCTCATCCCTAAGAGTATCACTCACTTTATCAAAATCCTTAATAATGAAATCACCATCTTTGGTTTGTTCAATACCCATCTTTGTTAATAGGGAATTATATCCATTATCAATAATGGCTTCCAATAAATGCTGATTGTTCTTTATTTCCTTATATAGCTCAGATTTGGCTAATTTCTGGGTTTCTGAAAGTTTATTCCATTCATTGAGCCTTTGTGTGAAATTAGCTCCTTTACTGAAGTCTACAGGAACTCCAGCCTCCATATAGTCCATTGTAACTAATTTGGTGATTTGAGATCCTCTAGTAACCAAAGGTTCATCCTTGGAAGGAACCTCTGATTGTATGGAAATAATACCATGAGAGACGTTTACAAGAGCCTCATAAGGAGATTCATTGAATGTTCCATCTTCATTATAAATAGGATTAAGTCCTTCAGAACCCACTTTTCTACCGGAAGCAAATACTGTATAATCAATGTTCTCTTTCTGCATTTTATTATAATGCTTAATAGCATTACTCTCAGGATTGAGAGAATGAACTATTCTAAAGGAAAGAGGATAGAGAGCAAACTTATCTAATACAACATCATTATAAGGTTTCCCGTTGAGTTTATTTCCAAACACAATAGGTTTAATAGGAGTGTATGCACTCTTTACTTCAGGATTGATTCCGTCTAAAAGTGTTCTTTCTTCTTTAGATAGATCAATTCCTTTAATATCTTTCTCATAAGCAATGTCATATCTGTATTGCTTTTCTTCATCATCATTCCATTCTCCAGCTTTGATTCTAAACCACCTGTAGGCTTTATGTGAGATTATACCTCCACCGTCAGTTTCTTCAAAGTTCCCATAATCCTTTAAATCGGAGGTAGAAACAACATCTTCAGATGTAACTGTTCTGAAATAATCCCTAGTCATATCTGTATATCCCACATCCCCTTTATCATACCCCTTATTCCATATCTTATTAAGAGCTTTGTTGAAATTAGGAGAATTGTTAATTATAGCCTGTCTAGGAGAAAGAGCATTCTTAATACGCTTTAATTCATCAGAATATTGATAGGGGTCAGAATATAAGAGCTTATGAAACTCTATGTTATTGACAATATAATTGATTGTAATAGCACTTAATTGTCTATTTAATACAGGTTCTGTAATAACTTCTCCATCAGAGAAAGACAGATTTTGCACTTTGATTCCCTCACTATCCTTTTTAATAATGTCATATTTGGAGAGAAGTTCTCTTAAATTAACAGTTTCCTGCTTAATAAAAGCGTCAACTGCCTTATTTATCTGGGACTGATATTTTGCATACACTTCCTCAGTAGACAATTTTTCCTTTAATATAGACTTCTGTAACTCTTCTCCAAGTATGGACTTTAAGAACCTTAGATCTTCACTATCCCTCTTTTTAGCTACAGGTCTATCCTCCCTAGAAAGCTCTAATTCTGACAGAAAATACCCTTTGAATATATCATGTACTTTAGACATTCCTGATAATAGACTATCTGAAGATATATGATTTCCCATATAGGTCATCCATTCCATAGAAGCATCTCCAGGTACAAGATTGTAATAATATCCTTTAGAATTAAGATTGATTTCCTGTACAAGTCTTTCTTTGTATGTCAATTTGGCAGATTGTTTCTTCTTACCATTAGACGTATTGACAGTACCATCAGCATACCCAGGATGCATTAATTGCTCTCCTCCTTTGATTCTGTTTCCTGTAACAGGATTAAATATCTTATCCAAAATCACACTTCCTTGTGCAAAACTATCCGTAAGAAGATATTCGTAAGGAGTGTTGACTAGTTCGTTTTTATTGTTTATCTGGGAAAGAACATCAAATAAATCACTTGTAGGATTGGTTCCTATGAAAGTTTGTGTACGTTCTCCTTTTACATTAAAGAATGTACTATCGAACTCTGGATTGTCAATAGAAGCCCTAATCAATGAAAGCTGCATAAGCCTTCCTTTGATGTTAAGCACTTTTCTACTCACTGTGGCTATTTTCTCAGCTTCTTGAATACTCTTCTTTATACCAGCAACTGCTTCTATAAAGGATTGTTTTTTATCAGCAGAAAGTTTAGAAAGCTCTGAAGTCTTAAACTCTATACCTAGGGATTTAAGGAAATTTATCCTATTTTGATCAGTAGATAGGGACACAGATTTTACACCAGAAGGTTTCCCTATATAAGCTTTCTCCTTGTTAGAATACTCAAAATAAGGATTTTTACTCTTTACTGTCTTTATAATAGAATTACCATAATCTGCACTCACTTGTCTAGCAGCACTAGATAGATTGCTATCTCCTACTTCTACATCTCCATTATCAAATATGTAAACATTCTTTACATCAGGAGACTGTTTTTTGAATGTTCTCCAGAAAGCAGCTAGAAGCTGTCCATCATGTACTTCTGATATTTCCGATAGGTCAGAGGTGTTTTTTGTAAGTCTATTATATAGAGTTTTATAGTTATTATCATCCTCTGACATTTCCTTAATTCTATCCATCATCTCATCGATGCTTCTGGAAGTATGGACATTATTCATAATAGCCATAAACACTTGACTAGAAGGAAGGAGTCTCACTCCTCCTATAGAAGACCTAACTAAATGATTTTTACTATCAACTATCGGAATAGTGGAAAGAAGAAGTTTTACAGCACTATTGGCTTTCTTGAATACATCTATTTTAGTAGCCTCCTGATAATCCCCTTTCTTGGAAGCATCTTCGTCCTTAAGTACTAAATCATCATTTTCATCAAATTCAATAGAATAGGTTTTAAGGTATTCTTGGTGTTTTTTCACCAATTCATCCCATTCACCAGATTGTTCAGCTATCTTTGTAAACCTAGTTTTAAGTCTATCGTACAGTTCTTTCTTATGTATATCAGGAATAGAGAATAAGCTCTTATTATCCTTAATAAGATCTGTAAGTGTTAAATAGGTCATATGCTGCATAATGTCATTCACCTTATCAGCAGGAATGTTTTTTATGCGAAATTCACTGAAATTATCAGTGTATGCTTGTTCTACATCAATAAACCCTTCTTTAGCAAAGGAGAGCTGTTGTTCATGAGGAATGAATTGTTTATAGTATCCTCTACCTATTTTATCAAATAACTTGTCTGTATTAGAAACAGCAGTATTTCCAGTGAAAAATGACTTTATAAAGTCTACTAAGTCACGGAATAGTTTTATAATAAAATGTGTATTTTTAGCTTTTGGAGGAGATTTCTTATTAAGAACATAGTCTCTAAATTCTTCAGCCAATTGTTCTTTTATTTGAAAATCTGTAGCTTCAGAATAATTAACAGTTTTGCCTGTAGGTCTGTCTACAAAACTACCTTCCCTGTCTTTGAATTCTTTTATTACATTAGCTTGTTCCTGAGGATCGGAGAACATTTTCCACACAGCTTCAAATACTTCATGGTAGATGGTTCCTAATTCTGCATCCTTAGATATGTAAATAGCTCCATTTTTTAACATACCCCAAGCTTGCTGGCCATTAGTAGCCTGAATTACATTCTTCACTCTATATACAGGAAGGTTAGGGAAGTTAGCTTTTAACCACTTCTGCATCTCTTCCCAATTCTCAGGTTCAAAATACTTAAGAGGTTCTTCAAGTTTAACTCTTAAGGCTACTTCCTCCCCATCTAAATCATCTATAGACCATTCCATTTTCTCCTCTATAGGAGATGTTGTTATAATGGCTGGTTTCCTTTCAGGAGAAGGTGTTTCTGTTGATTTGTTAAATATAGACTTCTTAGGAGCCTTTTCCTCTGTTATTTGTGGAGCTATTGCTTGTTTAATTTTGCCTTCTATAGATGCTTTAGCTACATCTTTGTCATATTTCTCTGTAAGAGATTTGCGTATTTCTTCTACATCCCCTCCTGTTAATATGGTGATTTTACCTTCAGAGGTGGCTTTGAAGTTTATATTTTTCCCTTCTGGGGAGGTATAAGTGTTAACTGTTTTACCATCCAGAATATAACCTTTCTGAGAAACCTCCTTTTTAGCACTAGGAGCAACAACAGCTTTCTTGGGAGCATTTTCATAATTATCAGCACTATCTGTTAATGTGAAATATATACCATGTCTATTAACGGCTCCTTCACCCACAGGTTTCATATTGGTGGAAAGAGGGAGTTCTGAAGATTTTCTTCCTTCCTTGGACAATAGATAGGTTTGATAATTAGGCCATGATTTAGCCTCTATAACTCCTTCTCTGGAAATAGAGGTTATTTCCTCATAAGGAGTATTCCATAACTCAGGCTTATCAGTAAGCCCTGAATTAATATTATTATACATCCCTTCTAATAAGGAGATGATTTCCTCTTTACTCCCTTCTATAGAAGAAGGTGTGAAAGGATAAGTTTTATCTTTTCCTGATATAGATAGAGAGAATTCCCCATTAATAGTACTAAACCATACACTGTTAAATCCTGCTGCATTCTTAGGAGATCCCCAATAAATGATGGATTTAAGCCAATTCATCAATCTTTTAGATTGTTCTGATTGAGCATCTTGGTTATTAAATATATCAATAGCTAATTGATGAATAGCTTCATATATTGTATTTACTTCATTCTTAGTAAGTTTTCTATTGTCAAGCTTTACATATCCATTAGGAAGATTAAGGAAAGGACGTCCTAGAGGACTAGTGAAAGATACACTTCCTTTCTCTACAGTGGTGTCTGTGGTAGGAATGAATATTACAGGTTTTTCAGATAGGTCAGAAGACTTTATTAGTCCAGCTTCCTCTACACTAGTTTTAGCTGTATAGTCTCTTTTATTATTCCCTTTCTCATCTAAATTGGTAACATATTCAGGTATGCCGAAAGAAGCAGAAACAGGATGTTCATTTAAAGAAGGTTTCTCTAAAGCATTCTTTACCCATTCTGCGTAACGCATTTTGTAGTATTCTATCTGTTCAGGAGTAGTGTCCTTTCTAAACATAGTACCACCACCAAATTCCTTACTCCATTCTAATTTAGGATCAGGCATCACTTGAACAATAATATTATCGAATGATGGGAATTCTAACTTTTTACCATCTTCTCCTACAGGAACACCATTCTCCACCATTACCAAAGCAATGATTTTAGAAGCATCTGCATCAGAATCTCCTTTTAAGAAATTAGTGAGTCCTTTAAGTCCTAATTCCTCTTCATTTTTAGATGTCAATAAAACACCTTTGATTTTCTGTCTATTAGGAAAACTATCTAAATTAGCTCCAAACTTATTACTTCTTATATGATGAGGAAGTGTAGAACTACCAGCAGGTTTTGTAGAAGTTACTACAGCCACATCAGTTTTCTTTGGTTTTGGTTCATAGGAAGATTCAGAATTCACTGTCTGAACTCCAGGATCTGCACTTCCTAATATCTCTTTTTGAAGCTTTTTACTATTCTTTATTTTCTCTTCTTCTTCCTTTTGTCTAATAAATTTATCTGCTACTTCTTGAAATTTAGCAAGAATTAAATCTTTTGCTTTCAGTTCTTTTTCAGCATCACTTAGTTTAGTTTGAAGTCCTTTTAATTCTGTAACAAGTTCGTTTAATGTACGCTCATTAGGAGTAATGTCCAAGTCCTCTACTTGAGATACAAGTTCTTCCACCTTAGAAAGCATATCCTTATAATCAGGATTTTTCTTAAGGAAGTTAGGATTTGACTTTAAAAAGTCCACCCACTCTTGTCCAATAGCTAAAGGAGCTTTAGGATAGAGAGTTTTGAAATCACTAATTATATCTCTTAAATATGCTACAGCAGAATCTAATGCTCCTTTTACCCCATCTACAAGTTTGGAAAGAGTATTTATTTCCTTACCTGTTTCCAAAATAAGAGATTCTAAGTTGTTTCTCTGTTCCTTTAATTCTTCTAAAAAGTCTTTAGTGTTAGTAGGAAGTTCATCTATATTCTGAGCCAAATCTGCTATATAGGCAGAGTTTAATTCAGTCTCATCTCTCTCTGCTTCTAATGCTGATATTTCTTCTTTTATTTGATCTTGAAGTCTAGAAAGCTTCATAGCAGCTTCTAAAGCTCTTCTACTAGAAGCTTTAAATCTGTTCTTTTTAGTAAATTGACTATCTTTTATTTTATCTTGTAAAGCAGATAAATCTTTTGTAATATTCTCTAATTGAGCCTGTTTCTCAGAAATAAGCTCTTTTGTTTTTTCATGTCTCTTGCTTACTTCATCAAATAGTTCTGTAAGAATCTTAAGTCTGCCTGTTCTTTTTTCAGTAATTCTATTATCTTGTTCTGTAGAAAATTCATCTAAAGATTTTTGTTGAGCAGGAGAAAGCTCCCCCACCTTACTTATCATAGGAAGAGAATATCCTTTTTTAGGGACAAATTGATCACCTGTTACTTCAATGGACTTTATTCTACCTTTAGCATCTTTATATACAAAATTAAGGGTTTTATCTTTAGAGGAGTATTCCAGTCTACCCTTCTGTTTCTTCCCCTTACCAAAGTTGAATTCAAATATGGAGTTTATATTATCCATATAGAACTTAGCCTTCTTGTTATTTACAGTATCACTTACCTTACCAAGTTTATAGTCTTCTAATACAGCCTTGGATACATTTTTAACATTACCTTTCCCATCACTAACTTTTATAGTACCGTCTTCATTTTCTCCAAGTATAGTAATACGAGGGAACCTATATACCTCTTTCCCAGATTTATCATATTCTACAGTTTTACCCAAGAAATATTCTTCTCCAACAATTACCTCTTCCTCACCATCTTTGGTTTTAACTAATATTTTCTCTGGTTCTACCCCTGGAGTTGCAGTAGGAATCTGAACATCTTTATATGATTCTGGAGTTTTCTTAATATCATTATAGTCTTTAAGAAAAGACTGTCTCCTTAAAGCTAATTCTGATATATCATCTAAATCTCTTACAAGTTCTTCTTTCTCATCATCGTTTATATCAAAAGATTCTATTTGAGAAAGGGCTTCATTGTATTTTTCAGACCTACCTTTTGCTACATCATTAATAACATCAGAGGTTACAACACCTTTTAAAGCTAAAGAATTAGCTATTTGAGGAATACGCTTATCATAATCAGCCACTTTAGAGGCAGCATACACCATCTTATCTATCACCTCTGGAGAATAGACAGGTTTTCCATCCTTTACAAGATTACCATATCTTATTTGAAGAGATTCATAAAGCCCTTTTACATGTTTAGCTACTTCTTCTAAATTAGAAAGTCTTTGTAAATATGCCAATCTGGAGTCCCCCTGTAGCACTTTACCATCTGCTTGTAATTGAGAAAATCCTTCATTTGTAGAAGCTAGATGTTTATATTCATTTATATCACTTTGAACTAAATCAAATCTACCATACTTTATCCTAGGAGATAGATAGTTGATAATATAGTCTTGTTCCTTGTCTTTAGCTTCAAGAACATCACCTCTTCTTAAAGAAGCTTCTCTTTCTTCTTGAAGAACAGTACCTCTATTAACAGCATCTACTGTAGCTTTGGTAAAATCAGAAAGGTTATATCCATTGAATTTAGCAATAGCGTCTGCTGTATTTGCTTTTATTTGTCTATTCTCTTGGAACTTCCCTCTACCTAACATAAGAGCACCAGAGAGTCCTCCTATAAGAACATTCTCCATTCCCTCATTAGTACCAATAGTTTGTTTAGCTCCTTGAAATAAGGATTCTAACCAATCAGTGGACTTATTATCATACTTCTTATTGTAATAATCGTTAGTTCCTTGGGAAATAGCATATTGAGCACCTTCTTCAAATCCTTCAGATGTGGAGAAAGTGTATGGTCTGATACCATTTATAGAGGATAGTATTCTACCTGTTCTAGTGGAAGCTTCTTGTTTAATGAACTTACCTGTAGCATCTTTAGTAATATCTCCTATTTCCTTAGTGGTGGTGGAAGCAATTAAGCTTCTCTCTGCTTTATCAGAAGATCCTAGGATTTTAGGGAATTGTATATAATTTGTAGCTGTTAAAAGAGCTGTGTTTAATAAAAAAGAACTGTTTCCTACACCATCAGAAGCAGCGTTTATAGCATCTAAATCTGAACCTATAGGTCCCCATCCATCATGGGAGTCTTTATATTCTTGAATTTTTGTATTCCTGAAATCATTAAGATTGTAATAGGCTTCAAATCCGGCTTCCCCTGTTGTAGCCAATCCAGCTACTAATACTCTTTGTCCTTTGTTAAGAGTATTATATGTACCAAGGAACTTGTTGGACAAACTCTCTACTTTTCCATAAGTTTCAGCGGCCTTATCAGCAGCCATTAAGGCTTCTTCTGTAGCAGCTAATGTTTCACCAGCCTTTCCTACAGAGAACAATTTAGCCATTCCTGGGAGAGCTGATAGAGATTTTAATCCAGAAGCATATACACCTCCTGAAAGGTAGGCTCCTGCTGCAAATCCCATATTCTTAATAATACCATCCCATAAGAAATTAGCTGTTAAAAGCTTTTTAGGAGAATACCAATTAGCATTCTTTTCTCCGTCTGTATAGTAATTAGGAAGAGTGTTTTCTAAGTTTTTATTGAATTCGTCTAAGGCTCTATTGAACTCATTATCATAAAATGAGGCTGCTCTACCATCCGTTAGAGCTTTTCCTAGCCCTATAACAGTACCTGCTGTAGATTGAAGGAATGTAGTTCCTGTTAAAGAAAGACCTTTCCCTACAGCATTTACCATTTTAGAAGGCCATCCCTGACCTAAAGCATAAGCATCTTCATTATTATAGTCTCCAGGTACATATTGATCGAATCTATTAGAGGATACTTCTTTAAGACTTCTAGGAATAGAACCACCTGTAATCTTTCCATCTCCACCACTAGAAATAGAAAATAACTTATTCTCCAATGCACTTAGTGCAGAGGGTGTAGGATTTCCTCCTTCACTTGGAAGCAAAGAAGTATCAAATCCTTTATAAGGAAGATTTGGGAGATTTACGTCTGTAGGAGGAGAATATGTCTGAGAAGCATCTTGTAATGCTTGTTCATTCAATAATGGTGTATCAGTCATTAAAAAGGTTTTTTGGAAGCAAGTTTAACTTGTTTTAAATCATTCTCTGTAGAAGGAGTTTCATTCAATAGTTCATATATTGCACTGTCATTAAGTCCTATTAGGGCATCATATAGTGCTTTTTCACTTATCATCTTTGAAGGATAGGATATATTTTCATGCCATACTTTCTGTGTAGGATCAAATATACTAAGTTTAATTTGATATAAATCTCCAGCAGGTTGTATGATGTTGGCTTTTACGCCATAAGTTCCTACATTAGGAAAATCTACACTTGATAGAAAACTGTTATTGTGAGTTGATTCTCCAGGTGATAGAGCTGTACTATATCCTCCCATCTTTCTTATTTGCTCTTGATAAGGTCTAATAGCTTGTACTCTAGGATCAGCTTCAAATCTTTGACCAAACATTGATAGTTTGTGTTCTGGAGTGATAAGAGCTTTAGTTACCAAATCTTTATCCCCCACCTTTCCACTAGCTGTTAATTCATACATTGCTGGTTGAAATTCACTACCTTCTACAACATTCAATCTGTATTGTGTGTTAGGAGAAGAGGATAATTTTCTAGCAACATCAACATCAAAATCAGGAGATCCTGGAAGTTTACCATTTGTCTTTTCTGCTAAATTAGCCAATCCTGCAAGATTACCCCCCATTGATCTAATTTGAGCTTCGTTCTCTGTAGGAACTGTATATTCCATCCCTTGAGGAGATGTTATTCTATTCTTTAATTCTTCTTGAGAGAGGTCATTTATTTTTCCTATCATCTCTCTATTTGGATTATTTACTATTTGATTATAATGTTGAACATTATTTAATAATATTTTATTAGCTTCATTTAAAGGTTTTTTACTAGCTTGTACTTCTAATAAATGATATTCTTTAGGGGAAAGTTCTTGTTTAGCTTTGTTAAAATCAAAAGCTACTCCTCCAGTATTTAAAGAAGATATATATTTAGACAAATTATTATTATAATTAACAAAATCTTTAGGAGAATAAATATACTGATTCACACCATCATTATACTGTATATCTGGAGCATTCTTAGGAATAAGTTTATTAATATATTCTGAAGGATCTCCTATTCCTAAAGCCTTTCCTGCTTCTTTTTGAGTACTTATTAACATGGCTTTATTAGCCTCTGTTATTCTTCTAAGAGGTTCTGTGGAAGCTAAATGATAAGCTACTTCACTTTCCACACCATTAGGACTTCTAGTCCAAGCTTCTCTTTGCTGATTAAGCCATTCTTCATTTTTACCCTTTTTACCAAGGAAACCATTATCTAAGGAAGATAAGGAATTTGCATATTCCTGTGTTTTATCTACTACAGAAGCTATATTTACTTTTGGAAGATTTTCCTGATTTGAAGGTTGAGGAAGCCCTCCATATCCACTATCTAATTTTAGTTTAGATGCTTGAATATCTACTTCTCTCTTTCTTAATTCATATGTTTTTTGAAATTTATCCCAGTCTCTTGCTTGTTCTTCTCTCCATTGTTGAGCTTTAGCAAAAGGATTGGTTTCATATGTATTAGAGGTTTCTGTGTAAGAGAAGGCTTTTGAGAAGTTATTAAGGAAATTGCTTGTATGTAATTGAGCTTTAACACCTTCTATATTTCCATGAGCTAAAGCATCGTCCATTTGCTTCTGTTCTCCTGATATACCTCCTAATACTTTCTCCAAAGAAGCAATCTGTTCATCCAGCTTGCTCTTTTGTAACACAGAAGTTGTGGAGCTTTTAGCATTCTCCAGTATTCTCTTTTGTTCATTATAGAAATCCACCTTTGTTCTATAGGAAGATTTGAGATTTTGAGAGAATTGTTCTGGTGAAACATTAGAATAAGTATATCTACCATCTATCTCCATTTGCTTAAAATCAGCAGGGGAAAGGGTAGCCATTAGAGCTTGTTGTATTTTCCCTGGATCTATACCAGCTAGTTTCTTCCTTACAATAGCATCAGCTATTACAAGATTCCCTTTAGAGTCTAATGTGAAAGCGTCATCTGTAATAGATTCATCCTTTGTAAGAGCTTTAATGGTATCTAAAGCATTTTTTTTATAATTGGTATATGGGTTATATCCCCCAGAGAAGCCCGATTTTATATCCTTGTTATTAAGCCAATTTGAGGCTTGAGTTTGAAAATCCCATTCATTAGAAGGAGAAGACTTCCCTTCCTTTTTAGCAGATTCCATGTCTGCTAACCCTTTCCTATACTTCATTGTAGAGGCTACAGCATTCTGTATATTAGGATCTTTAACTATTTGCTTAGTCATTCCTCCTACAGAATTTACTAATTGAAAATTAGAGAAATCTCCAGCAGCCACCTTTTTAAGATTGCTTCCTAGCTCATTTAACCTAGATTGAAGATATTGTTTATCCACATCCCTCACTACATCCAATCCAGCAATATCGTCAACTTGGGATTGGATTTTCTGTACACCCTCATTGTATTGTTGCTGCTTGTACATACCCACCTCCTTCATTGCATTTACAGGCAATTGAGCTACATAAGGAGTATATGGTAATAATTGATCGGTGAACGAAGCCATGAGTGCAAATTTAACTTAAGAAATTATTATATCCAAATTGGATAACGAATATTATTAATCTTGTATAACTAGAATGATTATTTAAGAGCCTTTACTAGATAGCCATTTTTAGCCTTATTTTTCTTCTTTTGATCTATAAGGCTTTGTAATTGGTCAACAGATAAGTCCTTTCCTACCTCAGGAATATTGAATTGTGCCAATCCATTGAGATTATAAGCTCTTCCTTGATCGTCATATCTATATCCATAAAGGTTCTCGTATACACCTAATGTTCTATTTTCAAGCTTATTTTGCTGTATTTTAGAAGCAATAGAAGAAAGAGCCATTTGAGCAGTTGCTTTAGTATTACTCTTAGCTTGAGCTTGTCTTACATATTGTTGGTCTAATAAAGCCAAGTTCTTCAAACTAGCATCATTTACAGTATCTCTGTTCTTAGAGTATATTCCAGCCTTGTTAGCCTGATTAGCCCTAAATTGTGCTCCTAGGACATTTGAATTTGCAGCATATTTCTGACCAGCTAATATTGATTGAGCTGCTGGATTGTAAGCTGTTTGTCTCTGGAGGGCATTAAAGTCACTTTGATTAGCATTCAATTGGTCCTGAAAGGATATATCATAAGGTTGATCTAATAGAGGGCTGTATTTTTGAGCATTTACAGGATCTAATGTATTATTACTTAAAGCATAGTATTCCCCTGCTAATTGATTAGGATCTAAACCTATTTGATTTGTGGGTCTGAAATAAGGCCACAATGAGTTAAAAGCATCTCCTGCATTAAATCCTTTAAATTTGAAATCTTTTGCAGTTTTTGAAGATGGGTTATTTTCTAATTGTACTTTTGAGGAACCAGAAGGACCGATTTCATCCATAGTAAATGGGTGATATGCTGGAGCAGAATCCATATTAGGAGCTACTTCTCCACCTTTTATTCCTACATATTTTTCTGAACCAGATGGTTTAGCTAATTCCATTAGCTGCTTTCCCCAAGGAGAGTCTATTACCTTACCTTTATTTTTAGAATATTTTTCTTTAAACCACTCATTATAATTTTTACTTCCTTTAGTAGAAACTTGATTATAAAAAGCTTTCTTTAGAACATTAGGATTTTCTGTAGGTATATGTCCTGTTTTTATATATTCATCTTTTTGTTCAGGTGTAATATATTCTGATATTTTATTCTTATAGTCACCAAATATATTAAGTAAATTCAAGTCTGCTGCCGCAGAATTAGATTTACCAGTATCTCCACTTTGCGCATACCTCATATTTGCACCATTTTTGGCCTTTTTAATCTTTCCTTTAGCTAAAGCATCACTATCTAAGTTATGCTCATGGGCTGTTTCTAGAATGGCATTTTGAACATTCCCTGCTGCTTGTTTTTGTTCTGCTAATAATTTCAGTTTCATATTTCCTCCTTCTAAAAGAGCTTTCCCAGAGGCTATTTTAAGTTGATCGAAGGCATCCCTATCATCGGTGTCATTGATAAGTTTAAGTCCTTTATTCACCACCTTATTTTGCTTTTCTTCTCTTTCGCTCAATTTAGCTATATAATTCTTGAATTTCATACCTTTAGCATCTTTATCTCCTATTTCATTCACCCCATAAGAAGGAATTTTCATATTCCCAAATACCACCAAATTGTCTTCCCCTGTACCACCATCTTGTAATTTGACAGCAGGTTCCCCTCCTTCTACCTCCACAGGTTGTTTACCAAAAGAAATAGGCATACCTCCATCAGCATGAGATTTCCCCCTGAACATTACAGTTTCCCCATTATCTGGTAGATAGGGATTTGAAGATATAGATTCAGCATGACCTCCTCCATGTACCTTCAATTCTCCTCCCATAGCCATTGTATTCTGTCTGATATTTCCCCCTGTTCTTAGGGAATGAAGACCTTCATGAGCTACATCATACACTTCTTTGGCTGTATAGTCACCAAATTTAGTAATCACCTGAGGATTCCAATTATGAGATAGGAAACCACCATTTTCCATAAATGAAGAATTCTGAGTTTGCATATTTCTAACCCCTTGCTGTAGTCCTATTTTATTAAGATTTACATTACTTAAATCATTAAATCTATTGATTCTCTTCCCATTCTTATCTATTGCTCCTCCAGCTATAGCTCCTACAGCAGTACCTACAAGTCCTCCTACAGGTCCAAAGAAGGAACCAACAGCCCCTCCTAATGTAGATCCTATTTGACTTCCTGCATTACCTGCTGCTTGAAGACGACCGCTTCCTATAGAAGCTCCTATAGCTTGTCCATATTGATTAACTTGTCCTTGTACATAAGAATTAGCAGCAGATTGAGCTATTCCACTAGCAATAGCCCCCCATTGAGCTTTTTTACCACCATTTTTGAACTGTTTCTTTTTACCACTTTCATTCAATGGTTCATATCCCAAATCATCATAGAGTGTATGAGGAGCATATGTATTCTGGATTTCTCCTATTACAGATACTCCATTTTTTCCAGATAGATAGTTTGTTCCTACACCTGTAGAAGGGAACATTTGATCTGGTTGTATAACCATATCTTCTGGTCTCACATATTTACGTTTAACTGCTTCCGGTCTAGTTTCTGAAGCTTTAGCAGCTAAACTAGAAAGTTGGAAATTTTGCTCTGCTGCTTGCTTTTGTTTCTTTTCAGCTTTCAACATCTTCAATCCTCTCACTACACCTCCTATAACACTGACCCCATTAATTATATTTCCAGCAACAGTTTTCTTAGGTAGAGAATAATCTGTTTGATCTAAGTTAAGTTGAGGAGCTTGATAATTTCCATAGCTACCTTGAGATTGAGGTTGTTGTCCTAGATTTAAAGGTTGATAAGCCATTCCTTGAGGAGGGCCAAAATTAGGAGCTGTTGTATTATATTGAGAAAGATCAAGAGTTTGATAACCGTTTTGACCATAAGGGACTGTTCCTCCGTCTTTGTGAAAACCATGATGTTTTTTCATGGTTTTAGCAAATGCTTTTCTTCTTGGAGTGCAAGTAGATTTTGTCATAGGAGTACAATATCCTTTATGTTTTGGATTTACAGCCCCCTGTATCCAGTTACCCCCATTCTTGGCTTGTTCCATATTGTTATTATTTGAAAAATCTGTCAACTGCTTCAGTTTCTTCAACTGTCCTTTATCTTGTTTTCCCATAGGATATTCTGTTACATTACTACCTTGAAATTTATATTGTCCTTCTGGTTGCATTAATTGAGTATGACCAGTGTTACTTACTCCTAATACAGGGTAGGGCACATTACTCATTGTTATATCAGGGGAGTTGATTTTTGTTACTTTCCCAGGATGTGCCCATTGACCTCTATTATCATTAATTGGTTGTTCTTGTTGAAAATAATCCAACATTCCATTGTTAACCTTCTGATAATCATGAGGATATTTATCATAAAGTGTTTGTCTAACACTATCTCTTTTCTGATTTCTTTTCTTTAATGCTTTTACATCAAACATTCCACCATCCTGCATCCCCTTAGTTTTGAAATCCTGCCCATGTTGATAATAAACCATTCCTCCATCTTGTAATTCCATTCCATTTATATGAGAGGTCTTCTTTACTCCACTATATGTGGTGTCAGAAGAGAAGGATTGAGGAAGAGAAAAACGTCTTCTAAGTAAATCATTAGGACTTTCTTGTCCTAATTTAGTAGTCATATACCCTATATCATTAGGATTTACCCCTTTAGGGATAGGAGTATTATATAATTTTTGTTGATCTATATAAGGCATTCTATACATAGTTCCTCTTTGTAGGGTGTCTGCTGTATTATATCCTTGTTTTCTCCATGATTCTACAGGAAATATAGAAGCTCCTTTTTGAGCAGAAGCTTTAGTTTTCTTAGAATATTTACCATTAGAAGGTGTACTACCTGTTCTAGCATATGTAAAACCTACAGATCCAGGCATACTTCCTCCCATTTGAAACTGTCCTCCCCAAGCTGGAGATTTCCAGTTTTTACTATTGTATCCGCTTCCTACAAATCCACTAGGTAAATGAGTGAAATTGTTATTCTCATTCTGCATTGTTATACCTAAATTAGCATTAGCCACATAACCAAAATAACGTCTCTGTTTATCTGTTATAGGTTTTCCATGAGCAGTGCCATCGTGTAATATTTCTGCTGCCTTAGCTTTGGAGAGTTTCTTTGCCATATTATAAATAACTTATTTGTGCAGGTGCTACAAGGAATTGACTAACTACGTGAATGTCACTACGATTATCCAAAATTTGTCTAACTTTCAAATCTTTAGCTCTAATTGTAAATTTCTTAAATGATTGAGATGTATATATCATATTACTCTGATTCAGTTCTTTATCTATAGAAAGAGACTGACAAGAATTTATAAATAAAGGAATAGTTTTATCTTTTACAACATCCCAAAATGTATTATATTGATAGAAGTTGTCTCTTTTAGAGAACAGGATGGTTTTACTATCTGTGTTATATTTGGGATAGGAAAGATAAGCTTTCAGGTTATTTTGAGGTTTATCAACTAATTGTAATACACCTGAAGACTGTTGATCGTTGTAAATGATGCTTTTGTTAAAGTAATCACTATCAGTTTCTATCTTTCTATTGTAATTAAATACTCCATCGTCTGTAGAAAGGTATTTATACACCTTGGTGTAATCCTTTACATTTTGTACAATTTCATCATGATATTGATAAGCAAAAGGATATTCTATTATATAAGGAGCAATACATCCATAGAAGTTGTTATACAACACAGGATTGGTAAGATGTCTCCATAATGAAGAAGTATTAGCTTCCTGAAACTTCATGGCTGCTAAGTCTATCTGTGTTATTGTAGATACCGGAATATTCCATGTTTTAGAACAGCAATTTATTCCTGTAGAACTAAGAATTATTACATTAACGGAAGCATCTATTATAAACGCTACTCCTGAAATAAGGTCAGCTTTGGACACATTGGTGGCTAGTACATTCCCCAAATCATCAGAGATGGAGAATGTAGATAGCCTGTTTCCAGCTTTTTTTAGCTTTATAATAATTCTATTAGTCATTAGCAAGCATATGGGTTAACACAAGCAGTAGAAAGCACAATCGTTACCGTTGTACCGCCTATTACAATTGTATCCCCGTTATGTTTAGTAGAACCATTTACTACAATTGAATTAAATCTTCTATATGAAAGAGTTCCGCAAGTCATAGGACTAGAACCACTACCCATTCCTGAAGTAGAACCAGCAGGTATTGTTAATGTTCCAACTAACGCATCGCTCTCATTAAAAGGAGAACAAGCTCCTAAATCAGATCCATTAACCGTAGCAGAGGTTATATTTACCGCAGTAGAAGGAATGGCTGCTGACAAATCAAAGAAGAAATTGCCACTTTGATAACTAGTAAATGTCAAATTAGCAGTTCCTGGATCAGGAGGAATTGTTGTAGTAGTTGTAGTAGTGCTTGTACTAGAAGTAGATGTTGTGGTGGTAGTAGTCAAAGAAATTGGTAAATCTACATAATTAGTACATAATGCACTAGTCGATTTAACCCTTATTGTAGTAGCTGCATCAGGAACTAATACAGAAGTATATCCTGCTAAAAGAGAAGCTTTTGAAACTCCTGCTTCAAAAGCAGACAAATATCCGTCCACATTTGAATATAGATCAAAGGGACCTGTATCAGTTCCTGCTACTGTTAATGTTATTAATACTGTTTGTGCCATATTTTTATATTTTTATAAACAAGCCATTGATGCACATGAATCGTGCGGTGTATAATTAAAGATGTTATTATCAGCAGGAGCATTTGTAATTGCTACTATTGAACATACATTCCCATCATCCAGATAATAGAATTTTCCAATAACCACAGGGTTGACTGCTGTTATAACTCCTGCCCCCAAAGGATTGCAAATAGAACAAGCAAATATATTCACTGAATATTTTGCTTCTTGTAAAGCTGTTCCCTCTAACCCACAATCTGGAGCTATTGTAGTAGTGGTAGACGTTGTTGTTGTAGTTCCTAATGCAAATCCTTCTACATCACAATTGGGTGTATAAGCAGATCCAGCTAATCCACAATTGTATACAACTGTGGTTGTAGTGGTTGTAGTAGGAGATTGTACTTCTATAGCAGCTATTGCTTCTAAATCACATCCTTCATTTAATCCAGAATAGAAGAAATTATTCTCTGCTATATAGAAATTAGGAATATAACTATGGAAACTTGTCCAACTTTGTGTATTTACATTATATGAAAGAGTCCATGATTTATTACAGAAATACGTAATATCCGTTAAATCTACTTTTTTCCTGATTATAATAGGAGATAAGGTGGTAGTAGAAGTAGTGGTAGCAGGATGAATTAATGTTGTTGTAGTGGATGTGGTTGGAGATTCTTGAGGATAGATTAAATCTATATAAAACTCCTGTAATACACTATCATACTTTATATCCTTACTTAATGGAATATAGTCTAATTTTGATATTATTACTCTATCAAACTTACTATCATATACCCCATGTAACCCTATTCCATTGAAATGATTATCTGTATTTACATTAGGGAAATATCTTAATATTTCAAATGCTAGATGGTCTGTGAAAAATCTATTCATTCCACTACCAAAAGCAGACAAATCACTAACTCCATTTCCTGATACAAGAAATACTTGTCCTCTTTTGGCATCTATGGTTATCTGTCCTTGGGGGATTTTTAACAAAAGTTTATTCTGACTCCCCACATATCCTAAGTCTGTCTCTGCAAAATCTATAGGAGGACTACTTCTAAATAATGTACTATTTCCCAGATAAGCAGCTTGGGGGTTGCTTGTATCAATTGTGAGTAAAGTATTGTATAACAAGCTCTTGTTCTCAAATCTAGCTAAAATGGCCTTATTTTGTATACCATCTAAAGATGTTAATTTTCCATAATTCTGAGGAAAATCAAAATAAGAAGATGCTCTATATATTAACCAACTATTTATCCTATTATCTGTAAAAGACTGTTGAGGATCTGAATATACTGTTCTAAATGGAAAATGTGTAAAACACAATTGTTGTGTCCAATTTAAAGGAAGATGTGTAAACAAATTTTCCTTATTCTGCTTGGAATAAGACACATTGTAGTAATATGTATTATCGAATATAATAGGAACAAAGCTCTCTTGTACCCAATCATCAGGAATATCAGTACTTACATGAGGAAAGAAATCTCCTTCTCTATTATTAAACGCTTGTCTTAAATCCACATTCACACTGGATTCGCAATAAAATGTAGGAATTCCATAAGCAAACATGTACATTTTACCATCGTAATAAGTTCTTCCAGGGTTTACCACTGGAGGAGTAATGGTAGGATTTGGTGCAGGAAGTTGATTATTTGGACAATCTAAATAATGAGCTTTTATAGATATTAGATTTTTACCATAAATACCTGCAAACTTGTAATCATATAGAACAGACCTAGCAGAATGCCAATATTGAGGATAGGCCACATTCCCTATTTCATCATAGAAAATATCACTATCATCAGGAGCACCCACTCTATTATCTATAAAGAATGGAAGCTTTGTTTTGAATGAAAATCTATTAATAAAGGTATCTCCTCCAAATATAGTAACATCTGTAGGAGCACCGTTCAATATATCTTGTGTATTTACAAGAGTTTGAAATCCTGTATCAATAGTATCATAAGAGTACATTTGACCCCATTGATTGAGAATAATATCCTTAAGTGATCCATAGTAAGAAACTACACTTATATCAAACTGTTTTTGAGGATTTGAACAGTCTTGTTGAGAGTTTACATATCTAGACTTATCTTCTATAGCACTTGTACTGTCTGGAAGGGTTAAAGAAGGAGTTTGGCTAGCAAATGGTAATGGAGTAGTAGTTCCTTTAGTTTTTAGATATAAAGAGGATTCTCTATTGTAATTATTGATAATATGAGTATCTCCAAGAGACTCTACAACAGGAATAAGATATTGGCATATATCTAGTTCTCTTTGCTTAATTCCCAGATTATTGTCTATTTCAGCATTATAATTATAACTTGCTATTGAATTATAACTCCATCCATAATTTCTTCTAGTTATTCCATTTACATAAATGGTAAGGTATGCCTGATAAGCAGTGAACATTGCTGTAGCATTGAAAGGAGCTGTTATATTTGCTATGTTATAACTAGAATTTAAAGCATCTTCTTGAGCCTCCTTTGTAAGAAGTTTATACAATGCATTTTTCTTCACTTCTACAAAATGTCCTTTTCCTGCTCCAAATACAACATCTTCTAATTTTAAGACTGTTCCTAGAAAAGGTTGTCCAAATGATGTTTCTGGAGAATTTAATACATATCTATATTTACTATCATCAGTGGTAAAAGCTGAAAGATTATTAGGATAGCAAAGAATATTCTTAAATGTGTTTACTTGTTGTATTGTTCCAAAACTAAACGGCCATAATGTAGGAACTGTTCCTTCTTTTACTAATATAGTGGCAGGAGAATTTAGATACACAAGTATAGTTTGTGGATTATTGTCTACATCAATATAAGCAAATGTAGAATAACCTATACTAGATGTAAGAAGATATGTATCTGAGCTTATTACAACTATTGGAGCTGTATAAGTTCCTGTCAATATTACAGGAAGAGTTAAAGAACATACTGTTATAGTAGTACCAGCAGTCATTGTTGCTACAGTAGTAGTATTGGTAAAACAGTCAGTGTATTGATATGTTCCATCTCCTGTAACTGCAAACTTATAAGTATAACATAATGCATTAAAAGCATTAGGTTTTTCTAATAAGAAAGGATCTTCTCTTAAGTCATTATAAGGATAGTTAGCGAAAAAATAATCTGTTCCTTCTCTTGTGTATTTTCCTACATTCCTTAATATACCTTTTGCTATTATGGATTTGTTAGTACTTCTATCTCCTCTTACTATCTTAAATCCTGCAATACTATCCTTTTGGTCTTGTGTTAGATTGGAAGCAATTATAAATTGCCATACTTGCTCTATATTAAGTTTTACCCCTATAGGGAAAATAGCAGATTTCTCCATCACTGGAGTAATAGGAGATCCTGAAGTGTATAAAGAGCTTTCGAATATAGGACTAACTAAAACATCTGGAAACTTGTGATGTCTTATAGGTTGACCAGCCAATTCTCCCCATACATCACTGTTACATGGGTAGGTCTCTGTGGATTCCCAGTATGAGAATTTTCCATACTGATATGGACCTTTATAAGAAGGATCAGAAGTAAAACCTCCATCAGTAGCTATAACACTTCCTGTATTATATATCTGCCAATATGGCAAACTATTAGTTAATGGATTAGGAGTCCCTATAAAATCAGGATTGGTAGAAGGAACGTCTAATAAATCAAGAGCTTCTGCCACTCTACCTGGAATATGAAAACCATCTGTTTGCTTACCGTTCTTTAAAAGGAAAACAATCTCAAATGGATAGATTTCGTCTCTTAAGTATCCTCTTAAATTAGTAGCATTTAACTCATCTGCATAGTTTTCCGTAGAAGGAATTCTATAAGTTTCCCAGAATAGTGTAATTTTACTAGCAATTTGTTGGTAATTTATCCTATCTATAGATGTAAGTTGATCCCACACTAATATATCTTGTACATTAGTCACATCTTGAGCAACATCATAAAAAGGAAACTTCTCAAATATATCTGCTATAGTTAACTGTACTTGTGTCTGATTCTGACCACTATATATGATTTGTTTTCTTATATTATCTATAGTGTAAGTTCCTATAAGTTGAACAGATGGTACACCATTAATAGTCTTTATTACAGCTACATTGAAATATTGAAAGTATCCTGTAGCATCTATATTCGAAATATCCAGCACAATAGACTTGTTTACATTATAATTGAAATTTAATGTATCTATTTGAGGATTTGCTAAAGGAACAGGATTTGTAACAGAATAATAGGATGTATAAGCATCTCCTGCTACATCACAGTATTGAATAGCAAACTGATAAGTTCCTGCCAAATTGTCACCTCCATTTATAACATCTACTACTTGTAGATTAGGAATAGCAAAATTAGGCTGTATTTTAAGCTTATTACAATCTATTTGTTTAAAAGTCTTTACATCACAAATAGTACTTTCTATTAACGTTCTATAAGGAATCTTGTTTAGATCAAGAAATCTTCTAGGATTTATACCATCTGTCCAATATATCTCTGTAGAACAGTTAGTTATTTTATGTACTATTTTATGAATAGGATGATTGATGTCAAAATTTAAACAATTATCCTCTATATAAGTATGATAGAGACAATCATTGTTATCCATGTATCCTATCTGAGAATCTCCTGTATTAGGATTTACTAAGAAGAATATGTGTTTATTTTGTTCCTGAATGAAATGATTACCTATAAGTTTGAAATCTTCAGGAAATTGTAAACATAAGTTATTTCCTTGTTCATTTTGATAGGATATACTATTAGCATCAAAGTTTTCAACTGCTCCATTTAAAGAGTACGTAGTTTGTCCTTTAGGGATTTGATTCATAGAACTATCCATGTTCATTCCTGTTCTAAGAGCATTGTTCTCTTGTCTTATATTAGATTCTTGTTGATCAGCCACTTGTTATGCCTCTAGATATGTTAAATGAGTTAACTTTCTTCTATTATTTTTATGAGCAATTCTGAGAGATCTGGTTAATATTCCGTAATTTATATTTAACTTTTCAGATGCATCTTTAGCAGACAAATAAATTTCCTTTGTTAAACTATTAATGACTTTTTTAGCAAAAGGACTATTTCCCTTAGTTTTACCAAACATTGGATGTTTATTTCCTGTTCTACCAAAACAGGGAGATAATTCTCCTACCTTTCCTAAATTAGGATGTTTTAATCCTTTCTCTTTCCAATTCTTCCAATACCCTTCGTTTCCAAAAGCTCCATGATCTTTTCCAAATTTACTATACATTACATTCTTTTCGCCAGATCTAGACATGCTCATTTTTTTCTTACTTTCTTCAGAATGTTTTCCATTAGATCCAGGGAACTTAATATTCAACATTTCAAACCCTAAATCTTTATAATATTGCCAAAAATAAACTTCATAAAAATCTAAAATATTTTGAGATATAGAAAGTGGTAAATGTAATAATATTTCTATTTTATGATTATCTATTCCGTATTTCTTTAAAGATCTGTATAAATATATTTGACTTTCGCATTCTAATTTCTTATATTTACTCTTTCTACTTATCCAATCCCAACTTTGTCCAATATAAATTTTTCCAGCAGGGGAAGTTATCTTATAAATTAGAGGTAAATTAAAATCTCCCATTCCTACGCCAGAGACCTCTGATTGTTCCACTCGGTAATTCATATTTGTTAAAACTATTAAGTTGACTCTTTATTGCTCTAAACTTTTGATAACTTGTATTTTTTTGTATTTCTAGTTGTGCCATTATATAGGCTTCATCAGCTAATTGTTTAGCTTCTTGCTTCTTCTGAGAAAGCTGATTGAAGGTTTCATCGTTCACTTGATTACACAAGGTTTCAAACATCTTGTACTTAATGAATAGTTCAATAAACTCCTTAATCCTGTAATTATCAGGAATAAGTTGATTATCACAACTATCGTATTCTGTAGCATAGAATATCAGATGAACATGTCCGTTCCTAAAATTAGTAAAAAATTTATTGTCTCTAATGTCAAAACTATCTGGTCCAGAAGCACCGAAGTTAGCACAATGTAAAGAACAGTGCTTTTTAGTTGATATATTTCCAGGCTTTAAAAGATATTCTCTTTTAAATGTGTGATTGAATGTATTGTTAGTTTTATATACAGCTTGTATGAATTCAGGCATACATCCAGGACAATTACTATCCTGACACTCTACATTAGTACAGGCTTTTCCTCCTGATATAACAGGGGAAACTTGGATGGTTTGTAAGGAAGCAGCTTGAGAATAAAAAGAATTTGCTGATTGTACAGGGAATCCGTTCACTACTGTACATAACCACGCTTCTCTTACAGCATAGAAATTATCGGGCAGTCTAGCTTCAAAATCCTCCATATGAAGAATTTCTTCTTCTATTACATAAGATGACTTTCCAAGCTTATTTAAGCATTTGTTTGTATAAATTGGAAACAATAAATCATCTATAGCCCCCGTATCATAATACGACTTCATTTCCTCTTTTATTATGGCATAAATTGGCTCTGGAGACACAAAGTTATATTTGTAAAAATAGCTCATTATATTTTCTTTTTATTGTATTTATATTCCATAGTTAGTGCCTTCTCTATAGGAATTCCTTTCGATAATCTTTCTTTCAATGTCTGATAGTGCAAATCAAATTTATTTGCTAAATCTTTTAATATAAATTTTTCACCATTATATTCTATATAGATATTAGTTCTCTTGTTTCTATCTTGAGTGTATCTATTTGACCACTTACAATTTTCCTTACAATAATTTCCATTAACCTCTATTCTATCTATAGATGCTTTCTCGAATGGTTTAAATCCCATGTCTTCAAAGAAACCTTCAAACTTCAACCATTTTTCACATATTGTTATCCCTCTAGCTCCGTAATTCTTATAGTGCTTATTATTAGGATTTAAACATCTTTGTTTCATTGATTCCCAAGAACTATATTCTGAGGAATTATGCATATTATGAATTGTCATATGTTAAGGCTTCCAACATTGGTAGAGATGTTGATATTTAGGGTCTGCTTTAATATAGTGGTTTATAAGTCTTGATGTAATTCTGGATGGTTTAAACCACCATAAGTCTACATTCTTTATTCTTGTTGATTTCTTGAACCACATCCATCCAAAGAAATATCCTTCTGTATGAAAGTTGAAATTATAGATTTTCTTACCTTTTTCTTTAGACTTCTTCCAATCTACAGGAAGATTGATATGTTCTTTACCATCTGGATCTATGGTTATTCTTTTTCTCTTCTTTTTTGTTATTGAAAATTCTCCAAATCCAGAAGGAATTCTTGCTTTAAGTCCTGTTTCCAGAATATAAGTCTTGAAAGACTCATTAAATCCATATATAATATTTCTCCATTGGTCAAATGATACCTTTATATTAGGATGCTTTTTACAAAAAGCTATGTAATTATCTCTACTTCCAGATCTATAATCTACACTTACGCGCATTAATTTGCATTTGTTGAGTTAGGAGCTTGACCATCTACGTTATCTGATGTCTTATCTGTCTTCAAGCGATAGTACGTATTAAGAAGCTTTTGAGATGTTAACTCTAAAACAGGTTTTTCTAAATATCCAGGAAGGTGAAATTCTTTATCTAGGGGATTTTTACATAAATCATCTAGTGTATATTCTATTCCACAATCACAATCTGGGAAAGCTATTTCGTTAGGAATATCTTCTTCAAAGAAAGCTGCCATTCTGACAGTTTGTAAAAGAGGATTGGTTGCATATAAATAATCATTCACTATAAAGTAATATACGTCTTTCTTTATAATTTGTAACTTTAAAAGATTAATATAACGATTTACTGTTATTTCTTTAAGTTTCTTTCCTCTACCTCCTAGAGCATTTATACTCCATACTCCCTGTATGGTGTATTGATAATTTCCTTCTGATATTCTAGGAAGTTTATGTTTACTTCTAGCTATTGTATGTTCATCTACATAATCACAACATTCTGAAACAGGAACTTCTATCATCTCTAAACAAGGAATATTATCAAAAAGAGTATCTGTCGCCCACAATTTCCTAAGATTTGTTTCTCTCTTTACCAAAAATATAGTATTATTTCTAATTTCTGACAAAATGGCACGGTCTGTAATATTATTATCTATTGATAATAGCTTGTGCATACTACGAACGTCTGAAACTATTTTCCTTGCTGTTGCCATATTATTATAATCTTACTTCAAATTCTGCTATTTTCCCTTGCTCTGGATGATATACAAGAGCTAAAGCAGCGTGTATTTTATTCTCAAAATTATTGTCTCTATGCCATCTATCTGTCTTTGATAGAGAAGGCATCTGTTGAATTCTTACTCCCTGTACTTCTTTAGCCATATAGTGGTGTTTATCCCCTGTATGAATTTCTCTATATTTGGCATTACCAAAATTAGAGGCATCCTTTCCTGTAGCAAAGACTAATGGGAGGTTTTCTAATTTAACTGAATTACCATGATGGTAACCAATAAAGGTATTTCCTAAGACCACAGATTTTGTAACAGAATGCTCTCTCTGGAACTTCACTTTCTTATATCCTTTGAAGAATATCTCTAAAGCATGAGCTACGTAGAAACCCTTAGTTCTATCATGATTTCCTTGCACCAGAACTACCTCCACCTCCTCTGCTTGTGTCACTAGATAATTAATACTATTGGCTAATATATCAAATCCTTTCTCATATTCCTCATCATACCAAGCAGTTACATCTTGAGGAGTACCATTTGTAGTTGTATTCTGAATATTGTCAGTATGAAAGAAGTCGTTACTTATAGGAAATACAAGTTTTCTTATATTATAATTAGCTCTTATTTTAGAAATCAAATCGTTCACAACTGAGTAATAATCAAACTCTTTTGAATATAAATCATCTCCTTCAAATGTTCTTTTAGCTAAGTGAAAATCTGCTATATTTAACTCTACATCTACCTTATCTAAGGTATTATTAGTTACTTTAACATAACTTTCTAGTTTTGGTTTCCAATTACTAAGAAACTTAACAAAATCCTCTGGAGTGTAATCTACTGGCCTTTTAAGAGTGGCAAATACTGAAGATGTGAATTTACCATTGGATTTAAGCTTTGACCAATAAGAGCTTATTTTATACTTGGTTTTATCTATCTTGTGTAGTTTATAAAGATCTTCATCTGATTTAGGCTCAAAATCAAGTTCTATTGAGCTTTCTAAGGTTCCTTTATCATTATTGATCTTTTTAGAGGTTTCTGAGGGTTCTTCTTCTTTATTTAGTTGTTTTATCAATTCTTCTAATTCGTCTTCTGTTACTCCTAGTTTACCTGCCACAAAAGCCTTGGATTTCTTCCACCCTAAGAGTTTCTGTAGCTGTTCTAATATCTCTGGATTTTCAGCCATTTTATGATTGTTTAGTTAAATCAAAGGTAAAGGTACATAAATAGTTTTATATTTCCCAAACTTATTTAACTATTTTAATTAGAAAGAATAACGAAACTAATTAGAATTAAAAAGCCCTCTCCTTTTGAGAGAAGGCTATAAATTAGTCACTAAACCAATAAAAGTGCTAATTTTAAGTCAAAGCTACTTTTTTCCAAGATCCATTATATATATAAAAATTGTTATTAGTTTTATCATAATACATAGGGACCACATTAGATCCTCCTGTAGGAACTCCTGTTGGAATCCCTGCTGCTGATGGAATATATATAAATCCATCTGTCATACCTGTTGTTCCTGAGCTAGGATAAATATTTAATAATCTATCAATAGATAGAGCTGCTACATGGTTTATGGATAATATCACTGCACCAGGAGTTCCTCCTCCTATTCCTGCTCCTGATGTTATACTTATATTTCCTCCATTCGCTACTCCTACACTTGCGTCTCCTCCATCAATAATAACATCTCCTCCAGCTACTCCTGTTACAGAGCTTTGTCCTCCTATGATAACTGCTCTTCCTGCTGCAAGAGCTGCTCCTGTAGCATTATTTCCTTTAAAATTATTATCCAGAGGAGTACCAGAGGTAACACTTACTCCTCCCACATTAGTTTGTACTACTCCAGAAAAACTTGCTGTACCTGAAGTTGCAAAATTTAACGTACCTGTACCTTTTGCGAAAATATTTATTCCTACATTAGATGCACTTCCATCTGCTTGAATAGTTCTTGATGCACCAGCAAAGGTTGGCCCTCCTAATGTCATAGTTCCTGATGGACCATCAAACTTAAAAAGTACTGTATTTGTAGGGTATTCGAAGGTAAAAGTAGTTGGGGTGAGTCTAGCTGTAAAAGTATTTGTATCAGCATTAGAGTTTTGACTCCAGAAAGACTGTGTAGAACTTACCTGAAAATATCCTCCGTGATTTGTGGCATCATTCATTCTGATACCAAGTATATTATCCTGAATACTAGATATAGTTGTTAATGTGCCTCCCGTTAATGTGCCTCCTAGTTGAACATCTGTTCCAACTGCTGTCAATCCTTGGGATGCTGTAATTAATCCTCCTCCTCCCCCACCACTAGCAGCAATTGTAAAATTAGGATAGGAACCTGTAATAGTAATATTGGCTCCCTGTGTAAGTGTTACTGTTTGATCTGGGGCACTATTAGTAATTACTCCTGTAACATTATTATAATTAATACCTGTTCCTCCAGATAAGCTGGCTAGGGTTATGGTATTCCAAGTCCTGTTTGCTGATAAATCTTGTGTAACTCCATTAATTGTAATAGTTCGTGTATTAGGAACTGCTCCGCTAACTGTTATAATAGCAGCATCTAATTTAGCTAAAGCTAATGTTAGATTGTCATTAGTGTTTATTTCAGAATTAACTAAGTCTACACCAGTATATATTACATCTGCACTATTGATTTTCACAGGAGAACATCCACATGGGAACCATGTAAAAGTTAATCCTTTATTACAATCTAAAGGGGAAGGAGCTTCCCATCCTGGCATTCCTGGTATATTCATTAACTAGGGTAAATAAATGATGTAGTAACAAGCCAAAGAAGGTTGTTTATTATCATGAGCTAATCCTCCTCCTGTATTTTGAGCACTTACTCCTGATACAACAGTGGATGTTTGCATTGTATTATCGGGAGTGGTCTGTCCTCCAAAAGCATCTGCTCCACCACCGGCATCAAATCTAGTACCATACGTTCCTCCGCTTCTAGAGAGATATAAAGCAGCAGGACCTCCTGTTATAGTACCAGCAGCATGCATTGTATGTACGTGACCAGGATCTGTAATAGAGTGAGTGTGGGAAGGTATTTCTGTAGCATCTAGAGTTATCTTATTAACCCCATATATAATGTCTCCTAGGGCATAATTAGGATTGAATGTAGGATCTGAGGCAGGATTAACTGTTGCAGCCAAAGCTCCTCCAGGAACTCCTTGAATAGCTCCTACAGGCACTCTACCCCTTTTATCAGGGGTTCCATTTAATCCGTTACATAAATAGATATTTTCCCAATCTCCAAGTCCAGCTCCTGTAGCATCAAAATTGGCTAATGTGCCGTAATACTCCACTGCTGTATAAGGAACCATTTTGGTAGAAAACTTAGTACTTGTACCAATATTATCTAAATAAGCCTGAATAAGGGTATTTAAATCAGAAAGTTTTACATAATTAGTAAGAACATTTAATGCTAGTGCTGATAATGTTGTATCTAAGGCACATAGTTTAGTTATAACTGCCTGTAAAACATCATGAGTATCAGAACTGTTTGTTACTCCTGATAAGCAATCTATATCATAGTCTGCATTCAATGTGGTTAGTGTAGCGTTTATTACATCTATTTGCTCTTGTAAATCACAAGTTGCTTTAATTAATGCTTCAAATAGATTTAAGGCTGTCAAATCCTCACATGTAGGAATATATTTCTTAACTACATCACATATGATAGAAGAATCAATAGTGAGTTTTATACCTGTTCCGTCTAATGTAGATGTTAAAAAGGTAATGAGAGCCTGTTCTATATAAGAAAGACTATCTCCTGTTTTTATACCTAATACAGGAACATCTATTCCTGTATATCTAACACATTTATCTGAGGTGATGTCCGTACATCCGTTATAACAATTAGAGCACATTCTTTATATTGATTTATTTGTTGATTAATATTTTTATCCTCGATGCTATTTTCTTCACTGTATATTTACAAGCATAGTTGGGATTGTAAAGTTTATATGTAAGAATCCTTTTATAGTTTAATAGGTCCCAAAAAGCACCTCTATCTATACATTTATTTAAGTCAAATATAGTGTTATTATATTCACTTTTAGCTAATGAGAATATCTTACAGTTAATCTCTGATAAGAGAATAGGGATTGTTGTACAATCTACACAATTATTTAGTCTGTGGTGAAGCATTTACTTGAGGTGGTTGAGTATTTGGATTGGTAGCCTGTAAGGAAGCTGAATAACATCCTGGACAAAGTCCATTAGTTAATTGACAGGAACATCCTTGCTCTGCACCACATTTAGCGCATTTTGCCATATTATATTATACGAAATTGGTTATAAAATTATTAGCTCTGGAGCATCCACAATTATTAGCAATGAAATTACAAAGTTGTTTATCTGCTTGTCTATAAAGAGTATTGGCTGTATCTATAGCACATTCGTTAGCAGCAGCTTTAGATCCTTGTATAAAGAAGTAAATTGTGGTTAAATCTACTTTAGATTGAGTTTTGATAGCTAAATCACATTGCATCATATCTAGTTTCATGAAAGCATTATCAAACTTCTCTTGTATCACTTCTGTTCTTTGGAATGTTTTTGTAACAAAGTTCTCAAAAGACGGTGTTACAGAATAAGTGAGTGTATAAGTTCCATCAGGAAGAGGAGTTAAATCATCTCCTGGAGCACTAAGTCCTAAAGAGAGAGAATTAAATACATTAAAGTCACTAGGAGTAAAAGGAAGAGACACTGTACCAAAGCCATTAGGAATCTCTATAGTAATAGTAGGAGAAGAAACAGGAGGACTATCTGGATATGTAGAAATATCAGCTATACCAAGAGTGTTCTTATCGTAGGTTTCTATTACTAATATGTCTAGTTTTAAATCTGCCATTATTTATTAGTTTAAATAAAAAAAGGAGGAAAGCTTTTTACTTTCTCTCCTTTTTCAAGTTTATTATTGAGTTATCCTATTAAGGAGTCAATGTAGACGTTGTGCTAGTAGTAGGCCATACAGTTGTCGTAGTAGACGTTGTAGTGATACAAGAGTTGTCATTTGCAACAGTTCCAAGAGCAGCTTCAAGAACAGCTTGAATACCTGCTGTAAGAGCTGTAGGAACAGCTACAATCACCAAACTATCTTCTTCAATATAATCACCCCACTGGTAAGCTGATTTGCTGAATTCATTGAATCTGATATAGAAGGTATCATATGTTGTGCCTGTAGTTACCCAAGACTCAAAGTTCTCGTTATAACCATTCATTCTATAAAGACTCTTCAAATATCCAGCTTGGTAGCTATAAAAGTTCTTTTCAAGTTGAGCAATCTCATCAGAAGTACCTGTAGCATAAGACGCACGTTGAGTTATAAGTGCTGTAGCTACAATATTACAACTGTCTGGTACAATAAAGTCAGCAGTGGTAGCAGGGCCTGAATATACGAATGTTCTAAACCACATTCTATCATATTCAAAAGGAAAAGCTGCAATATCGCAAGGTTGACCGTATTTAGTAAGAGGCTTACCAGAAATACGAAGAATTGCATTTGCGTCATTTCCTATACGTTGGAACTGATAGAACTGAATTAGTTCAATATTATCAGAGTTAATTCCTGGAGCATGTTGACTAAGAGCTATAATTAGCTTGTCAATCAATGCTGGAACATCTGTGTTAGTACAAGGATCAGCACCGCAATTACAGCAAGGAGCTTGTACAGTTACACTACGAGTGAAACCATTGAAATAGAGAGTTGAAAGATAAGAAGATTGGGCACGTAAAGTAAGAGTGATAATATCACCGCATTTTACATTCCATCCACTTACATCTGTCACTTGTGTTGCAGGAGTAGGACATCCTATCACCTTACGCCATTCTGTAACATTGGAAGTACAATTTGCTGTTGCACAACCTTTGATTTTATCAGAACGTTTACTACCTTGTAAGTAGGTATTTGTTCTACCTTGGGCAAGATAGAAATAATTAGAAGCAGCAATATTACCAGCGTTAGCCACTGTATAATCGCTTCTAAAAATACCAAACTGACCAGCAGTTAAGTCTTGTGTACTACCAGAGCTAGGGAGTGTATTCCCTACTGGAACCACGAAGACGGTGGTTAATGAGAAATCTGACATTGTTTATTTAATTTAAATTGTTTAAGTTATTCGTCCGTTTTTATCCTAAATTCAGAGTTTTGAGCAGCAGCAGTATTTTCTGTATACATTGCTAAGTTCTCCACTGTTAAATCTATTAATTCATCCTCTAGATAGTTCTTTAGTTCACAATCTACATCTGTAGAATTAGTACCATCAAACTTTACATATCCTGTTTTATCTATATACTTAGGATAGCGTATATATGAAAGATAGAGTTTAGAGGGGGTAAAAGTACCATCTGTAAATATTGATATTTCATCAGATGATATAATATTGAAAGTCTCCTGATATTCAAAAGAAGGCTTTGTATGATCGTTAGCTAGGAGAATTTGTATATCTCCATGTCTTGCTAAATCTGGGTTTATTTTTACCCTTCTATCCTTACATTTCCCTTTACTTGCTAAAATGTAGCTATCTACATAGAACATATAAGCAGGACTTACTTCAGATAGGGAGGCTGTCCATTTATTTAAAACAGTGTTGGTTTCTTCTAAATCAAGCGGATGATCTTCATAAGACTCTATGAGCTTTTCTAAATCCTCATATCTCTTCTTAAAAGCATCAAGTCCTAAACCACTAACTGTATTTTGACCATCAAGCTTTTGCTTTATCAGCTTTATTTGAGCCTCATTTAAAGCTAAAATCTTGTCTTCTAATTGAATTCTCTGATGTTCGTTACTTGATAGTTTATTTAGTTTTTGGTCTATTTTGTATAATAAACTATCTACTGGGATCATACAGACATTAATTTTTTAGATTGTAATTTTTGTTGTAACATTATCAAATCTTCTTGGTGATCTTCATTAAGAAGGAATTTAACCAAGTCATCCTCATCTTTTGCTATTTCAGCCTCTCCTTCATAGATTTTACCATTAGGTTTCATTCTGTAAATGGAGTGTGTAATTGCTTGTTTTACCAAGTCTTTAGCATGAAGAATATCTTCTTTCATATCAGCAAACCTAGTGAATACCTCTATAGGATTGAGTCCTTGGAAACTACCAGATTTAAATTCACTCTTTTTAAAGACATCATCTATTAAGTTATAAACAATCTCTTCTTTTGTATCTTCTGTTACAGGAAGTCCTAATTGTCTTGCCACCTTTCTCTTAGTCTCAGGAGACATCTTATCAAGGGTTATAATTGCCTTGTTAACAGCTTTTTTCTTGTTATATGCTATTGTATTTTCAATTTCATCATCCACTACATACCATTGTGTATCTGCTGCATATTCTCCTCTTTCCCATGCTTGAAAAGAAGAAGCAATAGTTGGATGTACTCTAAGCCATGCAAATGCTAGTTCCTGATAGGGGATTCCTAAATCGAAGTAATTGTCTCCATCTACCAATTTTACAGGTTGAACATGAGATTGATCTTCTGCTGAAAGAGATTTACTATGATCCCAGAAAGATGACTTAGGACCTAAGTCCACACCTAATTCTTCTTCTAATTTCTTTCGAAGTTTTGAAACCCTTTCGATTTCTACATCTTTTGCCACCTTATCTTGGATTCTCCCGATATAGGAAGCTTGTGGATCTAAGCCTGTTCTGTACTTACCTGTTAATTCCTTATAAGGAAACTTTGTAGCACTTGTTCCAGGAACTCTTGTCATTCCATGTTTTGCAAGTTCACTTTGCATTGTTTGCAATTGTGAACCAGAATAATTCCTTTTAATAGAGGAAATTTTAGCAGATCTGCCCATATGTAGTTAATTTGTTGTTTGGTTTATTTTATTGTAGCGTTGTCTTGGATTCGAACCAAGGATTTCAAGCTTATGAGGCTTGCGAGATAGTCCACTTCTCTAACCCGCTATTTGTAACTACTCTCGCCCAGTCACCAAGCGCTTATTCATGTTTTATACTAGTAAATAAGAACTAGTTTTTATTTTTGAAGACCCTCTTCGTACTCAGCACTACGAAGAGGTTGGGTCTTCTGTAATTATTGTAAATTTTTAATACTTCCTTTTTTCAAATATTCTAATTCTAGTACTCTCTTTACATGTGATTTATCTAAATAAGGATTATGAAGTTCTCTATGACAATTTGAACATAACAGTATACATTTCAAGGCTTCATTTAAAATTTCATCATCTGTCTTTGATTTTATATTTTGAACCTTTACTTCAAAACTTTTATCATATGGATTTTTGTGATGAAAGTCAAATGCTGATATATTTTTGTCATATCCACATTTTTCACATTTACCTCCAAAAAGCTCAATTAATTCTAGTTTCTTTTGAATTCCTCGTAAGGTGTACTTATTTAAACCATATTCATCTTTAAACTTTTTATGTTGTTTAGATGAGTTTATATATTTCGCCTTATCGTGACACTTCTGATTACAAAACCTTTTATCTCTTTTGAACTTTCTCTTTCCTATTTTACTTTTAAGTTCCTTACCACAATATTCACAATTCTTTATTTCGTTGTCAATATCCACTAAAATTGCGGAATTTCCTCTATGAGAACTGTACGAGATAGATCTTCGATGAAGACATCACAACGATCTTGCATCCAAAGTTCGTATCCTGGGAACTTGTTAGCAGAACTCATACCTTGTGATTTTGCAAATCCTAAGTGGTGACGTCTACCATCAATATATCCCCAAGTCATAGAAGGTTCACCTTCCATACGCACTTCACGAATATTGTTTACAAGAGAACCATCTGACATAGGAGATACATCAAATACAAAGAATACTGGTGTAGACTTCTTATTTTGACCGAATTCCAAGTTAGATTGAGGAAGATCAAGTTCTTTTAAGTGAACTAATTCCACCCTACCTGTTTCCCTTGTAACCATGCTGTCGAAGGCAAAGTTATAAGTGATGTGTTGACCTTCTCCTTGCATATAACGATTACCGCTATCTGCCATGAATGTCAATCCAGAGTTCAAAGCATCTGTTTTCAAAGCTTGCTGGAAGGTATCAAATCCAGCTTCATTAGTGTACATTTTAACCCTACGGTCTTTAACATCCACCCTACGATAGAACAAGTCTCCAAATACACTACGGATTAAGTTAGCAGAGAATTCTCCACGATTGTATTGTACAAGGTTTCCGTTATTACGCATTCTGTGATAAACACCAGCAGTAGTACGCTTAAGCTCTTGTTTAGAACCTTTGCTCTTCACTGTTCCAGGCTTACCCCAAATCATCTTTTTCACCTTCAATTCCAGCATTGCTTTACGCATCCAGAATTCAATGAAAGGTTCCCATTTAATATCATTACGTGTAAGAGGGAGTTGGTTTCTACGTTGTGGAAGATATACAAGAATATCCAAAGGTTTTCCTGAGCTATCTTTCAACATTTTAGTATCTGCCCATGCTGTGATTTTGTGTTCGAAACCATATCCTGAACCCAAAGATTCAAACATTGTGATTTTTTCACCCAAACGAGGAAGTCCTAGTAAATCTTGGTCAAATTCACCAATTGATGCATCTACCAATTCTAGTTCCAAACCAATCTCCAAGAATACAGGAGCCACAAAATCCACTGTAGGATTGTCCGTTACTAATGTAAACGAATAAAGGTATCCCATGTTCCAAGGTTGAGGATCTCTAATTACATAGAAACGAGGACCGTATTGACGGCTACCTACAGAAACTATTGAATTTGCAGAAAATTCATTAGTATCAAGTACTAATGAAAATTCTTGTCCATCAATTCCTGGCTTACTAAGAGCCTGTGTTGTAACAGGAACATCTATAATTTTAGGGAATTTGTAAGGAACGTTAACATCCCATTTCCATGCATCACTGTTTGTATCAATGTAGAATGGAGTGGATTTGTTAATCATGTCCAAAAAGTCATTGCTATACAACGAACTTTGGGTATACAAACTTATGATTTTTTTGTCATAGTTTGCAGGATCTGTAGAGTGAAAACTCTCCAAGTGATTAGCGTCTGTAAGCTTACCTACAGCACGTTTGTCCATAGAAGCTACCCTAGCATAGGTAAAACCAGTTAGTCCTGGGATTGTTTGAATTGCCATTTGTTATTTAGATTTTAAATTTATTTATAAGTATTCAGAAAACAATGATTTTGAGTCTCCTGACTGCTTACTAGATTTCACCGAAGTTTTGCTGGATTGCTTCACCAGTTCACCAAATAAAGTGTTAGACTTTTTAGTGACACCTGATTTCTGAATTGTGGAGAGAGTAGGATCTTTTTCTAAGATTTTTAGAAGAAGGGCTATTTTCACCTTTGTTTCATGATTTTCAGGTCTTTTTAGTTCAAGTATTGTTCTATCGAAATCTGTTAAGGTTTCTCCAGAAGGAGTTTTCCACTTGTCTACTAAAAGGAAATCTTGTAGTTCGCCAGCCAACTTAGGATTGATGGGAATACCATCAAATTCTTTGTCTTTTAATTTATTTTGAAGAACTGTATTGACGTTCTTAACATACTGATTCTTTACTTCAGCTTGTTGTCTTAATTTAAGTTCACTTTCTTGTTCTAACTGAGAGAGTTTTTCTGCTTCCTTTTTAACTAGGATTTTCTGATATTTCTGAGACATATCCTCCAAATCCCCATAATCTTTCAATTTTTGAATTTGACCTTCTACATCTGCTGGTTCAAAACCTTGTGTGACTAACCCTGCTCTGACAACCACTACTTGATTCTCTTCTTTAGTTAAATCTATTTCTGATAGATTTTCAATTTTATTGTATGTAGAGAAATATTCTTTTGGGTCTACTCCTTTTTCAAATATAGCTGAAAACGCATGTCTCCTATCCTCTCCAAATTGGCTGATGAAATTGTTAACCATCTCCCTAGCTCCTTTTTCCTTTTCAAAATTGAACCTTTCAAGGAACTGTTCTGGGGTTTTAGCGATTACATCATCCTCTTCGTCTTCTTTGGAAAATACTCCTAGGTTAAGCAATTCCTGGGATAGGACTTCAAACTGGTTCTTTTCACCACCCTCTTCTTGACTATCCTCCTCCTTAGGAGCTTCTTCTGAAGTTTTGCTTTTGGTGGGTTTTTGTTTCTCTTCCTCATCACCTTCTTCAGAAGGTTCTTCCTCCTCTTCTTCTGTCTCTTTTCCTTCAAGAAGATTATTAAGTTTCCTGTCAGCTTCTTGTTTAGCCTTTACTCTTGCTTCCTCAGCAAGTTCTTTAGAAGACTTTTTATCATCTGTTTTAGGAACTTCCTTTGTTTTTGAGATGGGTTTAGTCTTTTCTCCTTCTTCAATCTTCTCCAGTTCATCAGGAGAACCTGTTGCAGAGTCTGAAGCATAGAGTTCTTCAAGAAGTTCTTGATTTCCTGCCATCTCTATAGTATCGGAAATATTGAAATTTCCAAATAAGTCCTTAGAGGACTCAAGATTAGGTGCTTTCTCAGCCATAAAATTTAGTTGTTTTCTGTTGGTTTTATATGTAAAAGTATGATAGATTTATGAAATAACAAAGAGAATATCCTCAGAATCAATGAATTTACAAGATAATATAGCATTAAGGAAATTTACTCTAATCAAATTTGTTTAGTTTTTCTATATAGTTTTTTATACCTAGCTATTGTAGAATGAACTTTGTTAACCACATCCTCTAAATAATAACATTCCATTTCATCATTCGTTATAGAAAGCTTATATCCATGCCAATTAAATAGAATATTTATAAGATGTTTCACTTCATGGGCTATTTCCCCAGGTTTAGCCGAATATTTAAAGAAAAGCATATATTTCTTCTTTCCATCTTCTGCTTCATAAGCATAAGTGTATGCCTTAATGTTCTTCTTTTCTTCTTCTACAGCTATTTTTTCCGAAGTTTTATCTTCAGCATAGTCTATTGCTTGCCTTACAGTATTTCCTATTAACACCCATATAGTGACCTTGAACACAGGAAGCTTGAACTTGTGTAATAGGATTGGTTTCATGTATTTATATTACTTCTTAGGTTTCTTGGAAGCTGCTTGTTTTTTAGCTTTTAAGTTTAATTTCGCTATTGTTAAGTCATTTTCCATCTTCTTAGTCTCTACACCAAGCTTCTTCTCCTCTAAGGCTTTCTGGTCAGCAGCCTGTTTATTCTTGGAAGCCATATCAGAAAGCTTTAAATTATAGTCTTTTAAAGCACTTTCTTGGTCATGTATAAGTCTGGAAGCTTCTAAAACATCAGGAATATTATTTTGGTTCAAGTCTTCAGACTCTACCTTTCCAAACCCTGTAGCTTGAATAATAGCAATTTTCTCTTTAGACTCTCTATCCAGTTGTTTTTGATAGTCATCATGAGCAACTTGCTTATCATGTTGCTCTGCTGCCTGTTGTAATTGAGCTTGAGAAATACCAGCTTGTTGCTCAATTTCCTGTTGTTTCTGTTGTAATTGTTGATTTTGGAATTCTTCTTGTCTTTCTTTAAGAACCTTGAAAGATTTTTGCATCTGTCTAATACTGTCTGTAGAATACAATTCTACAATATCGTATAAAGAAGCCCCATTCTGCATAGCAGGTTGAGCCAACATTCTGATTTCTTTAAATAACTCTCTGTCTTCAGCTCTGTTAGTAGGGAACACTTTTAAGTCCCTAAGTTTCAAATCTGTACCATTTACCTGTACAAAGGCAGATTCTCCTTTATTGGTAATATAGGACAATGTAGATTGTGGTTTCTGAGACTCCACATACAGGGAAGCGTCCATTATGGCCTGATATACTTGTCTTATTACATACTCATGGGCTACAAATACAGGCTCTGTTTGAGAATAAGACTGTGTGATGGCAGCATTAGTGCCTGTAGCAGATTCTGAAGCTGATACTGTACCAAGTCTTTGTTTAGACATACCTATGAGTTCCCAACACTCGTTCTTCATTTGTACAGCTAAATTGTATCTAGCTTGTATTTCATTAGTTCTTGTTAGATCTATATTTCCAGCTACAGATTGATTGGTGACAGGACCTTTGGTATTTTCTGGACTATCGTCATCAAACATTATACCTCTACGTCTAGCCTCTAATTCCCACATATCAATATCATCTTGAGCATCTCCATCCTTCACCCTAGGAACTCTTCTTAAACTAACCCTGGCTACATTACCAATTTCCTTCTTTAAAAGCTCAAACATCTGATTCATACAGACGTTATATATTACTTGGAAAGGTTTCATCATATCCACTAAGGACTTAGCCTCAGTATTCTTCACCTCATAGTTTATCCCTATAATAGGACAATAATCTAAGAGTTTGTAAGGCTTAATATGATAGATGTCTGGACCAATTTTAACACCTTGATACCATTGATTCACCCATCCCCATTCTAGTGATATTTGTGTGGGAATTGTCTTGTTTTTATAGTTTTCGTCTACGAGAATAGATTGTTCGTTCCCTAATTCATCCTCATATATAACCTTTCCTATCTTTCTTTTACTAATCCAATAAGCCCTAACTACTACATATTTATATCCGAATGAAGAAACATTAGATGTAAGTCCTAGGAAATCCTTTAAACTATCATTATTTTCCTTCATATCACTTTCTATCATCATTCTTTCTTCAAGAATAAGAGGATCAAAAGTGTCATATTTTATGGAATCTATACCTGGAGCCACACTAGAATTACCCAAATTAGACTCTCTTACATTAATAAGACCATAATCTTGAAGAGAAGATCTAAGGTGATCTATTTCATCTTTGGTAATATCTGGGAAGGTTTCTATGATTTCAGAGATTTCCATTACATGAACACCTCCAGCAGCATAAGCTCCTCTTGCTCTACCACTAGGATCTGATGTATATTTCCTATCAGGAGTGGAAAGAAACCATGTATTCTTGGGATTGAACACTTCTATATTAAACCCTGTTTTTGAGTTATCCTCATATATATGGAAATATTCCCTAGCAGAAATACACATATCCCTATATCCATCTTCACTTAATTCCTTTATATTGAAGTCTGCTTTAGAACATGTTAATATATGATTTCCCCACTTTTCAGCAGTGGAGGTGTAACTGTCTAGTTCATCTTTTACATCATCTAAGGTCATTTGTTGAAGTTGATCATCATCAACTTCCTGTCCTTCCATAGCCAGTTTTTCTTCTATTCTTTGTTTGGCTTGTGCCACCACAAATTGCTGCAATATCTGGGTTTTAAACTCTAATTCTTCAGCTTTACTATCATCATCGAAAGCTTTTACTTTATATCCATCTGGTCTTTTAGAGAGTTCTCCAACTAGTTCATTAATAGGAGTAGTGAGAATGGAATAGTGTTTTACGTAAGCAGGGAGGTCTAAATCTCTAGTAAGAGTTTCTGTGAAACTGCTCACTTCTGGAGTTTCATAGAAATCCTCATGTCTAAGTATACCTTTTACTAAATCGTAGTTTTTAACAAAGGTGTCCCTGTTTTTCTTATATTCTACATATGCCTTATTAGCAAAGTAGTCCATAGTGTTCTTTATCCAACTATCGTCCTTCTTCTCCTCTTCAGTTTTAAACTGATCAGGGAAGATGTTCAGATAGGCATATCTGATTGTAGCATCCTTTGTATATCTAATAATCGCCATTATCCAAATAATTTAATTTTTCTTCTTTGTGTAAATAAGCTTGGAGTTTCTCCAAATAGTGTGGGTGCTTGTTTCCTTTCCTTTGAATACAGTTGTTTCACCATATCGTTACTCTGGGTAGCTTTCCCATATATAGGGTCCATTTTCATAGCTTGTGCTATAGCCAATTCTGCTGCTACAATCCTGTCAAAGTTCCCCTCATCATTATATTGTATCATTTCTTCAAGAAGCATAGGATCTAATATCTTATGCATTCCTGTTACTTGTTTTATAATGTTTCCTTCTTTATCCTTTTCCTCATATATCACTTCTTCTGTATACTTCTTAAGACATCCATGTAGGAAGTCTATGAACTTGTCTGAGGATCTGGAAACTCCAAAATCCCTACTTTGAGTGGTATTAGGTATGATTTCTTTTATCCATTCAGGTTGCTTCTCCAGATAATGAGCATCCCCTTTGGCTTTCATATATTCTATAAACGATATATCATCATTCTCACATAACGTTCTAGCATTATAATACTTTATAAGAAGTCTAGCTTGTTCTTCCCATGTTTCTTTTTTATCAGGTCTAGCTACATAAGAAGCTACAAACATATCCTGGTACTTTTCTCCAGTGATGTCATGCATCCTTTTGTATATATAAATGGCCCCTAGAGACGTACTATAAGCTGCTTTCCCTTGTCTATAAGGGTCAGCTCCTGCTGTACAAAGTCCATAGATAGCTCCTAATACAGGGAACTCATATATAACTATAGGAGCATCTTTATCGTCTGAAGGTTTTAAAGGGAAGTTAGTGATAGGTTGCTTGTCTGTAAAACTGTGCTCTATACCGTTCTCCCCTGCAAATAATATAACAGGAGTGCCTGTTCTTTCCTGTTGTAACAGTCTGGCTTTCTGCCTTTTAGCTGCCTCTATATCAAATATATTGGTATTTTCATTTAAGAAAATGTCATCCACTGTTTTAGGATAGTACATTTTCTCCTTAAGATAGGCTATTCTATCTCCAGCTTTCTTAGCTCTTTTTAGATTGTCATCTGTAATTTTTTCAGCTATTTCCTCATCACTTACCAACATCTCCATTTTCTTTAGTTCTGGAGAATCTATCTGTAAGTAGTCTGCTAGCGTGGAAGGTCTTTTAGCTTCCATTCTATATTTGTGTCCAAGGAACAATCCGTGAACCCTTTTATCATCTTCTTTATTATTGTAGGATAGGAAATTGAAAGCTTCTACATCAAACATTAAAAGTTTAGCATCTGCAAACTTTGTCATATCCCCTCCTGTGAAGGTGACTATTGGCGAGCATCCCCATCCATAAGGGGTGGTAAATCCAGGAATAGCAGCCTGAAGACCTCTTAAGAAAGAGCCTTTTCCTCCTTCATCTATAATTAGTTTTCTGGGTTTTGTACCAGCAATAGCTTCCTCATTATTACCTTCATCTAAGTTCCTTATAAGGATGGCTGAGAAAGGTATCCGTTCTCCTGCTTTAGTTTTAACTCCTAGAGTTACTTGATTCTTCCAATTATCCTCAATTCTTTGCCATCTCCAAGCCTCAGGAATGAAATTAAGTCCTTTGTCTATCTTATCTGTAACTAGCTTTATATCTGGGGAATTTAATCCTGATATAACATTCTGAGAGTTTTCATCAAATGTGGCTCCCCATCCTATGTAAGAGGCTTCTATTACAGACTTAGCTAAACGTCTAATACCTCCTATAGCAAGTCCTTTCTTTTCTACATGAGCTTTCTCAATAGCCTCTGTAACTATCCATTCATTGTCCCTAAGATAGGGGTTGGCATACTTCTGGGATATTTTTCCTTTCTCGTCTATAATATCTACCTCTGTATGCCATATGTTCAAGTGCCAATACAAAAAGGGGTTGAAATAAACCCCTCCCACTATACATCCATTTAAACATAGTTCCTTATGAAAATTAAAGAACTCTTTATACTCCATAGATCCCTTATCAGGAATGCGTTTCTGGTTAATAAACCAGTCTTTGTAGTCTATGGATTTTACGTCATTGTTCATCCTCTTCCTTTAAGAAACTCACTAGCTTGTGTAGAAAGCTCTCCTTTTCCTCTAATTTCAATCTTTTGTTCTTCCTTCTCCCTCATACTGTCTACTGTACGTAAGATTTCAGCATAGTCTTTTAAAGCTTGGGAAAGATCTTTCCTTTGAGCTTCTTTGTTAGCTACACAAATAGGAATAACTCCTCCTCCTTTAGTTTCCTTGTAAGCCATCCTATCCTTAAGTTCTGAGAGAGGATTGGCTTCTATATACTTCTTTAATTCCTTTAGTTGAGTTTCAAGGAATTCAAGTTCATATTCAATAAGTAGTTCAGCTTTCTTTTTAGCCATTATTCGTATATATTCTGTTCTCTAATATCTTCATCCTCCTCGTCTTCTCCTAATACATTAGATAGGGATAGGTCCATACCGTCTTTTATTATCTTATCTAGTTCCTCAGGAGCAGCTAAAGGGGCTTCTAGTTCTAATTGCACTTTGTATTTTTCTAAGGCAAATAAGAACTCCTTATCTGTTATCCCCCAAAAATCCCTATAGTCTCCTAGAGCTGTAGCAATATGCATACCCATTGTGTATGTGGGATATTTAGTTTGTAGCTCCTGCAGAGTGTGAATTATGTGATTGTAGTGTTTTGGTTTCCTTCCCATACCTATAAAATTAAATCGTTTATATCTTTGTCTGTTAGTTTGAATGTCACTCTAGGAGCTGGTTTGGAAATAATTTCTTCCTCTTCCTCTTGTACAAATCCTGTTTCAAATGTCTCCTTATATTCTTCATCCATATATGATTTACAGAAAGAGAAGCATATTTCATCCTGCTCATCTCCTTGTTTCCCAGAAATGTCAACATAATCCACACCCTTGTCATAAAGCATTGTTAATGTCTCTATCATAGACATCACATTTATCATTCTAAATTCATGCTTTTGCTCTTCCATATATCACTTGTTTAGTTTGTTATTTAATAGTTCTTCCTGTTGTGGTGTAGAAACTGCAAGCCATTTATTGGCTGGGCAACTACAAGAAAGACATTTGGTTTTCTTTTGTAAAGGACATCCACACCCTTGAAATCCGTCTATTTTAACATGCTTATTACAGCACGGAGCTGTCAAAGGTAGAGCGCACCCTTCTCCTTTTTCATCATAAGCTATACAGGTTTTACATATAGCTAGTCTGTCTTCACTAGTTTGATTAATTAGTTCTCTTAGTTTTTCCGAAGGAAGAATGTCATTTTTCCACCCTTCAAATATCTCACTCCACTTCATTTAGTTTCAACTTGGTTTTTAATACTTCTATATCCTTTAACGTATTATTTAGTTTGTTTGTATAGGATTGCCTTTTCTGCTCTGTTAGAGACATGTCTTTAGACAGAGTTTCAAAGAATATCTTTTTAGAATATGCCTTTTCTAGCTTCCTTGTAGCTGCTTTGGTTTTAAATACAAACTTCCCAAACCCTGAAAGCTCCACACTATAGTTGTTTTTCAAAGCCTCATTGGCTTTCTCAAACTGATGAGACACAATAGCATCTATTGTAGCTAAAGGTGTGTTGGTCTTTATACTCAACATCCTACATAAATAGTCCTTGTCGGACATCGAAATAGGCTTATCCATGTAGGATGGAGATTTGTAACACAACATCCTTATCAAAATCTAGGAGAAATTGAGGATTCACCTTTATCTTTCCACTTTCCTTTACAAGGATGTTCACCTTCTTAAGCTTAGAAATGATGTTATTAATTGTAGGGGAAGATGACTTATAGAGGGAACAAAACTCTTCTCTATTGGTAGAATATGATATATTCCCTTTAATAGCTGTAAAGGCTATTAATTGTATCTCCCTTTCTGTCAATTTTGTATTACTAATAGCCGACAATAAACTGTAATATCTCTGGGCTATTGATAAACTATCCTTCTCTGAAAGCTTAATTTTCTGTAAAAGTGTTTTTCTATCCTTGGTTTCCATACGTAATTCTAATACAAATGTAGGAGGAATTATTCTAACTAACAAGAATAATTATAAATAAATGCCATATTATGTCAAGAATTCCTATTTGAATAACTCAGCTATTGTATTTATTACCACTGCTGCTATAAGGAATACTATCCTATACATGACCAATCCTATCATTATTACTATAATTGCTCCTACCATATTGTTTAAATTTAGAATCAGGAGTGAGGTTCGAACTCACGTAATAGGTTTTGCAGACCTATGTTTAACCACTCAACCATCCTGATATTGCTTATCTGGAATTTCAAAGCCCTATATATTCCCAAGACCCTGCCACCCATCCCCAAAGTTACTGCCTTTTATGGGAGGATTGCAAATAACATTCTAAGTTATTTTCTAACTATTTGATAATGAGGAGGAATAATTTCAAGTGAACACTTGACAAAAGTGCAGTAAGTGAGACTTGAACTCACAGCCCTTGGTTTGGAAGACCAATGCTCTACCTTGGAGCTATTACTGCATATGTACCCAATGATGGAATCAAACCACCGCTACATGGATGTAAACCAAGTGCGCTATCATTACGCCAATTGGGCATTGTGGAACCATCTAGTAACGATCTAGAATTTCTCCCTCTTCAGGGGAGCACATATACCATATATGTTATAGTTCCTGATATGGAGCCAAGGGGCAGTGCTCCCACTGTAAGTTCCCTTTCAACTTGGCATTTAGATGCGAAGAGGGGAGTCGAACCCCTACGGTGAGGATATGAGCCTCATGATCTACCATTAATCTACCTCGCAATATTGTTGTGATATTAGGAATCGAACCTAAAACCTCCACCTTATCAGAGTGTTGCGCTGCCAGTTGCGCCATATCACAATAAGTTCTGCCACAGGGAATCGAACCCTGGTCTGAAAGTTAAAAGCTTCCAGCTCTACCATTGAGCTATGACAGAATAAATCTTGTCATAGTCTTTCTTATCTGTTTCCATAATATTTTAACTGAGTGACATCAATGTCCTTCAGTTGATAGTTGACCCTAGCAGTACCGATCTGCTGACCATCTCATTATGAGTGAGGTGCTCCACCATTGAGCTAAGGGTCGATGTAGTCCTACTGAGATTCGAACTCAGACCAAAAGATTAGAAGTCTCTTATTCTTCCAATTAAACTATAGAACCTTGTTCTACAGTTGTCTCCTTATGTTTACTTTCATAGATCCCTAGGTCAGAGTTGAACTGACAGCCTCCAGTTTACAAAACTATTGCTCCACCAATTGAGCTACGTAGGGAATATTGCACGCCCCCATAGAATCGAACTATGTCCTACGGTTTTGGAGACCGTCTGGCTACCTTAGCCTGAAGCATGTGTATGAGGGAAGTGATAGAATCGAACTACCATATAGTGATTAACAGTCACTTGTTCTGCCATTGAACTAACAACCCTTTAAGCAGTCTTGAAGGGATTTGAACCCTCTCCGTACCCATAGACAGTGGGACATCTTAACCATTTGACCTCAAGACTATGTGGAAAGGTTGGGGCTTCGAACCCCAGACTCCTGAATGCAAATCAGGTGTGATAGCCAGCTTCACCAAACCCCCATAAAACAAAAAAGACTCCTTTTTGGGGAGCCTTATTAACCTATTAGGTTATATCTTTTATTGGCTCCAACAATACACTCCCACCTTACCACAATCTCTTGTCGCAAACATGGTGAATATAATATTAAACCAATTCCTTTTCATATTATTCTATTTAAACTTCTGTACTCCCAAGGGGCTATGATCCCCTGTTTTAACATTGAAAGTGTTATGTCCTAGCCAATTAGACGATGGGAGCATATTGCTCCTCACTCTCTATTTCACTATTTTGGACTATGTCTTTCATGGGAATACAAACCTAGTAAATAAAATACATAATTCCTAATATTTATCAAGTTATTTTTAGTTGTATAGGCAGGAATCGAACCTACATAGCCTAAGCGGTGGTTTTACAGACCCTTGATTTAGCCAATTTACCATCTATACAATATAGAAGAGAGTAGGAGATTTGAACTTCTGGAGCTGTTACACCCTTTTGTTTAGCAAACAAACACAATAAGCCACTCTGTCAACTCTCTGTAGAAGAGGGTGTGGGATTCAAACCCACGGAACTTTTACATCCTCTGGTTTTCAAGACCAGTGCAATAAATCAGACTCTACCAACCCTCTTTATGTATCCCTAGAAGGCATCGAACCTTCACACTACTATTATTTCGCTTTAGATTTTAAGTCTAACGTGTCTGCCAATTTCACCATAGGGACATGTACTTCAGGTGGAATTCGAATCCACAAGCCCCTGATTCTAAATCAGAGAGGTTTACCATTTTCCTTCACTGAAGCATATAGTCTTTTCTTAAGGATTTGAACCTTAATTGCAGAGTTCGTAGCCCTGAGTCCTTCCATTTAAACGAAGAAAAGAAATAGGTGTCTGATGGGAATTGACCCCACACATCTTTGATTCACAGTCAAAGGCTCTACATTAAGCTACAGACACAGTTTTAATATTGGGATTCGAACCCAAACTACCAGATTCAAAATCCGAGGTGCTAACCGTTACACCATATTAAAAGTCTAGATGGCAGGATTTGAACCTGCGTAATCCTGCTTCCAAGGCAGGCTAGATAAACCTAACTCCTATACATCTAGAAAATAAAAAACCCCTCTTTTTGGGAGGGGTCTATGCTTTAAAAAGTTGTTCTGAATCAACTATAATCAAACACAAATATCCCCTCACCTCCTAGATAACTAGGGAGCGAATGCTGTTGTGAAGGGCGTAAGTATTGTTTCATAAAGGCAAATATATGTAAAAGGATTGACATTTCCAAAT